CTTTTTTTTTGTTGAAGTAATTCATCTGATTCTAATATCTGTTTTTTAGTAGCCATAATATCTGTTTTTTGGATGTGGTATAAATGATTAATCTTTAGGAATAAACCCAACAGCCTTTTCGGTAGAAGCTCTTTGTTTTATAAAACATTCAGCTTCTTCCCATGAGGTTGCCCATATTTCACCGGCATACTTTTTGCCATTGATTTGATACTCTGTTACAAATTTCTTTTCTTCTTTTTTCATGTTTGTAATTTTTAAAAGTTAATAAAACTAAGGTTTTAGACAATGAGGCATTATATCCATTTTACGAAGTTTATTATCTTCTGTTTATAAAATTCAATGTCCACATGAAGAAGTCCCTCGATGACGGATTTAAGAGATATAGGATCGTCCTCCCACTTCAAGTCCCTACCTGTTAATCTACGGATAGTACCTTTTGGGAGTACGATCGCCGAATTATGATCCTCGACGGAAAAATACTCATCGTCATGCGCCGATCTCTCATCCGTCCATATCTCTCCTTGCCGAGCGGGGGCGTTGTTAAGAATAACCTCGTCACCGTTTTTTGTTCACGGCTAAAAATACTATTGTCTGTTCTCCTATTTTCATAAATTATAATTCTCTATTTTAATTTTTAGCATAAGACGGTCTTTAGGATTTATAGGGATTATACGCAAGTAATATATCCTCATCATCTACCCAACTCCCATTAAGGTTGCCGTTTGGATGAAAAATCATTTCAAACACCACGTCATTGGCAATTTGTTTTTGCTCATACAGCTTTACTAGGTTTGCGCTTTCGCTTACCATATCTATGTTTTGATATTTATATACCTCCACATAATAGTAGTAACCAAGTAGTTGTTTTATAGGAGTAAATCTATTGTCTTTATCGATACACTTCCATATATCATTCAGATATACCTTATTCTCCTTGAGATAAGCCATTTTATCATGGTTTCTCATTGCGCGCTCATCATAATCCATCGTCTCACGGAATATAACGTTGTCGATACAAAGGCTATTATAATAGTCAAGATAACGTATAATCCCGTCCATATTATTTATCCCCTCTTTCAGCAACAAGCAGCTCATGCGTGGACGCAGATTGTTGGCTTTAGCGAATATAGCTATACGGTAAATATCATCGTTGCTACAATATCCGTTCTCGTATTGCATAATGCGTTTATTTGTATCCTCATCAAAATGAGCTTTACTGATATTGAGATGCTGAAAATGATTATCCGCAATATGTTGCAGTATTGGTTTATTCTCTACGATATCAAACAGACCTGATCCGTTTGTAGTCAATGTTCTTTTCCTGTAGCCATATTTTTCGATAAGTCCCAGAATTGGCACGAGTCTTCTTGATTTTGTAGGCTCCCCTCCTGTGATTGATATTGAAGGATTAAGCGGTCTAAGTCTGTTAAGTATATCGTCAAGTCTGGACAGATACTCATCATCAGACGCTATCCTGCTTTTCTTATACATTTTCCCCTTGTTCTCGAACCTAAGCTGGGCAACACAGAATTTGCAATTGGCGTTGCAGTAATCGTCAGTAAAGATACTTAGGTTGACATTTGAATATACCTTACGCCTTTTCCCGTCAAAATCAAAATCATTAAACGTATATTCGTCAACATTGAAGCATTCTTGCCTCTTCTCTCGTATATTTTGAAATTTCAATGCATTCATTTTATTATAATTTAGATTCATGTTTTGCCCTCTTTTCAAGGTCACGTCCAAAACACTCGCCATCAGAAGCGTAACAACGCCATTCGTCATACACGTCGTTTATCCTCAAAGATGGAAGAGATTTGTCATTTTCAGCCCTGCCGTAGGAGTTGAATAGGTGGAAGCTTGATATGTCTATCATTTCTTGCGGTAGTTCGTCCTTAAGCGTATCTAGCTCCTTATCGGTATATCCTCTTACGTTTATGGCAAAATTCACATATGATATAAACTCACAAGCCGAGATGATGTTCTTGAGATAATTGGCGAATTTAATGACAAACTTATGGCTGAATACCGTTTTAAGGTAAGTGTTGTAAGATAACTTCACGGTTATCCTCTTCTTGTTCCTTACCGCTATTTCGGCGATCTTGTCGATATGCCTGTCGAGCGTTAAGGCATTGGTGTCTATCACGATCTCTTCCACCTTTTCGAGCGTGGAGATATATTCCATGAGCAAATAGAATTGTGGATGTGTGGTAGGTTCTCCTCCTTCTAATTGCACTATATATTGTCCATCCATATCTTTCATGATTTTATGGATAGTATCAAAGTGCATGAATGATTGCTTTTTGCCATCTGATTTCATACAGCAAAATGGGCAACATACATCACAATGGTTTGTGATATTTATGTATAACTTATTTCCACGTATCATTACCAATCTCCTCCATCATTATCTATTCCTAAAACTGTAGTTATAATATTATCCGGATTCGTACCTGCGTTAGGAAGCATCTCAGGTATAGGGTTATCTTCCCTATCACCATGCATCATAACGGTAAGAACTCCACTAGCGGAATACAACCAAAGACGTTTGCCGTCCTTTCCCCATTTCTTCGCTAATCTATTTAATGAGTCAATCAGCTTACATTCTTCCGGGGTGCATTCGATCTCCGCTCTAGTATGATATTTTATTCCCATATTATTGATTTGTTTAATTTACGAGCCTCTGATAAGGCTCGTGTTAGTATATCCTTTTTTCTTATAATCTCCTTATATCTTTTGATATTCATTTTTATTATCTTCATAATAAGTTCTTTTGCCTTAATAGCACCAACATCTTATTCCAATCAACATATCCTTTATCCGTAAGTGGAGTGCCGATATTCCTATCATCTATATAATAATCACAATACAATTTTGGTGATGATGATACTGGCTCAGGATTGTAGTTTACCGAATACAGATTGATATGATTATATTTAAACCAGTCCACGGCATCCTGTAGATATTTACCATCTCTTACCGTATATAATATCAGAAGATTCTTATCAGCTAGTTTCCTCAATACGCTAGCGGCTCCGATATTGTCTCCTACATAAGGGAATAAGTCTGTCACGCATGTCCCATCGAAATCTATTCCTATTATTGCCATATTCTCTTTATTTATCTTATTAAATTTTTGTATCCTACTTTCTTCATCTGCTCTTCGGTAGCTTTCTTCTTCGGGAACTTCCCGTGCCATTTTCCGGACACCACGACATCACGGCCGTCGGGGCTGGTAGCCAGCCTCCCGCATTCGCTACACAGCCCCATGCCCTTGTACGGCTGTAGCTCCTTGGCATACTCGAATTTATCCACCATATACTCGTTTGTCAACATCCAATAACTAGACGTAGCGGTATTATCAACGCAACCGCATTTAGCGCATACAAACAGGCTCATAGTAAGTTCTTTTTTGCTTCATTAAACAACCGTTCTACTAGATTCTCAAATTCTCCATCAGGCATATCTATTATGTCTTTTATCTGCACTTGTATTCTTTCTTTTGCTAAAGAATAGCAATTACTATTGACAGAGTAACGAACTACAGTGCCGTTTACGAAAATAAAATCATCTGGTTTTAAATCAGTCGTATAGCCATTTTTAGAAAACATAGGGATATGATGTATATCATCTATTCTTGTTATAAAAGAATCATTATATTTGGCATATTTTCCAACAATCCATTTATACTTCTCCTTTAGGTCAACTTGTATCTTGCTCATTTCTTCTTTTAACTGTTTTTCCAGTTCTTCAATCTTATTCATATCCTATCTATTTTAATGTTATTGTTATTAAATCTGTTTATCATCTCATCAAAGAATTGACGGTCTATCTCCACAAGCAGGAAGCCCCCCCTCTCCTCGCCGCAAGGGAAAGGGTAACGGCTACCGCCCCGTCCGGCACAGTGTTCATTGGATTGCCTTCCACGCCATATTCCCGTTAAACATCCTCATCTTTCTTTTCATCATCAATCCTCTCCACTTTAATCGTCCCCATATCACCTGAAGGTAACGTAATATCGCTATACACGTTATTCCAGTTCTCGTCAATAGCCAATTGATGCAGTATTGATCTATATATCTGGTAGGTATTTCCGATAAGTCTCTTTCTATTGATCATATCCTTACTACCTCCATCATACCCTATATGTTCATAGTCTTCGAGATCCGGGAACAACCTTCTTCTTATCGCTCGTGAGTTATTGACTATAAAGCTTCTTATCCCCAGCGTTTCCGTTCTATCCATATCATTTATCAACGTATCTGTCGTATGTTGTAGGTCCATGTCGCCAGCGGCGAATCTACTGATGTCTTCCACACACTGGGATATCAGCATCAGTTGTTCCCTTGTCAACGTTATTTTATAAAGTTGTTTATTATCCATGATTATCTGATATCAATTTTTCTTTTATGTGTTTAGATATATCAATTATCTCATCTTTTATATTGCAGTCATCTTTTGATAATGAACCAAATATACATGATATAGCACCCTTTAGGCCTAGCGCTATCCCTATCTCCAATATTTTTTTATCGGTATTAGAGATTTCTATAGGTTCATATAATATTGATGATATGTTGTTAACGACGTATATTATATCATCTTCATTCATTGATGTAGATTTATCGACAATAGCTATAAAATCTTTTATAATCATAATATAAGCTATTTTTATTTCTTTTATCGTATCATCGCTTAGATGTCTATCTCTTATATGCCTTTCAACATACTTGTTTGCTAGATTCTCTATTTTGTTTGATTTGTCCATTTGTACTATCAATTATTTAGTTAATAATAGATCATAGTCCTCTTCATCTATACTCCCATTATTGTTGACATATATAATGAAATCATTTAAAAGCACGGACTTATCCTTGGATAAGGCTTTTATAATAAGCTCTCCATCATCTTTCAACATCACATGCACAGTATCCCAGATAACATATTTTTGACATTCTTTCTCAATCTTCTTGATTGTTTTAAGTATTATCTTATACGTCTCCTCATATCTTTTTACTATTCCGCACAGTTCAGTCGTATTATATTTACGTATAGCCGTGAATATATATTCCTTTTTACAATCCCAACATTTTATCAGTTTTTCTGATCCGCACGCCTTATTCTTGTAGAAGAAACAGCCCTTACATGGCTCATTATGGTCGTAACTTAATACTACAAGCAGCTCCATGCCATTCTTGTATATCACGTCTCCTTGTTTCATCTTGTCTATTTTATTAATCTCATTATCAATATAGCAAAGTTGGATATTATCCATACTATAGATATCCAGAATGTTATACTCAACATAAGACCTATGTTCTTAGGTATAGGATCTACTCTCCTGAATGTAAGGATCATGAATACAAATGTCTTGAAGTTCATAATTTACGATATTTTTCTATATAGTTAACTATTAGATCCTTGACACCTTTAGGGACATTAATTAGCTTAAGGTTACCTTGGAATATATCCTTACCGTACTCGTCCATGATCACCCCGAATGAAGGATTCATGATTCTTGTCGATATACATATCGGTTGGTCGGTATCGAATCTGATAACGGCTACCTTCTTCTCGTTTATCGCCTTCTTTAGGGCTATATAAAGCTTATGACCTTTAACAATGTCACAATTACCTTTCATGATCTTAGACATATATATGATATGCTCTTTCTTCACATTGCTGAGATTGTACATCAGTTTAAGATCTCCACCAACAGATTTCCATTTTTTGAAGCAAGATATGCATAGACAATAACTGGACTTGGCGTTCCTCGGCATCATCCTGCTGCTACCAGCGGGAACCGTATCGCCACAGCAGACGCACGTCCGGTCTTTGTTGGTGCGTACTGGGCCATAGCTGTTTATCGGGTATTCTTTTTCTTTAAGCATCTTTTTCTGTTTTCAAAATTATCATCACCATATTCATAATTAGGACAAGCCTTATTGCTTGGGCGTCTCGTATAAGTCTTTTGCTCCCTATCATATTTCCTGTTAGGGTTTATATAATGGTCGCACACTTGCCAAATAGAGCAACATACCTTCCCGTATCTTTTCGCCCAATCATTATCACGCAGATGTACGCATGTAGAACAAGTCGGATTCTTAAGCTTATCCTTGTTATCATCTATGATCTTATTAACCCGATCAAGAATAACGGACATATGCTCAGTGTACATAACATTGAATACGTCTGGTTCTGGAAGATATGTCATCGAGCTTATATCTATGTCCATTTCCTTGGATTTGTTGTAAGCCGATTTGTATTTCCTTACCATCAAATCTTTTAACTGATTTACCTTCTTCTCATATGTTCCCATGTCTCATTCGGTTTTCCATCCCTGTTTCCTTAATAAATCCACCATCATCCCTTTTATCTTAGGGCTAATGGCTTCGGTAAGTATATCAGCGGCCAAGTTGATAGAGAAGCTGGTCATTCTATACTCCCCTATATATTTCTCGCTGGTAACTTCTTTCACATAATCGTGGATATCCTTAATCATCTCGTTCTGAGATCTTAGGAGATCCAGTATCTTATCGAGTTTATCATTCATCTTTTTTCTCGAATATACCTGACAATAACCAGAAGACCACTATCAAAAAGAAAAATAGCCCAAGAGCCTCATCCGGATAATCATGCATCGCCTCTAAGATACTTCTCATAACTTAACATCCATTTTACCGATTATACGATAGAAAATATCCCTAGTCGGCTCAATATCGTAAGTAGCGTCATGAAGCTTATTCTCGTCGATCTCAATACCCATAGTTCTGGCTACGGTCATCAACTTAAAGTTCTCCATATCGTTTCTTACACCCATCAGGAACGGTGTCACCATAACATATACATCCATACAGTTAGGATAGAACCATGATCCGAAATACTTATCCCCACATTGGGTAAATAAAGCCCGTAGGAAGTTGTTGTCGAATCCAGCGTTGTTATACCCCACTAAATACATTTTATCCCTCTTGTCGAACTTATTCACGTATTTGGATAATATACCAACTAACTGCCTGTACCCTTCTTCCATAGGCTGATACGACTGCACCTGCTCCAAGGTAACGCCGGCCACGTCCAGTGCCTCTTGCTCTATCGTAGCGGCAGGGTTCGGGGATAGGCGGATGTCAAACCTCTCGACCTCCTGCCCGTCGATATCCACGATCCCTCCTATTTGGTGTATCCCGTTTCTCCAGAACTTAACCCCGGTTGTCTCTAAATCGAAAAATAGTAATTTGCTCACGTTGTTAAAATTATTCGTTTTTTAATGCTTATATCCCTAATATTTCTGCTACATAAACAAATCCGTAGCATATACAATCATTATGTTTCTCATGCCATACGACGGCGCACGGGAAATATAACGGTATGTCCTCAGCCATAGGATCCTCTTTGAGGTCATCGATGTTTATCTTTTCCCTCCACCTCCACAGGTCTTGGATATCGTTCAAGATCAATTTGTTCATAACAATCTGGTTTTTAATGTTGATACAAAAATACAATTTAAACAAAAATAAAAGCATGAATAATATTAAAATAATATTAATCATGCTTAAATATAAATATATCCCTTCTAGTTCTCACGGATATACGTATTCGTACTCATCTGGAGGGGATGTCTTATATTCAACATCGCACTCCATATTGGTGTAATAGTTATTCCCTTTTCTGTATACTAACGCTACCCGACAGTCGTATTTTTTGCTGTATCCTATAAGAGGGACATCAGCCATAGGCGGATTATCCCCCGTTTTGTATCTTATTCTTGTTACTTGTTTCATGTTCTCATGGATATAGATATTCGTATTCTTCCGGTGGATATGTTTCAAATTCGGTGTCGTACTTCATACAAGTGTAGTACTTGTCTTTGCTTCTGTACACTACTGTCCACGGACAGTCATATCTTTTGTTGTATCCTAAAAGAGGAACACCTTCCATAGGAAGCTTATCTTTCGTTTTGTACCTTAATTTTGTTATTTGCTTTATGCTCATATAATCTTATGTTTAAGTAATTCCATCATCATCGAAAACAATGTGTCTACAAGAAGTTTCTCGCTACTCCAATACATAGGAATCTCATCTATATCTCTATACGTTACAGACCATGCATGTTTTAGCTTATAACATTCTAATGTACAACCCTCTATCTCATATGGGAGTAAATTCAGTAACGTCCCTACATCCCAAACAGGGTTGGATATATCCGGGGTAACGGCCTCGATCAGGCCTATACGACCAGCGTCATCCTCCATAGAATGTAATTGATCCAGATACTTGTCTCTGAAACCGATGGCGGTGGAGATAGGGAGGCCGGCCTCGACCAGCACCCTCCCCTGTTCTTTTGTGGTGAATATCCTTTCTTTCATCTAACCCTTGATCTTTTTCTCTACAGTAACGATCGTATCATTATGCCATCCCCCATGAGCCACGAGAAGAATCTCCTGCTGCTCGAAACCAAGACCGGCCCCTATACCGCCGGAGTTCCATGCGCAGGTAATGACCACCCCGCCTTTCTTGGTGATCCTAGCTATCTCATTCTTCTGCCTAGCCCAATAACTAGATTGCGTTGTTTGCATATTAACAGATCTTCCAAGTCTTTTATACGACTCAGATACCTGCCTCGAAGAATATGGTGGATCATATAATACCATATCAGCCATATTATCCTTAAGACCACGCAGGAAGTCTGTGGCGTCTTTATGATACATAGCTTTAGTATCAGGGTCAAGATCGTTGGTGATTGTCCCTATATCGCTGTTTCTGGCGAATGGATCCACTATAACCATTCCGTCTTTTTTATATCTATCTATAAGTTCTTTTATCGGTTTTATGCTGAATGTCTCGCTGTTCGGCATCGACCATTTCTTACTTATAATCATATCGCTATAATTTTTCAGGTCTAAAAATATCCTTTGCCATCATATCAAGAGTAAGTTTATGTATCCCAGGTAAGACCTTAACCAATTTAATGCCAAAATTTTCTCCCCTCTTAACAAAAGTCCATTTACCATATATGATTCCATGCATCATATTCTGTATTACTTCCTTACTGTCTGTCAAGAATACTTGGTAATAGACACTTTTGGCATAATTAAAATCCTCCCCATGATCATCCGCCGGTCTTAATATCATTACAGCAGAAGAGCATCCACGGACGAATCCGTAGATTTCAAGGCATTTGTCAAACTCATAATTATCACGTTCCTCATCATGAACATCCTTAACCCATTTACATTGTCTCCCGTCTTTAAACGGGATCTTTAACTGTTTCTTTGCCATCTTTTAAATTATATTATAATGTTAGGTAATTATATACAAGTTTACACCATATTTTAGTCTCCATGTCTTATTTGTTAAAAGAGTAATATAGATATAAATACATAAATTGAATAGGGCTATTCACCATGCCCTTATCAGTAGGATCATCGTATTTGTCAAGCCAAATACGAAGCGCCTCCCAATCGATATCCTTACGGTCACATACCATGCAGGCTAGGTTAGCCCCGAACAGTTCCCCGTCGCCGCCCAGCGACTTGTTAAACCTCTTGGCTAGTCTTTCCTTGAATCCCTTATCATACCATATCCCGGAAGTAGCGGCATAACAATAATAAGCGTTGTATTTCATTTTCACGCCCATCTTCTCAAACAATGGTGTATGCCATATCCGATCTAAAAAGAATACTATTCCACGATATATGAAGGTTCGGAGATTTTTCCTGTATTCTTTCCCCAAGAAATTATCCACACAAGATATAGTCCCGCCTGAATAATACCAATTATTGGCGCCTCTCTTAACCTTATCCGTCATCTTGAATTTATTCTTTCTGTCTTCCACCCTATCCCAAGGTTTCAGCTTATCCTCATTAAATGTCGGGCAATAATGATAGTAATGATTGATCCATGACAGATATGGGTTGTATATCGTGTATCCATTATCGCTGACATATGAGTTCATATCATACCCAAGTTCCTTGGCTAGAATAGATCCCTCATCAGCTAATACCTTCAATATCGGGTTCAAGTTCCATATCTGATCTTGACTGACGAACATCGAGTAACATGGGTCCTCATCCTCTCCATACCATCCTCCCATCCCGCTCACTATTTTATCCAAATCAAGCGAATAATCTTTCCCGGGTAAAAAATCATCTCTAAGAAAAAAACCTCTATATGGGATCATATCATGTATGCCGGGTTGGTCGTCAAATATGAACTTAGCGTTCTCGGTCAATCTAATCAATGTTTGCAAGACAGAGGATATATCTATGGGTGCATATTCACACCCATAGACCTTATTATTTATCCAAAGATATTGAAGAAGCTCGGCTATATTAATAGTCCCGTCCTCCACATATCCTGTCTTGTTATCGAAGTTTATTTTGGCTAGAGGTATATTACTTCCTTGTGGTTGGTCACTTTTTTCATTACAACAATGCACGAACCTGTCAAAGAATATATCTTTCCAACCAAAATATTTATCCCTTATCGTCATAAGCCTATTTCTTGTCGTATAACGACATGACGTTAATAAGATCAGCTTTTCTGGCCATCCCCTCAAGTTTATTAAAGCCATCCATGTTATCTCCGCTGACGATGATAGTAGGATATACCTCTATACCGTACTTGGATATTTCCTCCTCCGTGGCTTTGTTCTCCGGGATCTGGTTTAACGTGACCTCACCCTCATACTCCTGTAATGTGTTGGCGATAATATACCGCATGTAGTCGCTGTACTCAGCGTCTTTCTTCGTGAAAAAATCAATTCTTACCATCTCAAATAGTTGTTAATCTGTTAATAATCAAATCAGCGGTAAATATAGCATTATCTACCTCATCTATACTCATCTTTCTCCCATCGAAATCGTTAGATAATAAATCCTTAACAATCTGATATCTACGCTGCTCCCAATTTACGTTTACATCAAAATTCAGATTCTTTACATAATCATAATTTAATTCATTATAACTGTAACTGAGATACTTAACTATCGGGAATAGGCTATCATCAATAGTGCGCTTGATTACATTAACGTATTTACCAGTCCTTTTGTCGATAGCTCTTAATCTCTCATCTACTACTCTTTCTCCTGACTCTTCCATTCTATTAACCCTTTGTTATGTTTGTTACTTGTGTAATCATATTCATCATTTCTCTTGTCCCCATATTTAAATGGATATATCTCATACGACAATATGGCATCATACACCCTTTTGTCTATCAATCCATTATTAAAATATTTTTCGGCCATTTCCTTCAGCCTTTTTTTCTTAAATTCCCTATAGGCATAAAATGCTTCTTTTTCATTTTCATACACACCTATATGTGTCTCTCCTTCCCCTTTTTCTATTCTACATCTTGACCTATATTTACCATATTTCGTTTTAGTAACACCCAGTGGAAGAGTCTTATTGTTTGACCATTCAGATTTTATACATTCATTTATTTCCATGGGAACAAACACGCATGTTTGAGGTGAGTATTCTTTGTTCCCTTGGAATATTATATCTTTATCAAGATGAAATGTACTATCATGGCAATTCTCATCATAAAATTTTTTAAAATTGCTGAATATTTTCCATTCATCACATACATAGCAATCTTTATATGCATTGAATTTTTTAGATTTCATGTAACATCTCTTTATCATATGACACCATGTGTTATAACTCCTATCGTTTTTACTCCCGTATATGTCATTTACACCAACCCCGCATATTAATCTTCTGTTCATGTCATATCTACATTTAGGACACCCATGCCCGTTTAGATGATTATGAGGTGTTTGCATAAAATCTCCATGTATCTTACATGTTATAATTAACTTTCTGTCATGCCCATTATATATTGATTTGCTATAATCGTATCTGTTCCCATGTACTATGGATGCTTCCTCTATGAATTTAAATGTCTTATTTTTAGACATATCCTTACCTTTCCCATGTTTGTCATAATATAACATAGCTATTATATTCCATGCCGCACATGCAAGATGATAACAACCGGTTTCTTTGTCAAATTTCTCTCCTTTCATATATTCCATTATATGACGTTGACTCGCAGCAAAATACCTATTAAATCCATCAGGTATATCTTGCCATGAGTTATCGGCGTACTTCTTGGCACCTTCCGTATATACCCTCACGATGTCCTCTATCTCAGCCAAAGGAAGAAGATCCCACCGGAGTTTACCGTCGGCCCGGTCGTCCTTCCCGCTGCCGTCTTTCCCCACAAGCGGCCCGCTTTCCACCACTGCGTCTCCTATTTTTGGCTTCCCGAAATTTATCGCCTCATCCGCCGTCTCATCATCAATAAGCCTTAACTTGATAGCCCTATTTAACGAAACAACCATCTCTTCATCAGCCCAAATGGATTTATATGTCTCATCAAATAACGGTTCTATTTTCATCATTCCCGTATTGTCGGCGGTTTCAAGTACCTCAAATACCTCACCATCATAAACGACTTTGTCGTATTTGCTAAATTCCTCTTTCATTTCAAACTCCTTTTTGTTTTATTATTAGGTAATTATATACTTTTTAGATTAATAAAATTCACTAAGATCCCTGCATTCTGGTGTTTCTCCTGTCATAGAATAAAGCTTACCAGATGATAGATATACGCAATGCGAGGTCTTCCCGTCTCTCCACTCGCTTTGCTTCGTAATTCCGCAAATAGCGCAGCGTTGGATCCCCGGCCCCGCCTTTACCCACGAGTGCCGTACGTTTTTCTTTCTTGTCCTGTTGGTGTCGTCAAGTTTCCTCATAACTAATCCTCCAAAGTCATTATAATCTTATCTTCCCCGATAATAACCTCATTCCCGCTTCTTACATCAAAGCATCTCTCACCCTCTGCCTCCTTGAAATAAAGAGCACCATTGTACTCGAATAAACCGAAGCCGTAATCGCCTAGCTTCATTTCGTTAAGTTTCTTGAATTTGTATACGCTTTTCATATTCTCCATATTATATTGCATTACTGGAAATATCATTATGATACTTATGCCTATCACAAGCAACCCTGTATAAAACTTTCGTGAATCATATTTTTCCCATCCCTCCATCATCATGGCAAAGGAGATTACTATTATTATAATAATAAATATCAATCCTACCATATCACATCCTCCTCTCTTTCAGGAATCCCATCATATCCTCCACGCTAAGCTGGAAGCCAGCAGCTGCCTTATGACCTCCGCCACCAGGATTGGCCTTGCGTGCCAGCGCTGAGACATCCACCTCCTCCTTGGTGGTATAGAACGAGCATCTGAAGAATCTGCCGTTCCAGCAAAATGGCATCATCAAATCATGTTTTCTAGGATCGTACATAGACTCGAATGTGGTGGAGTTAAACTCCGTAGTATTCATACATATCGCCTTGTATCCAAATATATCTGCCTCGAATGAGAACATCTTCATTTCTCCTCTGTTTTTCTCGATGATATATTCTATTATGGCCTCGCCATTTCTTATCATATCAGAAACAAACTCGCCATTCGCCTTGTTTAGCACCTCCCTGACCATGTCAACGTCAAGCCCGCAATACCCTCTCATCCCATATTGGAATGAAAGAACGTCACTCCATTCGAAGCGATCATGATCCCATACATCATAAGCGCTCAATAATTTTACCACGTCAGGGGTTTCGATATCATCGAAAAGATATTCCCACGTAAGCTCACAAGCCGCCGTTCCGATACGTCTTTTGCCTTTGACATTATAGTCCTTCACAGCTTCTATCGCCGTCTTATGGTGGTCTATCCATGTGACATCTATCCCCTTGTCTTCCCATTCGTCGAATAAGAATCTCGTTCTATCGCCAAATGACACGTCAACTACAAACACCTTATCGTATTTATTCACGTCAGGTATTTCCTTGCCGTAATTGTAAGGAAGAAGATCAATGTCCCCTTTGAAATACTTTTTTACTATAGCTGCTGACATTACTCCGTCAAGATCAGCCTCATGATATATACAACCTATCATAACTTATTGTTTTTAGCTAAAAAATCTATATATTCTTTTATATCCTTGTTCCTATCATTATCCCAGTCAAAGGTCTCGTTTATGAATTTGAAGTACGATACCGGAATTGAATGCAACATCCATCCACAATACTTGCCGAATGTCATTAACGTAGAGCCAAGAGGATGATCCGGTCTTCCTGGAACAGGGGCTGCGGTTACGCCCTGCGCCAGCCCCCTCCTTCGGTCTTTCTTGGCGGCTTTGATATCCAGATCTGTTTTCGTTACCTTATCCCCCATCGGGATATTGGTAATTAGTTTATCGCCGATAAACATCCCCCATCCATATCCTTTGTAGTTCTCTATACTAAGTTTCCTTATATCACCGAACCTTGACGAGTTGTTGCAGCAATCAACAATCAAAGCGCTATCCTTACCGTCCTTTATCCTGACAGCTCTCCCAAGCCACTGATAAAACGAAGAGAACGAAAATGTCGGTCTTCCTACTATCACGCAATCCAGACCCGGATGATCGAATCCCGTACCGAGGGCGGAATAGTTGAACACTACCTTCGTCTTACCTGACTTGAACCCCTCGACTATAGCCTCCCGCTGTTTCTTTGGCGTGCCTCCGTGAACCACTTCCGCCATGCCAGCGCATATCTTTGCGTTCATCCATTCGGCGGCGGTATTGCAGCTCTCAACAGAATCCATAAACACCAGTATAGATCTGCATACGTCTTTTAATACCATCAACCGACGTAAAATAAGGTTGTTTAAGCCGTTTTTTCTCACCGCCTCACTAATAGACTCGGCCGTATATTCGGAGCCGTTAGAATTAAGTTTAAGGGCATCTCCATTGAAATCCCATGTCTCATATTTAAAAGGTGTCCAAAATCCTTGCCTTATCATCTCCTCCACCTGTATGACATGGATTAGGTTCTTGAAATATACCGGTCTCATACGAGTGATGAAATTAAGCCGGGAATATGACACCTGCCCTATCGACATCGTTTTAAGCCTGCATGGTGTAGCGGTAAACCCTATCACCTTTTTCGGTTTCAGTTCATTCATGAATGTCATGAACTCACTGCCGTCCTCCGGGCTATACCCGGCATGAGCCTCATCTATCAACACGTTCCTGATCCCCATCTCCTTAAGCTGACCAACAACCTTCTTGATAGACCCTAACGTGGCGTATATCATGTTAGACAGTTCTTTCTTTCCACAGGAAGCGGAGTAGATGGTAGCCGGTATGTTATATGATATGAGTTTATCATAATTCTGCTGTAGTAATTCTTTTGATGGTTGTAAAATGATTGTATTACCTCCCATAATCCTAGCCGCCTCCGCCAACAACAAGCTCTTGCCGGCGGCTACAGGAGCCACCACCAGAACCGGGTCATGTCTGTCAGAATTTATATAATCATATATACTTCTGACACAATTTTCTTGATATGGTCTTAACTTAAACATTTCTCGAATTTCATTGAACCGCAATCATATATTCTCTTGTATCCCATATCTAGCATTATCTCATTCTCGGACAATTTAGGATCACCCCCATTTTTTACCAGCACATCTTTTCTGAAATTGAATCTATTGAATCTTTTTAATCCTTTTACATAAAAGTAAGACGGTTTGCTTTCTGACACTAGATCAAATCCTAATTTTTTATACAAGTTACCATCGCTCCATCTTTTATCTGCATATGATATTATTTTAACCGGGTTAAATCTCTTTATAAAAAACGATAATAGCTTACTTGCTCCTCCGATCACGGTGTAATTTATTTTATTGCAAAATCTCACAAGCTCATAGACGCCCTCCTTCTTCTCTCCTCTCACGTTAAGTCTAGGCTTGCTAAATGTCATAACAGATACTATTTCGTTATTATACAAAAGCGCTATTCTGACTGATGATGCGCAATTTCCTTGTATATGATTTTCTTCCATAAATAAAGATGATGTTTTGTTATCTATCATTATTATTTTTGTTTTTCTAGCATACAATATATTGGGAGTTTTCCCTAATATATTCATTATCCTACTTTTTACTATATCTTTTTTGTCGTTATACTCATCTTCGAATATATGTATTAGTCTTATTCCGTATGTTTTTAATTTATTTGTTTTATCAAGATGGAAGTTTGAGCCTTTAAACTCATATCCATGCCAATATAATCCATCCATTTCTATTCCTATATTTTTACTTTTTATAAAAATGTCAATTTCCGTTCCGTCCATCTTGTGTCTAAACTCAGCCGTATTATCTATCGATGATACAAAATCGAACATTTCTTTCTCCATCTTAGATCCTTCAGAGTTCGCGCATATAGGGCATCCGTTACCGCAAAGATGATTATGAAGATTCTGTTTAAATACTCCATGCTTCTTGCATATTATATCCCCAAAATCATGTGTTTTTGAGAATTTTAATAAAGAGTAATCATATGTATCCCCATGTATTTCTCTCGCTTTTATTATAAACTCTTCTTTTGTCATTGTTTGTTTTGATGCCATAGATTCTTTTCCGCAAATAGGGCACCCCTTTCCGTACATGTGATTATCCACTCTTTGTCTAAAATCCCCATGTATAGGGCATGTTATAATCACGTTGCTGAATCTAGTATCATACTCTACTTTAGAATAGTCATATTTCCCATTGTGTGTATTATTCGATCTTTCTATAAATCTATTTTTCCTTTCTTCTTTTTTTGATTCTTTCACTCTATCACGAGCGCATTTTAAACATCCATATCCTGTTAAATGGTTATATGGAGCTTGTTCAAAATCCCCATGTATAGGGCATGTTATAATAACCTTATTTCTAGGTCCCTTATAAGCTACTTTATCGTATATATATTTATCTCCATGTACTTTTTTTGCTTTTGATATAAATTCGTCTGTAGATTGAGTCTTTCTTTTCCTTGACAATTCTAATGCACATTTAGGACATCCATGACCACTGTTAACATGATTTGCTAATATCTGTCTGAAAATTCCGTGTATAGGACATATAATATCTATCCTTTTGCCATCAAAAGAGGATAGGTCATATGTGTATTTACCACCATGCTTTGATATGGCTTTTTTTATCCTATCTTCCAAGCTACATTTCATGATTGTTGTTTATAGTTATCAAAAACGTCTTTCACGTACTCTAATCTTATCGCACACTCCCGACCATCGTCCATCTTCACCATCAAAGTCTCTTTGGTCTTGCTTATGGCTATCACCTCTCCTACTCCTATCTGGGTATGGACTATATCGCCTAGCTTTATATTACATTTGATCATGGTCAAGCTTTTTATTAAATTCCTCTATCTTGCTCCTATCTGTCTCATTCACCATCTCAGCCTCTTCCTTGAATATGTCATACCCTTCCCGGATATTGTCTCCAACCATATTCTCTATCATCTCCCTTAGCTCATCGCTTCTTACGGCAAAAGATATCTGGAATGATTTACTTGTGCCTTTCATCAGGTAATCAATCTCCTTCTTACATTCTGCCATTAACCGATCCAGATTATCGAACTTAACGAACTTGGAGTTGCCATTGGCTTTTCTTACCCCATCCTTGAAATCCTCCAATATCCCGTTAAATACATCCGCCATACACATCATGGAATGTAGCCATACCAGCATATTGAATTTATATTCATTATCAGCGTTATTCATCAAACTCACCAAAGACTCGCTTTTTGTCAACATGATCTTCGATTCCCGGTCTACGATATCCTTTATCTCCTGCCGGCATTTCATGGCACCAACGAAATCCATTTTAGAATAACATTCATTTGATTTCTCTACCAATTTCCTAATATCCTTTCTAGACATCAGAAGATCCAATACCTGTTTTTCTCTTTCGTTTTTATCCATAATCATTTATTTATTGACACAAATATAATTAAAGCCTAGATATTTACCTAGGCTTTTTAATAAAGTTAATCTTTTTTATTCTTTCTTTTTGACTCATCCCAATCCGATGAGTACCTGCATGTCCCTTGTTTGTGGATCGAGAAATCGCACCAAAAACACAAGGGCTTGGGGCGGGGTTCAAGGCAGGCCGGCTGGCGTCCCATGAGGTAGCGCTTCTCGTACTTATACCCCTGTTTGGCGTCGTCCCAAACGTGAGCTTGATAGCTATCTATTTTATTTGTCTCGAAATCATACATGTCAAGGAGAATATCGTTAAGCTCCTTGACCGATCTCTCTACTTTCTCCTTATCTACCTTCACGTTCTGATTGTCCAGCATGCGGGTAAAGAAATAGCTGCACATATCCGGCAATACCTTGTACTTTCTCAGTATGTAGAAGGCGTATATCGGATGCTGGAGATTGTGAAGCAGCTTATCCTCATCGAATAACTTTCTCCCGGACTTCCAGTCTATCGTATACATGGCTATCCTGTCTTTTGTCTTATACTCTCCACGCCAGTCCACCGATCCTATGATATGTACCTTATCGTACGTCACGCCATCCAAAGTAAGGGGCTTGGGTAGCTTATAGGGCAGGACGAAGCCCTCCTCCACGCCGGCCGGTCTCGACCCCCGGACCACCTTCTCCATTGGCGTAAGATCAGACCATGCCTTCTTATAATTGCCAGCAGCATCCTTCTCAAACAACCCCACAATCCATCTTATTAGCCTAGCCGCATGTTGCATAGACTCGATCTGGGATTTTACGCTATCAAAAGGAATCTTCTCTATATCCGCATAGTAATTGAAAGCCTTACTCATATCCTCATAAGAAGGTCTACATCCGTTCTTGAAGAAATACTCCATTGTCTGGTGGATAACCGTACCATATGACGTAGCCTCGTGCTTCTCCGTGGATCTGTGACCCTCCACGTAAGTCTTATACCACTTATACGGACATTGGACAAACGTGTCTATCTGTGAGTAGGATGCGGCAAGCACCTTCTCACCGCCTATGGTCTTACATAGCAAGTTATTCTCCGGAACGATCATAAAGCCTCTCCGTATTTATGTCACGCCCATATAAATCCATCGAAATATTCTGTAGGTTATGCAAATACCTTATCTGGATAAGCTCGCTCAGGTCACCCTCCATATCCCTAAGTCCGAGATAATACTCGTCGCCAAAAACCTCCATGGTCATCCCGTGTCCACGATATACGTCCCTATTCTTGTCACTCTTGAAACCGATAGCGTCAAGAAGGTTATCGTCTATCTCAATAGGCATGACATCATCTTCCCCTGAATACCATTTCATTATCCCATCATCAACCTCACGTTCAAGGATTAATGATCCACTTTCATTACGCATACCGGTAACGCACCCTACTCTCCATATATCGCCAGCTTTGTCTTTTACAAGATTGCCCGGCCTTAACTCCTTAACTGAAATCATATTCTTCCTCCTCATGATCGTCATCACAATCATCGACAAGAGGGGTCTCTAGCCCCTCTTCCCAATCATCATATCCGAAATCCATTTATTTGTCTTTTAGATAATCATACAACATACCCATAAGCTCTCCTACCGTCAATTCGTGATAAGGCTTGACGTTAAGTGCCTCATCGGGTATACATTTACCCGTTTTCTTTTCCACTTCCATTATGACTTCTACAAAATCAAGGGAATCCATAGCCATATCCGTATCCAGCTTATCCTCGTTCATTATCTGAGCGGCATGATCAAGGTCATTAAATTCACCCATCTTCTCGAATATCGCCTCCTTGACTACTTTTTCAACTTCTTTTCTTTCCATACTAAATCGACATTTTCAATCTTCTACCTAATTCTTTTTTTATATCCGATATCCTTTCGATATCCATCTTAACATCGCCTGTGATAGCGTATTCCTTATCCATTCTCTTTGGGGGATCCGGAAGCCGGCTTATGGCGAACAACCATGCCAGCTCCTTGTTCTTGTTCTCCCTAAGATACAAGTCAGACGTCATGCCATACATTTTTATGATCGTATCGAATAACGTTGATTCCGATAAACTCATATGCACGCTATACACATTTGATGGTTTCCAGATCAAGTTATCCAATCTCATCGTATACTCACGTTTAAGATCTATGTGGGATATTACGGCTCTTACTATAGGTTCTTCCTTGAAGTTGGTATTAGCCACGAACCATACGAGCCTTTTCTCTACCTCCTTGATAGTTCCTGTATCCTTCCCCATATCGTTATATACCCCAACGATACGGTCCCGGATCCCCTCAACCTCCGGGGTCAGGCCTGGCGTCTCTATCAGCATCAGCAGCGACCCTCCCCTTGGCGTTATCTTCCACTTCCCATTCTTCTGAAGCTCGATATAACCAGATGTTTTATAACTATCTATTTTCTCCTTTGGAATGACATCAGCCATCTCCTCTTTTTGCCGGATCATCAAGAGATACCCAATATCGGATATTGTCAACCCGGATGTCATCATTTGTTCAAAATTGATATACATGACTTTTTTTTAAATGTTAAAAAATAATCTTATTCTCCATATCATCCCGTTGGCAATGCCATCATGACGATTCTTCTCATAAAACATTATCAATCTTTTCAATATACGTAACCTCTTGTCCCTCATTTCCGACGGGAACCATACGTCTCCCGGACTTTTCCCGCATGGCCTGAAAAGATCAAGCTCCGGTATCATCTCTATCGCCGATACCCGGCATTTAACCCCGTGCATTATCCCGGCCGATTTTATGGCCAAGCACATGAAATCCTCCTTCTCATCTCTTATGAGATCATATGCGTCCCTCAACACGTTAAGGCCGTCTGCTCTCGATAATCTCTTTCCCTTTTTCATACTGTTTAACTGTATAAGATTCATTAGCCATACCAACCCTACCAACTGATATAGATTGATTTATAGATTGGTTAAGATGTCCTAAAACTGACATCTTGGCCCTAACCGTATTAGCGCATCTTAGAAGGATCCGATAATCCTCTAACGCCCTCTCGTATCTTACATCCACCCTAGCCCTTTTATCGGCGTCAGTCATGCTCTTGCATGTCCCGTCCTCCCTCAAACTTATAGCTATCTTATCCCGTATGATCCTGATATCATCCTCGGCTATCACCAGCTCGGCGTCAAGAACGCCCTTGTAAGAGCTAAGAAGATCCTCTACCGCCACTACCTCCCGCTTCAAGTTCTCCAATTCCAATACCATTGAGTTATCGTTCATTCTTTTATACTCCTGTACTTTATTGGATACCTCATCACAGATACTCATGATCTCCTTCTCCCTGTCCCGGTTTATGATATACCTGATACTGTATTCAGCCATTTCCTTTAATGAGGATATGATCTCTCGTATGCCCATCTTGTTTTCGGTGGAGAAATTGGCTTTTAATAACATCTCCATCCCTTTTATGATGACAAGCAAAAAATTTTTTCTCAATCTCATGCTTAATAAGGTGTTTCGTCATGTACTACATTGAAATCATCACTTGGCGGTATATATTGTTGCTCCAACGGGATACTGGGAGGCGGGGGCGGGGGCGGCAACGTCACCACGGTCGTGTCCGGCTTGCCGCTACCCACGGGGGCATCCGAGCCTCCCGGTCTTTCTTGGCGCACCACCCCTCCATCAGGATAATATCGCTCATATCCTTTCATGATATCTACATGTATAGCGTCAATCTCCTCCAATGACCGTTGACGGACCTTTACGATATGATGGAATAATAATCCATCCACACGGAAAGATCGCCTTGATTCACTTTTAAAACGTTCCAGATTAGGATACCATCCTTGCGGGAATTGCATGTATGAGGAGTACCCGTATCTCCTTGGGATATTCAACACTACCATAGCCGTACACAGCTGCCCCAATGAGTCAGACTGATAGAAATCAGACTGCCTTGGCATATGATCCTTCGGATCACGTCTGCCCTCTATTTCTCGATTGAGTTGCGATACGATAAGGAAGAAGATGTTTGGGAACGTTCTTTTGGCTATATTGCACATATTCATCAAATTATCTATATTCCTCTTGGCATCACCCGAACCTTGTACAAGAGCTGTATGGTCTATGGACACAAATACAAGTTTCTTATCCTTATTCGCCGGCATATATACATTCCATAGAAAATCTTTAAGCTCATCAACTGTTGTAGGTATGGGTATATACGTTATTCTGTTTGAATTTTCTTGTTTAAGACATTTTTGCATTTCCAGCATCTCTTCTTCATCCATTTTACGAAGGAGGATATCTTCTATGTCTTTGTTCATTTTTTTTGATAGTGAACGTAATACCAAGTCTTCCGGATTCATCTCGAACTCACATCTTAACCATACATAATCATCCGCTTGTGGGTTGATATTAACATTCATCACATTGTTCATGATTTTCTGTGCCAAATAGGATTTGCCAACCCCTGGTCTAGCTCCTATGGCTATCGCATGTTGAGGGTAAAATCCACCCAGCAAAGCTTTATCTAGATAAGGATATCCAGTACGAGCCGGGAGAAGTTCTCCCGACTGGTATTTCATTATCCTCTCATAGGCATCCATGATAATTTCCTTGGACGTCTTCCATATCCTGTTATCGTTCATCCTCGTGCGTTTCTATCGCCAGCCGTATCGGATTTAGATCCTCTGTTAGCTGATCTTGATTTATATCTTAACCCCTTAGCCGTATGGCATAGGTCCTTCCCTTTCCGATAAGCCTTACCCTTCAGCTTATCGGTCTTGTAATTCTTACGACCCAACTCCCGTCTCTTGGCTTTTTGCTCAGGTCTGGCGTTGATCTTCTTGTCCGTCTCAGCCTTCTTCTTTCTGGCCTCCGGATGTGTCCTATAGTATTCAGTCGATCTCCCCATTCTCGCCCTCCTCGTCATAATCATAATCTTCTACGATAATATCCTCTCCATCTAAATATGAGGCTTTATCTCCGAGTCTGCTTCTCATGCTCTCGTAAGGATCATCCCCATCTTTTATTTCCCACACACATAAGTGCGGACCTATTATATCAATAAGCATGTTGGCCTTATCCTCGCTTATGCCTTTTTCTATCATCTTATCCCTGCATTTGTAAAAACCACATGTCTTGTTAAACACTGATCCTCCTACATAAAACCCTGTCTGTTTGTGAATGAAAATTACTTTCATGTTCTGTCAATTTTTATTAATAATTATTTTTTGTAATCACCGTAACTCATGTCAGCGTCACACACCACCAAGTCAGTTACCTTATCCACTACATGGAATAGATGCTCCGGACATCCGTGGCATGCGCTACCGCCTATCGCTATCGCCTTATACCTAGGGCAGTTATTCCCCCTCCCTCCATCATATATCTGTATCCGATTATCACTATATGTCTTGATATGTCTCATGATTTTAAGTAATGATGGCAAAGACATCTTGTAAGGGGATATATGCTCCTCCGGTATCATAAGCTCACCGGATAGTTCTTTGTAAAGATCATGTCTATCATGTCCTGTTTTTATTAAGAATACGTTGATCTCGGTCATTACCATATCCATAGACCTAAGGAGATCCGGCTTGGCTAACCTACCTACAGGTTTACCCGTAGAATCGGATCTCATCCAAGCCCCACACTTCTCGCACCCAACTTGCTTTCCCTCCACCGTATTTATCATAGTGGATGGGGCCTTGCAATACGGGCATACGGATCCGTTTAACATAGCTTTCTGGGCTAAAGATAGCTCTCTCATGCCTTTTCTTGTATTTTGACATTAAATAGATCACAGAATCTATTAAAATTCCTGTTCTCTATTCTCATATCCTCCTCATACCTGTCAACTGATTTGATGAAATCATTATAACAGTCCTCGCACATCCATTGATTGATTACTGCTACATAATAGCCCACGGATGTAGGTCTGTTACACATATCGCAAATACCTAAGCACCCATATCTGGTGAGCTTATCCATCATCTCCTGTCTTGTTATTTCAAGCACCTTGAATTTCTTGTAATTGTCAACTACCTTTGCCATTGTAAATTTGTTTAATAATAAAATAATCCGCTATATCCATTCCCTCATTTATATTGGGTTTTGATTCTAGAAAATTACTTATCTCTATATTCATCCCCCTCATATCCTTGTCTACCTTCTTTCTCCATTCGTTGAAAGCGTCGCCCTTATCCGGGTACAGGACTATCCGCCTCCTACCCAATGTCTCTATCATCTCCCTTTTCAGCATATGGATACCGCCACAGGCCATAAACAACCTACTAGGGTACACGATGTTACAGATAACAGCCGTCTTCTCTGACTCTACTATATACACCGGAGCGTCATTGGGATAGAAGTTGATAAGAAACTCCCCGAACAGGCATTGCCTAAGCAGGTAATCCTGACCGTCCAGTATATGCACCCAACATACATGATCCATGGGAACCTTTACCCTCTTCCCGTCAGGCCCGTAGTCCATTATCTTCCCGGTCCGCACTACCCAATTCTTATCCAGTTGCCAGAACACACAGCACTTACCCCAGTCCCCGAATCTCATCATCCCCACCTTATACAAGCTAAATGCCCTATTGGTATGATACGATCCGAAGATATTGGATAGATAATCCTGAAGATCGGATGTCTCGAAAGGATTAAGCGTCTCAAACATCTTGCTTACCGGAATGCAGTTGGCTATATCCGGATCCATAGGAGGTCTGTACCTCCTTAATACTTTGTTTGAATCGGTAAAAAGATCATTGTTCCCAAGTTCGCTCCCTGTTGGATATTTAAAGTAACCACATTTATTTTTATGATCACACACCCCAAACTGCTCTCCAACGATCTGACCGGTGGTTACGTCCACGTACGGCGTAAAACACTTATCCTTGCCGCATTGCGGGCACGTCAGCTTCCTCCTTGGTTTGCTATGATCCAGCTCATACCGATGAACGCTCTTATTGAACTCCCTAAATTCCATCACCCTCTCCTCTCATTCATGACTCTATATATATAGTCCCTCAGCGGCTCTTTCCTTACCAACTTATTAACATCAAACTCGCCTTCTATATCTAAGGATCCGATTCTTGATGTAACCGTATAATTAGTTTTCTCGAACTTATACTTTCCTTGAAGATATACTACGGTAGCCATATTCAATATAGGGTTGTCAGTCTGTCTCTTCAACTTATATTGGCTGGTCTTTGCGGTAGGATCACCCGGAGCGAAGTTATATATCTCCTCTATCTCCAATATCTTTCCATAGTTCTCTAATATCATTCTTCTATATAACTCAAGTTGGAAAGCATACTCGTCATAGAAATTGCCTTTCCTGTTTGATTTGAAGTCCAATATAGCGAATATCCTCCTGCATCTCTTTATCTTCTTTTTCTCCGTCTTAGGCTGACCTTTCTTGGCTCCCGTCTTATAGAACTCTCCTGTCTCGACCTCTATCTCCACCATCTCCGGCTCGCTATCCATCTCCACCACGGCGTCCACCGAAGAAGCTACCTTCAATCTGCTTGACCTCAGCATCTTTTCGATCAATACAGGTTTTACATGTCTTTCCTTGCAGAATATAGCGAATGATATCAGATCCTCTATCAGTTCATCAATGTTATCCACTAATATCCGCTCCATCCTATACTTGTCTATTCTTAGCTTGGCTTCCTTGACCACCTTCCTGATCCATGTCGGGATCAGCTTTATGTTAACCCCGGTCAGATACAACCCAAATAGATAATGCATGATAGTACCCAGATCAGCCCTGTAGTTAGCGTACTCATCAGGATCCTTACCCTTGAGCCTCATCTCATTCTTCCACTTCTCCAAGGCTCCGGACGTATCACAATACCCATTGGCGATATTGTTAGTGGCTCCATCGTATATGATAGGATACCCATCAACATCCATCTCATAATACACACGTTTGCCGGCGACAGTCATTCTATATAACACCGGTGTCGGGATATCCTTTATCCATTCAGCGGCGTAATACTGTTGCTCTGTTTCCAGATCATACTCAACCTCCATCTCCTCCTTAGGCTCGTTTTTAGGTTCCTCAACAGGCTTTTCCTCCTCAACCATATCTTTCTTTGGGACCGTTGATAAAACGTCTAATATGCCAAAGAAAGCGGTAAATTTAGGATCTGTATGATATGATCTTAATACTGGTAATGATGATCGCCAATAATATGACGACGCATTCTCGTCCTTTATCTTGCCTAAAATCTTGCCTAAAGCCGAACATCCTATCTCTCCATCATCCGCAATAGCCACATTGTGTCTCTCGGATAAACGAACTTTCATCTCATCAAACAATTCTTGATCGCTTATGACTTCTATGATCGTCCCATAACTATATACTATGTCACTTATAGCCTTATATCCTAGGTCTAAAAGTAATCTTTGTTTTCTTCTATCCATGATAATAATCTGGTTTTTAATTTACCATCCTCCTCGACTTTAGGTGCGAGATCCCTCATCCGTCTGGCTGCCAACAGCCATACGTTGCCAAACTCGTCCAAGAGCCGGCTGAAATCCATCGTATCTAACAGATAATCGAATTTTGCATGCTCATCAACCGTCAAGTAGATAATGTTATCATTATCCTCGGCAACTGATTTATATTTCCGTTTAGGGTATAAGTGGCATATGTTGCTTACCCCCGGGCATGGTATGTATGCGCCGGTAGCAGATCTCCTTGTCATACTCAATCTAGCCACATGGGCGCCAAAGAAAACGGCTAGGCTCTTCCCCTTTGGCTTGGCCTTCACCCGTATCGCCGCCCTTTCCTTTGGCGGTAGCTCCTTGGCTCTGCACGCGGGACACAACCCCTTACTCCTTATGGTTACCATCCTCCCACATCTCTCACACGGTAACATCCTACCTCTCATGCCTTTTTCTTTTTATAACTTTTGTTGAACTCCATAAGGCTCATAGCCCTATACCTCTTAAGCCTATTAATCTTACCCTCAGTCCAATCTTGATCCTTGAAGTTGATGATCGTATCGAATATCTGAGCTAGTTCCCGGATATTAAAACTCCTGTTTTGTATCTTCTTATAGAACCCCGATCTGCTATATCCTAATTTAGAAGCTAGATAAGTTTTGTTAGACAATGTGAGGATACGATAAATCGTACCCTCCATTTTACTTATCTCCATCAACTTCTCGGCTATGGACGACGTGGTTTCGTAGCTAGCTTTACTGCCTACTATCCTCATTTTTCTCCGGATTCCTGATCTTACCATCAAACTCGTAGAAGTCCATCAGTTTCTTCTCTTCCTTGATACAAGTGACAACGAAATCTGATATGGTTCCTTTCATGCCTTCCTCGAAATTCTTTTTGGCATGATCAAGGTCATTGGCCCGAACGATGTAGTTAAACGCCTTGCGTTTCTCATTGTTCGATTTCTCGTCTATCGTAATATAATCAGCCGTGACCTTATAGAACCGGTCTCCATCCATGGCAAACAATTCCGCTATCCTGAATCGTTTGATATCAACGCTAAACTCACCGGAGATGAATGGCTTCATCTCCTCTATGATTCTAGCCTCACATTCGGTATAAGAAAAGGCATCTACTAAATACTCTTCCTTTACCTTCTTCTTCATGCCGTTCTCGGCATCGGTCTCGTAAGAAACCGTACATTTAAACCAATTGTGCATTTTAATCTATATTATTGTTAAACAAAGGATAATCTTTTATTCCTTCACGAATATATCTTTCCGTATCATCATCCACGCCATAAGCCTTCTTGAAAAATATCATAGCCTTATCCGTATCATTATCCACCAGTGGTAGATATTCCCTTGCAAAAAGCGACCTAAGATAGTTCATATTATCAATCCTATGTCTTATATCGGCTACTTTATCCCATATCTCGGCCCGAATTTTACTCATTTTCTTCATATTTCTCTCATATCTCTCTAGCTGGTCTTTATATTCCGCCTCAATCTTATCGTTCTTATCCTTGATAGACTTATAGGTCTCCTCGTCTTTCGTATCAAACATCGGAGTATGTTTGATATTAATTATATCCAATTTGCTGTATAGCTTTTCATTGGATACGGTGAAATCATATCTAGTCCTGTACAGATCAAAGTCACTTAAGAACTTAGCTATTTTAATAGCATCATCCTGATCAAGAACGGCTATATTCAAGCCCTCCAAATAGTAGAAGAAATGGGATGGAGAAATAGGTTTACAGTCATATGTCCTCATGATTGGAGGCTCATCCATAAACCTGACACCTTCCTCCGCACATCTTATTACGATCAATTTCTCTACCTGCTCATCAGTAAGATCATATATCTCCTGATCGGTCATCTTATCAATTGTCTTCATCATCCTCATCCTCCGATATCGTTACAGCCTTTGTAAACTTTTGTTTATAGACCTCACCCATAAGGCAGGCGAAAGTCCTATCATCCATACTAGCCATAGTATTGGCCTCTACCATAAGATTCATCTCGATGTTCTTTACCGAGATTTCATAGTCATCATCATCTTCTTTATAGAAAATGACTTTACCACCATACTCGAAACCATCATCCCCGGTCTTAACCATATCGATGATCCTCTCTAACTCCTTTACAAATTTACTCTTTTTCATATGTGTAATTTTTATGTGTCTACAAAAGTAGACATTTTGTTTTTGAATTAAATTAAATAAACATTATTAATAGTTAATACGCTTAGGTGATTATATACCATTTTACACTAAAATCGTAAAATGGTATATAATCACCTTATCCTCCATATATCTTAAGCCCTTTTATATTGTATTTGCTTATATCCATACACAAATTACACCCTCCATGACAACAACACCACGAGCAAAAGGCTAGTCGCTCCTGCTCCGGCCTACCTTGAAACTCCACTGCCGCCCTATACCATGCCGGGGATAATACCCTGACCTTCTCCGGTACGGGCGGTGTCATGAGCACCGATCGCCGCCTTCCTTTGGCATCCTCCCTACCTCTCATCTGGATTATCTTTTAACAGTTCAGCTATCTTCTCATCCTTCAACATATTTTGCTTTCTCATGCTATCTACGACAAAGGCAGCGAACGCCATATCATACCTTTTCCTTAACTCATTGACAAAAGATTTGGCTTTTGATTCTACCATTGTCTCGATGTTGCTGTCTACAACTTTCTTCATCCTGCCTCTTATAAACTCGTCTACTGTCAACTCCTCATCCATATAATCTAACCTGAATCTATATTTCTTCTCGCTGGCGTTCTCGACAAGATCGTTCATTGATTCTCTCGCTATATCCTCAATCTTCTCTGATATCGGATTGGATATTTCTCTCATCAACTCATTCTTGAACTTTTCTTTAAGTTCATGTATTATAGCTAACCTGACCGAGCTGGTAAACTCCTCTTTCAACGTCGCTTCATTGTACATAGCTTCCTCGAATACATCTTCCAAATTTAATTCTACTTGAATTTTCATATCATTATATTTTAATAAATTATAAATTTTTTAGGCATATAATTATCATGTATTATTTCCCCTCATCTTTTAATATTAATTTCTTCCCGATCTTTTTAATTTTTGTCGGTCTTGATAATCGATAGTCTCTTTCTATCGGTCTATTAAGTACATCATCCTTGTGCCCCTTGTATCCTTTCTCGTAAGCACTAACCCTTGCGCAAAACTCAACCACATCGCCTGGCGATAAATCAGCACTACTAAATCCTTTTGTTAAATCGAACCACAAATGATCTGATACTATTTTGCTATCAAGTGTCACATCTTGTAAAAGCATCGTTTTTATAGGTCCAATGTATCCATTCCTAAATCCAAATCTAACAAAGGTTGCTGTAAACACATGGCGTCCTTTTGATCCTATTGTTCTCAATTCTTCTCTCATCTCCTTTCTTATTTTTTATTCATAAAACTAGTAATTTTCTTCAAATACCCTTTTGTCATCTCAATAAAGTTCAAGCAATCCAGCTTGCTCAACTTGTAAATCAAAGCCGGGTTATGAATTACGGCTATAATTTGTGTTTGCGGTTTATGAAATGACAATACATTGTACAGATCCATGATATTGTCAACATCTAAATTCCTGTCCGGCTCATCCATAAGGATTGTATACTCAAAATCCTTCTCCATTAATACCACATGATTGTCTTTGTAGTATTTTAAAAGATTGTCGATCCTGTTTGCCCAGAACTCATTTGACTTTTTCTTAAATTCCATAAGCTTCTGTATCGGAAACGAATACTCATCTTGGTTAAACACAAAATCAAAAAGCGAGTTCATGGCATGAAGGTTCTTCTCCCCAGAGGACCTAGATGCCCCATTCATATACAAACTTAAATTATTGATATTATTCAATATATCATCATTTCTCATTTCAGTTTGCTGTAGGAGATGGAAGACTTTCCCAATATAATCCGACTTAATACTGATCCCGTCAAGCACCTTGTCATCATCAAATATATCCGGGAAATACAATGCTTCTGACGGTAATTCAGAACACATCTTTTTCTCGCACAACATGTACTTCGATATCATATTCAGGAGGGTTGATTTCCCGCTCCCGTTCTTGCCTACAATCACATTCACGCCGGGCTTGAATATAAACTCAGAGCCATTTTTGAACGCTTTTATCTTTGGGATATATTTAAATGGAGTCTTCTTGTTGTCGTCTATCCTTATAGAAGTTATCATCTTATATGATTTTGTGTTGAATTATTTAAGCCTTTCATCAATCGCCAAATCAAATATCTTATCAAGACATTTCTTCATTTCCTCAGCATACTCAAACAGATCTTCTTTTGGAAGATCCCTGCGTTGCCAGTCGTACATATTAGTGTAAGGACATTCAATGGCTTTATCCTCTATTTCCTCAAGCACCTTTTTTATAGACTTGTTTCCCTTTTGGTCTATTCTTATCTTCTTATCCTTTTCCATATTTTACTTATCTTAAATTATCATGTTTTTTGAAATGAGTTATACCCTCTTGATGTTTAACTCCTAAAACCCAACCTTCTAATCTGGCATAAGAAGAATAAGGATTAAAAGCCATATACGGTTTATCAAATCTCATAGTCTCAATCTTGCCATATCTCAAAACATCTACAACTTCTCCATCTTCCGGCATATTTGAGAATGACCATTCCTCAAACCCTTGTGGAATTTGACTTTCGTCTGGATGATATCCCATATTATAACATTTGATGATCATATTCCAACATCCGCCCCATCCTCTTTAACCCAATTATCTGTATCGCAATACCAACAATATCCTGTCTCGGAATCCTCCTTATGAGAATGGGAACCACATGTAGCGCACCAATAATTATCATCTATATCATATGTATAACTTTTATCCTCATGCATCTTATCTATTCTAGCTACCCTATCTTCCAGCAGATCCTTTAGATAATTGCATTCGTAAGGCCTATCTTCTTCCCTTAATATATAAAGATCGATGTCCATCATACTCCCCATCCTGTCCGTGCACATACACTCGGCTGCATGACGTACGCTATCTTCAGGCATCCCCGGGACTATCTCCCGGATCACCGCCTCCATCTTCTTCTGGTATTCGGTGTCTACCTTAACCACCAAATCCTCTAATTTATCTATTAAACTCATGATCTTTTTACTTCTTTGTATATGACATCTGTATTGTCTTCCCTATCTATATTACAACAACAAGAATACATGCAGTAATAACCCCTGTTATTAAATACACATCCATCACAACTGCTATCATCAATCTCTATTACCTCCAATTCTATTTTCTCCATGCCGGTATTATATTTAAATATACTACCTATCTTATGATATCCTATATCCTTCAAATACCTTATATGATTATTTTCGTTAAATAATCGGTTGATAAATACATCCATTTTATCGTTTAGACCATTTTTATCTAATAACCCCTCGCACTCATTTTTATTAAATCCAAAGGATATCATAAAATATTTTGCCATATCAAACCTTTCCAGTTCCACCAATTTTTGTATGCATAGCCATATTCCTTGTCTTATGCCTTCTTCTTTGGCTTCTTGCACTCTATCTCCCATATTATTTTGTATTAATTAAGTAACAATATTTCTCTTCGCTCTATTTTGATCATTGATGGATTATCGTCATGATCATACCAATATAGATACCATATACCTCCTCTATTGGCCTTCCACATCTTCCCTTCATATTCCCCCGATGGGATCGTTACTGAATATTCTCTAAGACCCTCAAAGGTTTGTTTGGTCATTAAAGCGTATTCCTCATCAATTTCTATGTATCTCCTATGGGGCTGTTTCCATAACATCCCACGTTTGTCTGTTATCTTAGGTATTATATTCTCTCCATTCATGATGCTTTGTAAATTATGTATTAACTATTGTATATCTAACACTCTCCCCATCTTCCCTTTCGCATCCCAAGCAACCTGATTTTGCGCAATCATATATATAATTTTCAAAAGCGCATCCCGAACATCTATCACACTTATCTACTCTTAATGTCATTTCAGACATACCAACTTTATAGTTAAAGACTTCCCCTATTTTATGATACTTAATATTTATACATATAGTATCGTTTTCACTTATGGTACTGCCTTCACTTATCATATTCTCACGTCCAAACATATTGTCAATAAACTTAATCATCTCATCATTGAATGATTCGCTTTCTTCTTGCAGCTTCCTACATTCATCCTCGGTCAATCCACAAGAAGATACCAGTTCCTCCGCAGCTTGCGTCCATCGCCCGTCGTGGGCTAGCTCCTGAACCGCCAGCCATATTCCTTGGTTCATGCCCTCCATTCCTGCCTTATCTAAAATATACTTATTTCCCATATTTTCAATCATTTAAGCTTTGTTTCTTATAATAATCTCTATATTGTTTAACATCTTATCTTGTAATACTTTTTCTACCGTTCTTGGAATGACATTAAAAGATTTATTTTTAAGCTCATTATCCACCATAAATTTAATCATCTGCTCTATATTACTATCATCCCCGTAAGTATTACGCATACACCTCTCAACATATTGTCTTATATCAGATCTAATTGCATTGATTATATCTTCCTTGGTAAGCCCAAGCTCATTATGGATATAATTCTTTATCGCTTTATATTCTTTACTTGTTTTTGTACTCATATTTATCCCTCCTATTCAGTCATTTTTTTAACAAAATTTTCCCATGACATATCAACATCATTGTAATGTTTACAACAAGCATTCTGGATTCTCTCTATCAACGGAATGAACCATAACTGAGTTATTCCGTAACGAGTCTGAATTATTCTGCATAGGTTTATTTTTATTATCTCCATGTCATCAATACTAGGAGATGTGTTATTATCATCACATCTATCTAATATTGTTTGAATTGTAGCCAAATAATGATCCATATCTTAAATTGTTAATTATATTACCATCTCCCATTTCCCGGCGTAAACAGTATCTCCCCTGTCCTCACCCAATGATTCCAGTTATTTTTAAGTTCATCAATATCATACGCCTCAGCCGACTTACCGTTATCAGATCTTTTTATGACCGACATAATACTTTCCGCTTGCACGCTCCAATGACTATAACAGTCTGTCCCGCACCCGCACGCCGTGGCTCTCCCGTTATCGAACTCCCAGACCAGAGGCCGGAGGCCGCATCGTGGACACGGCAACCATTCCATTGGATTCTCCGGCTCCTCATAAGCATCAATACACTTGTACTTATATCTCTCTACCATTATGATCAACCATTACAGAATTGATTTAATCTTTCGATTCCTCATCTCATTCTTATCCTTGAACATCATTATCCTATTTACAATCCCCTCCGATTCCATGTATGTCGAGAATCCATGTATCCTTAGATATTGAATAGCTGATAATGATTTCTCCAATATCTCCCTATATTCCATATCTGTTTTAACTGCTTTCTCCATGATCTTTTTCTTCCATTTCTTCTAATATGACTTTAGCCAGATATACCACCTCACTTATCTGGTCGTAATAAACATCCACCCCATCAACTTTATCATTATCGTCATCATATCCATCGACCATCAAATTATCTTCCCCCGATAAATACACGGATGTTATAGATAAACAAATCAACCCGTTATCGGTAAAGATCCTTATTTCAGCCGGAAAATCATCTACATGGGTTCCGCTATCCATATCAAGATCAAGTCTCCCTGTTCTCTTGATCAAATCAACCATAGCCCCATAAGCTACTACGTTCGCATTTAACAGCATTTTATTTAATGCATTTACTCTTTCTACGTCCTTCATAATCTCTAACCCCTTTGTATTACATCGTTATACGTTATTCCGTTATCTTGAATTAGTCTCATAAACTGATCTTCGGTATAAGCCAGAGATTCCCCTCTGTTAGCCCTCTCTATATTCTCACTCATCATCCCCATAGCCTCTATCAAGGCCGCTGAGGAGTTGGCTATCAATTTAGCCGCTTCCATTATCCTACTATCGTCCATAATCATATTACTTTAACTTCCTCGTTCCACAAATGTCTTTCATATACCATGGTTGTTCCTATTAGGATTCCGGTATCTTCTCCCCAATATTCAAGTATTTGATTCCTGAATTTGTGACGCAATTTTTGTATTCCTCCCTTGTTTTTATCATAAGAAGAGTAATCCGATAATCTTACTGTCTCCATCGTTTACCTCCTTCATTTGTTCGTATGCCAATCTTTCAAGTTCCGGCATGGTGTTTGTTTCTTCTTATTTTCCCCCATACTTATTTCTCATTTCATTAATATAGCTCATATACCAATCTCTTATATCCTCTTCACTATCCATGCTATACTCTTTATTGAATGGATCGTATCTGATAAACTCCTCTGTTCTGCAGAATGGGCATGGGATCTCTTCCAATGGCTTGATTAGAACACCATCATCACCTACATTATCCAGATCATACAATATGCCATCTATGCAAGTCGCGTCTGGATAATTCGCACCGAAAAGCGGGAATTCTGGACATGTGTTTCTCATACTTGTACTATTCAAATTCGTTCTCATATTCCTTTCTCCTATCCACTTCCTTTAAATTCAAACCATCAGGTGTCAATATCTTCTTTTCCAACAAATCAAAGAGAAGCATCGCCCTTGACTCCACCTCTGTTTCCCCAAATCCGCTATATACTTCTGTTGGCGAATCGTAGGCATTGTAACGAACATAGGCAGCTTCGTAGTATTTGATATCCTTATTCGGGAAATATTGTGCCAATTGCAACCAGTCATCCCATATTTTTGATTTACTGATATTTATCATACTTGGTAGTATCTCTCCAAGTTCATGACTCATATAAGCCGGTATGAGGTCTCCTTCTTTTCTGTATGAATATCTCATTGTATTTTGTGCAATTGATTCTGTTTTGGATCCCCCTCCTTTCACCTCTTTCACAAAATAAAATTCCGACTCTGAATTTACACCCAACTCATGCAACTTTAATGCAAGCTCATAAGGACACATAAAATTTTGATATTTCATGTTATTCTATATTTTCGTTTCTGTAATCTCCTGCATAGTCCAACCATACCCTGTAATCATTTCTGTACTTGGTCGCCTTTATTTTCATATTCCGGGATATACTCTTATTCACATTTTCACCAAGTACACTCCTTAGCTCCTTCTGTAAGACCGCCCCGATAAGAGGATAGACGTCCAAATAATTGCCTTCACACTTCTCGAAATCTATTACCTTGTTCCCTATTGCCCGTTCTAATGCCTTGTCTATTGCCTTCACGATGGATTCTTGCACATCTTTATATCGATTGATAAAATCCTGTTCTTTATTTTCCATTTTAATACATTTTTTATTCTATAAAAGATCCTCATTGCCCCCATAAGGGATACAATAAGTCCAAACCGTCCCATGTACACATTCATATCCATGAGAATTTACACCCGTTATTTCTCTAGCAAATAAACTAATATTCCATGCATCATCTTGGCTATTTCTTACCAATACTTTGTCAAATGGTTTTAACTTATACTCTGGCTCTATCTCAATACCAAAGAATTGTTTCAAACACATTTTGGCTTTAGGTTCTTCACTTGCCTTAAGATCGTTAATAAAATCTCTCTTTTCGTCCTCAGTGGCATATCTATATCTCTCAATATTATTTTGATTGGCAGCTCCATTGTCGAAATATAAATAACCCCCTTCTTGCCAAGAGGCATGATAAGACGTAAGGTATTCCCCGTTTGTATTCAATATGAATAAATAATCACCTTCTTCATTGCTCAATACATCCCCATCCTTAAATGCCGTATATTCCGGAATATTAATACAAAGCCTACATCCTCTTGCTCCTAGTCCATTATCAGAGAACCAATCAGATATTATACCGCTATCAGAATAAATCACTCCTAGTGTATTAAACGTCCCCCTATCTTTATTATAATACACTAACTCTACCTTATGATTATGTCCGACCGTTACAATCTCACCATCATATTCACCATTGCTAATTTTCTTTGCCAGTTCTAAGTCAAATGGTTTTGTTATCATTCTCTTTTCCATAATTTTACATGTATTTATACTGTTATTTTTCACTTTAGCTATATTATCATCTTGTAGCAATCTTGCTTTAAGGTCATCTATAGTCCTTAAATCCATATTATATGTGCATAGATGAGCGCTCCCGTAACCGGTTAAATTGTTTATTACAGCCACATGATATCCGCCACCTATCTTATACACTTCCTTGACCTCCCATATATCCCTGCTATCATATTCATATCTATTGTTCCGGTCTATAAAATCTTGCTTTATAGATACTATATCTCCTTTTTTAATATTCATATCTTCTTATGTGTTTATATATTATTTGCCTGTCCAGCCAATCCAACGAACATGGGCGGACGCCTCGCTTCCCTCCGCACGTCTTACCTATACACGCCGGCTCCACCGGCAACGCCATCCATGACATTTTGGATGCCTCCATACCTCTAGGTACGATCAATTCCTTATTCCGGGTCATGATTCTTTTTTTTTAAAATTTATATCAAATTCCCGTATATTAAGTATCTCCTTGAAAACCATCTCTCTAATGAAACAACCCATTTTATGTATTTCATCTTCATTAGATATTCCCCACACTTCAATTGCTGCATGAATCGCATCTTTCATAGAGAAACAGATCTGAGTCCAATCACTATATTCTCTTTCATCGTTTAAAATATCTTGTATCTTTCTTTCGCAATGTTCTATATATTCTTTATTGAAATTACTCATAACTTTTCAATGATTTTCATTATAAATTTTCTACTTAATTCACCCCCCCCCAGTGGTTGATGCAGTGGTCGCAGCAATAAGATTCAGGCAATCATACGACTCTGCTGATGTCTAAATCTAATCCTTCGAACGTTTCCAAAACATGCTATTGGAAGCGCCATCGCTAAATCTGATAGTGATCGCACCGTTATGATACAAGCGTCACTTAATTCCATCCTAACTGTTTTGCAATACTTTCCATTTCATTATACGCAATCCTGTGACATCCAGCAACCAATAGGTCGTTCTCATAGCTATTGATCTTCCATTTGTGACCGGTTGTATCCAATACCATATCGTGTTGGAATTTACCGCCATTATGGAAGAATTTTATCAATTCCCAAAGTCTTTCAGCTTCGGTTCGTTTTATCTTGATATTCCCGCTGGTCTCAATTATACCATTCTTAATGCGAAGCCATGCGTTAGGCTGGTCATCCTCCAAATAATAATGTAGATATAATTCTGGAATCTCGCCAGACTTCCACATCTCGATCTGTTCTTCAAATTTTTTCTTGCGATCTTCTTTTTCTTTTCTTCTTTTTTCAAAAATTAAAGCCTCTTTTTTCGCCTGACTGTCTTCCCATCTCTGACATCTGGCCACATACTCAGCCCACGTTCCTTCACCACAAATCTCATCTACTATCACATTGGTCGTTCCTAAAGTTTCTAACGCTTGATGATTTAGCAATACCTCAAACACACGCTTTAACTCATGGACATATTCACTTTTAATCTTATCCGATTCATAAGATAACTCATGTTTAGTTCCGATCCAGGTATTTGCACTCTTTTTAAGAAGGCTCTTGGGAGTACCCATATTAAAGAACTCAATATAATCCATTAGACTTCTAAATACTCCCCAAACATCCCTATAAGACAGGTTTGTTCTAACCTTCTTGTATTTCTCGATAACCTCTTTGATAAGCTCCAATCGACTGGTGATAAAAGCCATGCTGCCATCATCAGACATATTATATCCAACATAAAATACCTTTGAGCCAGTTGGTATTGCACTACGAACACAATGTTGATGTTTACAGGTGGAAGAAGAATAATACTTATCGTTAAGCAAATACGCCTTTTCACCACACTTATTTCTTACGATTCTTCCAACCTCAAAATGATAACCATAAGAATAAATACTTCTACCTTCAAAGAAAAGATTACTACCTCTTGCGGATTCTTCCTTTTCGTTTGCCCACAAATGAGCGACCATAGAGTTGTTCATATCTATTAATTTTTGAGTGTTAACTATTGATTATACTTGCTAAAAATAACATCGACACAAGTTCCGCCAATAGCGTTTGCGTCATTATACGAATAAAAACCTTCTGTTCCCCAATCCACACCAACTGGACAACCATCTGCATGTTTTACAAAGTCATCAATTTCTTGCGCTTCCTCGTTAGATATTCCAGTGTAGTCACCATTAATCAAAGCCCCAATCCAATAAATCGGAAGCCTATATCTTATTATCTCTATATTCATAACTTTATCAATTTACAATTACTACCTTTTCATTCTATTTCATTTAATAGATCAACATACACATCCCCATTCTCATAATAAAGCTGACCCTCATACTGGTTATGATGAAGCTCCTCACGTATCGCATCTTCATCGTCAGCCCAATGTTCATATTCCTCATGCCAAGCCTTGAAAAAATTATTATAACATTTTTCTATTAAATCCTCTAAAGAGAAATTCTCCGGGTAAGTACACCAAGTATCGTAATAATCAATTATTGGTTTAAGAAGATAATAATCATAACACATCCCTGTTAATGGACAATTGTCTTCGTATCCCAATATTACCCGACTGCGTCTGCACTTGTAATTATATTCCCCATCTATATATTTGCCTATAGAATAATATTTACCTTTCGTGATATGTGGCATAATGTTGTTATTGATATACCTGAACAATAATTTACCGCATAGATTCTTAGGGAATATATCACGATTATAATCTGTAGGATGTTCATAAATAGGATCATTGTATTTAAACTCATAACTAAAATCATATCTCTCGTATCCAACTTCCCAATTATAAACCATAGTATCTGTCATATCCTCAAAGGTTTTCATCGACCCTTGATAGTCTATACTATAATCATACATACGTTGCCTCATTACATTCCAGCGCTCACGTTCTATGATCTTTTCTTGTGAATCTTTTGACAGTTCATCAAACTTATACACTTTTAATGCAATCTCTTTCATAATTCCTCCTCTTTTAATATAATTAGATCCCTAACGTCAATCGAATGACATACGTACCTCCCAATCTATGTTCACGTTTAGAGATATGATTGTAGTTATTCTCACGAACCACTACAATCCCGATCCAAGTATTACTCATCCTTTATCTTTACGAATGGGTTTTCTGCATAAAACTCCACTACATCCTTAGATTTTATAGATGTCACTATACCGGTGGTATCTACAAATCCATCCGTCTCATCCATTGTCAAATCTTCTATTTTATCTCCCGGTAGAAAACAAAGATTATAACCTTGATCGATGTACATAATCATTTTTAACTTAACCATATCATCAATGATTCCTCTCATCCTTTCTACGACACTCAATTGATCATTTGTAAGCATCAATTTACTTTTAGGAGACTTTTCCATCCTTATGTCTCCATTCTTGTCAACCACAATCAAATCATTAAACCTATACACATCTTCCTTGCTCGCATAATATGTTTTTGAACAACGTAACTCACCCTTATGATTTATTACAACATCAAAACTCTCCAATTTCCCCCTGACAGCTCTCCCGTTTTTGTATTCCCATACATAATCGTCTATTGGGGAAAATCCATACAATGACCTAAAAGCGTCATATATTGATATTTTTCTCTTAAGAATACTATCACCCTTCTTAAAACACTCCTCGGACGAATAGAACCGCTCTCCCTCTAACCTCTTATCAGTCCTACCTCCTCCCCAAGTTCCTATATATCTAACCACTCCATATGTAAAACTGATTAAGATCTCATCAATCTCAAACCATTCTAATCTTTTTGTCGCATCATTAAACAGATACCCACTTTCCTCATAGATTAATAAAGAATTCGTCATAATTCGTTTTTTTAAAAATTACTTAATATTATTTGCTTTGACTACAATCAGCCCGATGATTTTGAACAAGATCATATAGATCACAATCGTCATACTAGGCTAAATATTTGAGAATCATCATACAATTCTCTTGTATAAGGACTCCATATTGTCCCTGACTCTACCGCCGCTGGATCAATAGCCATCAGCCCCGCGCCCATCTCATAATATAGCTCAAGATCCATTGGCTCTAACGCTACTTTCTCCGCTTCTTCCCGGCTTAATCCTGACAACATTAAACACCTAACTCTATTTTCATAAGCGATGGGCGTTTCATCCGGACTTAACCTTACTGATATTATTTCAGCATCTTCTATACTATTAAGAATCAACTTTTCTTCCATATTATTATTGTTTATGGTTGTTTCTTCCACTCGTTATATCCTACCTCAAAAGCTATGGGATCATATCTTTTCAACATAACCCCATAATTATCCCTACCAGTATATCTATCCTTACCGCCTATTATCCATTCTTCCCTAGACAAAGAATTACCAAGATCGTTAAGCATGCTTATATAATCTTTCTTGCTTTTCATATCATAATATCACATTAAACAACTCGTTCAGCCTATCTAACTCACTTAGGTATTCATCTTCTTTATCAAACCTAATTTGTGTCCCTCCTTCCAACCCAAAGGACAGGGTAAAGAGTATGACCCAGCCCGATCCGTCCACGGTCTGCCCCCTGGGTGCCCACGACATCACCACCTTCTTGGATATATACCAATCCCCTATCTTCACGAAGTCAGGATAGTTGTTAATCAAATACCTTATCTGAATATTTAGATAATCTATATTATCAAAAGAAATTATGTGATATTTGTTTCTTATCCTTATCTTCAGAAAAGGATTGTTCCCGTAATACGCAGCGAATGCCGACACCACTGATATAGGGTACCTAACGCCTTTTATTATTATCCATTTCATATATTAATCTCCTCTTTATATTTAATCCCGCTTTTCCTTCTATTTTATCCCTTTCCATGCTTCAACCTTTTTATGGCGTCTTTCCTTGAATAAGCCATCACCTTTTTACCTCCAACATCGAACTCCCTAACCTGCCGGACGACTTTTGGTCTCCGGTAGTCCGAGTTAAACCACATTTCGACCTTTCTATCTTCCATCTCGAAGCAACCATCCGGGAAATTATACATATCCCTAAGCATTTCCTCCATCCTGTCATTTACATCCATCTTCCAATAATTTTAAATTCCTTTTTACTTCTTTTACATACGTCGGCGAATCAAGTCCACGATGAAGACGTATCGCTCTGTCTATATCCTTTTTAGGATTATGATGAGATTGATATATCTCGAACATTTCCCTAGCCTTGATAGGATTTGTTCTATCATCGTATCTATACCGCTTCTGCTTCCGTTTAAGGCGCAATATCCTGTTAACCTCATCTACATACACCTTTTTCATCTGCCACCTCCCTAAAGCCCCTGAAGTGGCGTTGTACGCCCGATCGTCGTTCCTTGACTCCACGAAAGATATGGCGGCCGCCAGCTTGTCCCATACCCGTGCCTCGATCACGGCCGGCTTCGGGGCGAGGGGCATGCCTCCGTTCCCTTTCGGCGGTGTCAATATTATCATCGCCATCACAAGTAGGCATCTTATCATGTTTACTTGTTTTTATAAAACTCCTCCCCAAATTTCACGTTATCCACATAATCCTCCATACACTCATGAACAATTATATGGATATCTCCCTCCGTATATGTTACCTCTGACATCAACCTCTCATTGGTCATCCACCAAGAATAACTATCAATATGCCGTGTCTCGAATCCATGATCATGCAACGCATACATAACATTATGTCTTAAATCCCTGTCCATCATCATACACTCATACACGATATAGCCGTTGGTACTTTCATGAGACCTACCGAACGTATAAACGTACCTACCCATCAACTTATACAACTCCCTTGCCACAGGATTCGGGATCGCCTCATCCATATCAAAATCCCCATCTGGATCAATAACCCACTCTACATCCCGCTCATCAATACAAGCCCTAGGCATTCCTATCGTCCGTACATAAAGGCGTGATCGGTAATCCTTACTTAATACCGTCCCGATATACCTTTCCCATTTGGCATATCCTATATTATGGCTGCCGGTTATATTAAACACAATTTCAGCCCCTATCTTAATTTCATCCATATTTAAGATATTTATATTATTTGTTATCCTTTTTATACAAAAAGAGGATATAACGGCATAATATTATGATGTCAAGACACAAATACGTTCTTTATCATATTATCATACATATCCTCTGTACAACGTTATTTATGGCATTATATCGTATATGATGCAGTAGGTCATAAATACATCTAATTAACCCTTTTTTAAGGGCTTATTGTTATTTAGACAACTAGCTATGCCTAATATTTTCGAAATAAGGGCTTTTTTAGCCTTATACTCATCGTTTATCCCTATTATCGCATATTTGTATACTACCCCATCCTTCGAGACCTCCACGCCCACGTATTTAGGCGCAACGGCATCCCTATGTAATACGATAAACGGGCTTTTGCCGTCCAGTTCATTTATTAACTGGTTAAATTGCCGCCTCGTCATCTGATAGTGATATTATTTCCATGTTATAGATGCGATCTCTCTTTACTCTTATCTTCTCGCACAGCTCATCGAAGCACTCGTCTTCTTCTAACTTATCAACATAATATGATACGCTTGATTTAGAGCTTCCTTGAAGATATATATTCCCCTTTATATTCTTTGAGAAAAAATTAGGCAAGACCATCTTTTGTCTCTTATCCTTGTTATCCATGTAAGATATAACAACAACCCATAATTCTGGCTCCCGTTCTTTTACCGATAACATAAGATCGAGACTCGATTGACTATTGATATTTCTCCTGCCAGTTTCGTTATAACGCAGAATAATATAATCATCCGCGTTATCATCCTCAACCATCACGACTATAGGGCGATCTCCCTTCCCATTATCACATAATACTCTTGCCTCTTTCCCGTTACGGAGATATACCTTATCGTAATCTCCGTTTTTGTATATCTCAAAATCAAACTCTATCACCATATCATTTCCTCCTATTGATATATTGTTGTGTACGACCTTCTTTTATTTTTTCGAAATAAAACTTATTCCCATATAACCGGGTGAAGCAGATGTTATACCCGAAATGTTCCGCGCGTCTGATCTGTGCGTAACCTCTACTGATGTCATTATTATCAATCAGCGTAACAAAACAATGTGATCCTACCTCTGTGTTTAAAACCAGATTTTCCCAATCTTTTACCTCCATATCAAATCTCCTTAAATAATTTTTTGTTATGATTATCTCTATTATACCATTTATCAATATTATCGTACTGCTTTGGATAAACCCCATAGGCCTTACACCACCTAGGTAACGGCCCGTTCAACGCATCTAACGCCGTCGCAAGGTCGAACGTAGCCTCCTCCTTGATACAACACCCCGATCCACTCCCACGGCTCGGTATATAAGCTCTACTATATTCTACGCTCATCCCATATTCCCCATGACTCAGATACCCGATGTTAGGCGAATCAGGGAAGGCGTAATACAACATTGTATAATCACCCTTACTCCAGCTTCTATTATAAGTATCATCCTGCCACGCAAAAACCCTGCAACCGGCTTCTTTCAATTCCGCTGCCGCTCTTTTTAAAGTATTGTCCATATGCTATTTAATTAAGTTGTGTCAAGGCGCCGGGAACCGACCCCGGATCATATCCGCACACGTACGATCATGATATATCCTTCCGCCCCGCCAAGGTTTTGGTTCAACATTAACAAACTTTCATATCCTCACACATCTTAAAAAAGACCTCTCTTATGATCTTCTTGTATAAGATGTATATCTCATCATCATCCTCATCAAACTCCACTCCCCATGAACGTAATAAATATCTAATATCACAATCCGCTATATGAATCCTGAATATAGACGGAACGCTCATTATGTAATCCTCAAAAGCCTTCTTAATTCCATCCCTTTTGATATGTTCTTTATACTCATTCTTGAACACACTAAGCATAAAAGACATATATTCCCTATCGTATTTAAACTGCTTACCATAATTATCTGTATCTATATGATCCAGTATATATATCTCTATAGCGTCTCTATCGTATTTTGACATACTCCTTCCTCCTCCTTTTGATATTTTATAACCTTTTTCTCCCCATACGCTTTCGCCAACTGGATAAGTTGACCGGTAAATACCTTGGTACGGTGTTTTACGATCTTATCCACCAACTCCGGGCATCTGGTTCTCCATCTATAATTAACCTCTCCCTTAGCTTTCTTCTTGTAATACCTGTAGAATGTTACGGCTACTACCACTTCCCCATTCTGCTCGAAAGCAACCAAATCGTAATTGTTGTAAACTATTTCATTCATGTTGTTGTCACCCATTTTATGTATCTAATCACTTCTTTAGGCAAAGACATTATATCCTTCACCCTTCTCCCTAAGTTGTACATACCTCCCTTATGAGGATAATAGTCCCCTACATACATCCCTATTCCTTGCGGATGCGACGGGTTTTCGTTACAAGTGAACATCGGATAAAATAAGATTCCTCTTGAATCTTTATTCCTGTCACTTACGCATACAATAGTATATCTATCAGCGACCTTCTCGCCGAAATCATATACCCTTACCTTTCTTTTTACCCCATCATTGTTCTCTATGATATTATTCATGATGTTATTTATATTAATTAATTTTCTTTCCATCAGCGGTATATGTGCCATACCATTCCCTATCCATATTTACCACCTCAATATGATGTATATGATAACAACCATTAGCTATTCTATTGCAATCGGCTATCACCATAGCTATATTCCTATACCCAGAATCAATGAAAACACGAGCTAACCTACACCCGTTAAATATAGATACCTTGATATCGTCTTTCTTTTTTATAATCCTTCTCATATCATATCCTCCTATCGAGCTAATCTATCATTTTACCATAATTAGTATATGATCCACACCATCCACGGGCCTCATTCGATACCCTAATATGATCAATGGGCTTATCACCGGCCATATTATTGGCGTACGATATTACATCCGACATACTTCTGAATCCGGAATCCTTAATGGATTTTATAAGCGTCCTATCATACCCGAATACCAATATCTTCACAATATCTCTTTCCTTCACAGTCCTCCTCGCTCTCATAATATTCTAGCCATAAAATAAACAAACATAAAATCTATTCTCTCTTTGTTATCATTCATCCTATGCCCGGTGATTTCAAAAATAACCCTACGTTTTTCTATAGTTCGTATATTATCTAACTGAATAGCTATGTAAGGATATTCCATAACTTTCTCTCTGTTGATGTTATTCAAAATAGCGTTGACATCTTGCCTGCGAAAATACATATTTACCCCTATGTAGCTGGCAACCAAAAGACATTCGTCTATTATCCCATCTGTATCGAATAACAATAACATATCATCCTTCTCGATAGTATATTCCATATCAAGAATCTTGATACGTTTGCTTCCGTCCTTCTTATCAGCTATAAGAATCTCTATCATATCCTTGTCAGTCGTAAGGACATAATACGCCTCATCCTTTGTAATATTATCACGAAGGTAAGATAGCGCTTCATCTTGTAATCTTAGTAATTCTATTTCGTTCATATTCATTCCTATTGTTGCCAAGGGAAAAAGGACGGCGCTGGCGACAAGGCCTGTCCAGCCTCCCCGCAGCCGCCCGCATTCCCCTTGGTATCATTAACCACCTCAAATAATCTCATAATCGAATTTCACATTAACACTCTCATCAATGCTCAATTCTTTCTTCATCCCAAATACAGTCTCCCTTACCGTATCAAAACCCAATAATTGATCTTCGGGATTATTCACAAGTTCTCTCCGGTTATTCTTCCTAGGTTTTCGAGATGTAAGAATGTATTCCGAACAACAGCTTCCCTCAAATGCCCTTACTCTAGAATACCATATATCGCCAGTTCCGTACTCAACACATATATTCATGTTTATGATAGTATTATTCCACGCTTTTTCCGGGAAATACTTGAATATCCTGCCAACCCATTCAGTGTCAATACTTATATGCGGGGAATCCAGATCCGACGTACCCATACCATCCGTATATAGGATAATCTCTTTCTTGCCCTTAAATATTAAGACTTTTACATTAGTTCCCCTTTCCATTGATAGCCTCTAATTCCATATTATACATGTCAATCAGTTATTAAATGATTACATACTAACTCAGCCTCTATTCTATTGGTATATAACTTATACCCCGCTAAAGTGTTACGATCGCCTTTCAACCAGACACTAACCACATGATAATCTCCGTAGTAGTTATTCCCAGCTATATACCAGTATCTCGTATAGCCACAACACGACATATATCTATCGTATATGTCGTCAAAACGATTCGCCTCCTGTTTCAATTTGTCATAATCAGGATTCAATACATCCATCGACATAAGAGCCTGATGCAATGACATCTTTTTATTTAAAAGTTCTTTTTGCAATTTTCTCATATCTTTATTTTTTAAGATCGTCCCACGAGACAGGACGGCGCATGACCAGCGAAGGTATCGCCACGCAGATCAGCCGTTCCCGTTTCCCCCTGGGCTTACCAGCATCCTACCGCATCTACTTCCATACGATCCTCCCAATTACATAAATCAGGGTTCTCTCCTTCATAAAAGTAATAGTAAGCCCATACTTCAATATCGCCCACTTTTATGCATCCATCACTGCACCATTCCACGATATCGTCATTCCTGCATACGTTTGTCGGTTCAGCACCAAGCGACAATAGTTTGTTTATTATATTGTCACCGAACCTTTCTCTCGCTTCCTCTTTCGTCATATCACTGTCAGATTTTTAATATTACACTACCGCCAAAGGGGAACAGGGACGGACGACCAGCGGGACCTACTCCACGCCATCGCCGCCTCCCGTTCTCCCTTGGCTTCCTACATTCCCACCATCACCCAAAGAAACACACACCCATACATAAACATACCTTCATACACATAAGATTCCCTTACTATAAAGATACCCTTGTTCCCCTTCCCTATTGTTTCCCGGGATCCCTTATTTCATCTCGTTTTTCCTCGGTTCACATTGATCCCCTTGACTCCTCTTGATTTCCCTTGATTTCCCTTGATTTCCCTTGATTTCCCTTGATTTCCCTTGATTTCCCTTGTTTGGAGGTGTCCCCTCCCGCAAAACAAATCAACCCCACCAACTCCCAGCACAAAAACCGAGACCTTCCTCCCGATTGTTCCACGTGGAACGCCCGATTAGTCTAGGATGTCGAGATCCTTGTTCTTGATTGCCTTATATACTTGCCTAATACAATGTATTGATAATAAAACCAATAAAGAAACTATGATTATAGGCAGAGCGTCGCCCGTAGCTATAACATACCGCCCCAACTCAAACGCCATATACCCACAAAACAAGGTAAGCACCAAATATATAAATACACCCATAAAAATATACAATAAGTAACCACGATTTTAAAATTGAACGCAAATAATACAATTAATTGAGTATCAATAAAATAATATATATCAACCCCTAGAGCTACCTCTAAAGGAAGACAAGCCTAGATATAGATAAAAAATATACAATAAGTACCGCCTATTATATACCTTTTAGGATCGATTCAAGCGCAAAACCATACATAAGGGCACAATATACCCGTCCGCATGGATATATATGTATACAAAATGATGCTAAATAAAGCATTTTACTTACACATTTTCGGTCAAGGCTTAAAATTTACCGCCTCATCACTTTTATGTGTAAGAAAAATATATACATATGCTATCATTTTGTAAAATACAGGCACAAAAAAGCCCTTTCGTCCTATATCACTACAGTACGAAAGGGCACAAACTTTAAAATCAAATAAAAACAAACGATCTATTGCCGCAATTTGTTTGCCATGTAACTAACACGTTTCCGCCTACATTTATCAGATTCCCTACTACAATCTAATTTATTAGATTTGTATAGCTCTTTGGTAAGCTCAACGTAGAACTCAATTTGAGACTTTCTTGCAGCGTCTAAAGCCTTTTCCTTTTTAAGTGCTAGCTTTCTATTCAGATTGTCAAATTTTCTCCTATACATAATTTATTCGTTTTAAATGGCACCAATAAGAAACGGTAAGCCGGGGGACAATACGGCCGGCGTTATCGATACAGCCAGCCGAACGCCCGCACGCCCGCTAATTAATTTGTATTTGTCCCTTTGCCGACAACGAAGCCGGCCAAATACGCACATACGTTTCCCGTGATACGTACCGACAAGGCGCACTTTGTCCGTCAATTTAACCGCACAAAATACCCTTGTAAGGGCCGTTATTTTGCTATTACATATAACGCATAAGTACTTAAGCAACCTTAAACGTTATTGCCTTGATATATTGGCACGGTTATAACACCGTTATGCACTCCATACGTGCTACTCTAGCAACGTATAGACATACGCCCTATATATGCGTATATACACCAATGTACCCCGTGTTTTTACACGGCCTACTAGGTTGACCTAGCGTATTTACCAGATTGATATAAACCAAAAGATAATAGCACTATTCTGGACTAGAATAGCGCTTAAACCACATTGTTAAGCGGCGGCCTATCTACACGGGCTATCGTAACACTACCCACCTGTGTATGCTCATATCAATAAATTAAAGATCATACCTGTTTAGTCTAGTCCGGTGGCACGACGGGGACGTACAGGCGTTACCACCATAACGCCCCTATATATAGAGATATAGGGGCAAATGATACTATCTATCATTTTTAGGGTGAGTTAGATAATATGTGATACATTTCGCTATAAGACTAAATGTGTACCGCTTTATTGGCACGGCGCATTTTACAATACGTTTGTCGGCGCCATTAAACGTTTCGTAATATATACCAAAATCAAACTCTATAGGCTCATTGTATCCAAAACGTTTATGTGAAGAACCTAGTATTGCTATATCTTCGATTTCGTTCATTTTAAGCTTCTTGTTTTTATCCTGATCGTTTTTATCATAGTATTCGCGTTCAACTTCTTTGTAGGAGCAGAAGGTACTGTTAACTCGTGGTAATATTTCTTTGCAAAGTTGTATTACTACTTCTTTGTCTTTAGCTAAAGCAACCAAAGCAGGAACGACTTCCTTTGATACTTTAATATCATTTTCTTTTAGTATGTCGTTTATTTCTTTACCAGATTTAAACAGGTTGCACCAAGCTTTTACTGCACCTGTTAATGTCTTTTCGTTTGATTTTTTAACTTCATTCTGGACTTTGTTTAATTCTTTATTTGTCATTAGATTTGCCCATACCCTTGGGACTTGTAATGGCCTCTGGTGCGCCTGTTTGTTAATGTTATTTTTACATAGACAAATATACTACATGTTTTATTTTCAAACAAATATTTTGCAATAAAAATTCGACTATTATATGTAATAAATCTAATCAAATGTAAACATATATTAAAATATTGATTTATATTATTGACAATCAACAATTTAAATACAAAATAAGCACTCTTTTTTTGGCTTGCAGATCGTTTGCCGTTCCTGTTTCCCGTTCTTCGTGGATTGGGGGGGGGCTGGTCCAAAAACGGCAGCCCGGCCGGGCCTATTTCGGGGAGGTGGTCCGTCCCACATATCTCCGCATATCCCCCCCCATCCTCACCACCTATCCCGCATATCCCAATATATCCGGCGTCCCAACATATTCCTATGTCCACATCCCTCATCCCCTCACGACTTAATAATCTCATTAATTTTATTATATTTGCGATATAATTAAAACATAACATATTATGAATAAAGAAGTTAAATACATGTGGGGAGGGGGGGGTATTTTAACCCTCAGATAAGGAGGGGATATGTTTAGGCGCAGGACTTCTTCTTCCGGTAAGATCCACTACCGTATTAATATAGACAAGATCATGTGTCCTAATCCTGTAGATATATATATTGATGGAGATACATATCAATCTGATTTTAACGGATCTTATCTTGATATATATCGCAATAAGAAGATAGAAGTTATAAGAATAGGTGGACAGATAGTTTCAAAGGATCAACAATATGAGTACAACGTTTTATTAGGCACAACTGGAGGTGTTTCAAAAGGGACTCTTACGTATCTATATGATTCTGGTGTGCATTGTGATTTAGCTGATACGGAGTTATACGGGCATAGGATAACTAAATTTACTCCTATAACGGAGATAACTGATCCTGAGGAGATCATCAATTTCACTTACATGCCTGAATTTTATAATCAGATTACAAGTAACAATCGTATAACTTGGCAAGGTCATCTTATAACAAGTGATCATTGTATAACAGCCAATGCCTGTGAGGGATGCCAATCTGTTGCCGTTGGAACTGGCATTTACAATAACACCTATAACGTAAATATAATAATTGTAGCACCATCATGATATCTTGTTAGGAGGATGTAGTACCAAAGGGATGGAGGCCTCCCTTCATCCCTCCGAGCCTACCCATCGGGTCTTCCGCCGGCTACTTCCCTTGGTATATATCTTTATGGGATAATTAGATAGGTGGCGGCACGACCACTACCTTAATATTATAGATCTCGTATCAGTCTAATTCTTTTAGGATTTCTTTTATCCGATACGCCTACTTGACCGTAGCCTGAAACCGACCAATAATTTCTATCATTACATTCAGAGCTTGTCATATACGCCTCAGTTGAGGCTTGGAACATCTTACCTCCAATAAGATACAATATATCATTTATATCAACCATCCTCATATATACCAATGACATTTGCGGACAAGAGGGGATATACCAGTCATCGAATCCAAGGGCGTCGCTACTATTTATGAATCCATTAAGAAGATTGCCTGAGATAGCATAAGATCCTTGTTCTGTGGCTCCAATCTTTTTTAATACCTCTGAATTAGATTTGCCATTCCAATCAGACATCACTCCGGTCCATTGAGATATGTCATTTGGTATATGTGGCTGACCATTATATACCCCGGAATTACTCATAAGGTACGCACTAGTAAGGCCTTGGTAATCGTAATCAATAGTATCATAATTAGGGATCTCGTATTGATCCACCAAATATTCTCCCCATACAAAGTTATCACTGGCCAACATACCTTCTGTTGCCTGTTTATAACTAGGATTTTTACTCTCGTTTTTTTCTATCATAATCCTATGTTCTTTATGTATCAAAGCAACTCCAATACATTCGGCATCCACCTTATTAGGTGGAAGTAACTTTAGATTTTCAGCAACTCCATATACTCCATTGCTGGCGTTAGACGGATGTATTCCTGATGAATGAAATCTTCTTCTAAGCATACTGATAAATTTTTATGGAGGACGAAAAATACCCCCCCATTGAGTTAATTTTATTTAATATCATATTATTATGCATTTTGTACATACAAATATATGATTTATTCTCAGATCATGTCGCTAAATCCAAGGAAACGGTCTGGCTTCCATCCTTCCGGGCATCCCCAGCCCTCACACCGCCTCCCCGTTCTTTTTGGCTTCCTTCTGGTTTTATCCTCAAAATTTCATATCTTTGGGAAAAAACTATAATCATGTTAGACATATTTCATAAGCTTAAGATCTTCTTCTGCGACGATGACGTTGAGAAGATAAATGTAAGGGATAGTACGGTTATCCGCAACAACGAGATCCATAGGATGTATAATGAGATACTGGACGAGTTAGGCGATTTGGCTACGGTCGTTTCAAGGAACTACGTATATGGTAAGATAAAGGACAGGACTGGGTTAAGTATCCGTCATATCAGTAGGATAATAAACCATAGTTGTAAATTTCATAGAAAATCATAGAAATAACTAAGATATCCTACTCCATTTTAGACGCTTCAACGTAGCCGGCAACCCGGCTGCTCTGCGTCCGTATAGCCGCATCAACTCCTACGGCTTGTATATTTATTGCGGCGTTGAGATCCCTATCGATCTCCAAGCCGCAATCTTTACAAACAAATGTTCGATCCGATAATTTCAGATCTTTATTCTTCCAGCCACATCTTGAGCATGTCTTGGATGACGGATAGAATCTATCTATAACAACAAGTTCTTTACCATACCACCTACACTTGTATTCAAGCTGGTTACGGAACATCGAGAAAGAAGCGTCAGATATAGAACCAGCAAGTTTGTGGCTCTGTAGCATACCGGAAACATTTAGATCTTCAATGCGGATAACATCGTAATTATTTACCAACATCGTGGTCAAATTATGCATGTACCATAAACGCTTGTTGGCTATATCACGATGAAGTCTTGATACTTTTAGCCTGCATTTATTTCTTCGATTACTTCCTAACTTCTTTCTTGATAAATGTCGTTGCATCCTTTTTAACTTCGCTTGGTTCTCACGAATAAAATGGGGATTCTCAACAGTCATCCCATCAGATAATGTAGCTAATGTCTTGATCCCTAAATCAACTCCGACTGTTTTGCCGGTTTTCTGTTTGCAACACTGTTCTATTTCTACAAGAACTGATACGAAGTATTGACCAGAACGGTTCTTTGAAACGGTACAGGAGATAAAACGAGCATTATCTGGAACTCCACGATCAATAACAATCTTAACCCATCCGATCTTTTCGATCCGGATCTTATTGTCAGCTATTTTAAACTTCGGTAATGGCAACCTAAACGACTGGTTGTCATGTTTATTTTTATAATTCGGTCTACCGAATTTCTCTTTCCTGTTCTTATTGAAGTACTGTTTGGAAAACTCGATAAAGTCTCGTTGTTTCTGCTGTAAGGTAGCTGCCGATACTTCATTTAACCAAGGTTTTTCAATAACAAGATCCGACTTTGTCGGGAATTTCGGATTAGGGTTTGTTTCTTTATCGTATGAGTTAAATGAGTCAACACAAGCATTCCATATAACACGAACACATCCGAATGTTTTTGCAAGAAGTTCTTCTTGTGTTTTGTTCGGATACATACGATATTTATATGAACGCTTTATTAGACTCATTATCAATTCATTTAATATATCAAATATACAAATAATTCTATGATTTTACAATGAATTACTATCGATTTTGTAATTATTTAATCATACTATCTTTTATGCTAACCATAATCCCGATCTTGCTTTCTTACGACATAAGGGATGAGATCATTGAGTTGATTGAGGATATGGACAGCCAGATCGTGGTAGACACTTCGGTATACAAAACGAACCTACCCTAGGTAATTACTAGGGTAGGTGATGTGCTATTTTCTTTTAACATACTTATCTATCAGATCTATTGATAGTTTAGTTCCCAGCTCCTCCTCCAACAGGTTAAGGTAGTTCTGGTGCAGGCATCCACCCCGCTCCACCTCCCTAAAGCCGGCCCCGTCCCGGATCCTGACCAGCCCTTTCCTTGGATCCGTATCGATCAGATCCCGAAGCTCGTTCATGTTCTTAAACCGGCTCTCTATTACCTTAAATACATCGATCTTAGGTTTCTTATCCTTATCTTTGGACTTTATCTTAACTCTTCCGCTCATATCGATTATCCAGTAACCTTGCATGTAATATGATTCATGTTATTATTGCCGCAATAAGCGCACATAGACGTGAAAGGTGAATATACCCTTCCACATACCGGACATTTCCATCCATACATAACAGGATTTGATTGTTTACCTGCTTCTCTCAAACTTTCATTAGTCGTAGTTGACGTATTCCTATCTTCCATATCATCAATTATTTACCCGTACTACCAAATCCATTACTTCCTCTATCAGCCGTTCCAAGATCTTCTAATGATTCCACCTCATCCCATACGATCCGTTCCCGTCTACGGATAAGCAATTGAGCTACTCTATCTCCTTTAGAATAAGAAGGATCTCCATAACGATCTATACGTCTACATACTACCATAATCTCCCCTCTGTATCCCTCATCCACAGTACCCGGAGAGTTTTGGATAATTGCCTTGGTTTTTGTGATACTACTACGTGGACGGATTTCCATCTCATAATCCTCAGGTAAAGCTACATGCACACCAGTATGGTATATAATCCTACCCCCGTCAAGTTCTATGTTTTTAACGAACAGATCCATGCAAGCGTCCTCCTTATGTGCGTACTTAGGCAATATCGCTCCTTCTTCCAGCCATATTTTGACCTTACATGTATCTATATCATTAAGTAACTCAATTGCCTCGTTATAGCTCATAGGCTGTTCTGAGGCCAACGAAATGGCTTTTGCCAATACATTTTTGATCTTGCTCATCTTATCTTGTTTTTAAATTCCTTTCCTTTCGGACATTGTAATTTACATTCCTCGCCACAAGCGGAACAGTTGGGTCTCATTCCGGGCACCCCTCTTCCCCCGTACGGCCAGTAGGCGTAATCGCAGACGCTCCAGAACGCCTCCATCGCCTTGATCTTGGCATCGACGGTTATCTTCTCCTTCACCTTTTTCATGCTTTTCCTGAACTCATCTTTCATATCCTTCCCTTCTATCTGTCTGGCCTTACGTCTCTCGTTCCACCAATTGTAGTAGAATTTGTCCGCCATCTTATAAGCTTCGGGGTCAAATTTATCACGATGCAGGACAGGGGCGTCCTTGATCTTTCTCAAATTCCTGCCACAAACATAAGCGAGTCCTGCGTACGGAGGTATGTCCTTAGGATCAACCAACCCATCCGGCACGCAGTAGTAGAAGTAGTTGGGGCGGCCGTACCTGACCCAGTCACCGGTCTCGTACAGGGCTTGCTTTCGCGCCTCGAACCAGCCTTGCATTACTTGGTGCTTACCCTCCTTCTCGAAATCCTTGTTATAGTCAGCCAACGAGATCTTCACCTCAACCTCATAAGCGTACATGGATCTGGTTATAGCCAGATAATCAGACTCCCAGTTATAGACATACAAGTTGTTTATAATCCATCTAGGAGATACCAAGAACTGTCTGTTAAGGATATCCAATATCCCTCTTTCAGTGTATTCCGTGCCTTTATTTGATTGCCGTGTTCCCATCTCCTGTCATAGGATTATTCCTTAACCCAACCGCCATTATAGCGTTCGATACCAATCTCCGTAATCCACCCATATCCTTATCATAGAACGAGAAAGTAGTTAAGTTATGTGATTCAGTAATCTTATCATAAGACTTTATCATCAACACAGCCACATACTCACCCATCATCTTTCCGTTCATAATATCAAGATCGATTATGCCGTGATCTATTAGATCAACCACATCCCATCCTGCTGGTAGATACTTTTTTATTTGATTAATATCCATCCCAAATAGTTATTATAAATAGGAGGGCCGTGCTACCCTCCTATAGATTACACACGAAAAATAGAACTGAAAGCGATCCTAAGCACGTAGGATTTTATTAATTCCCGTAGGCTGTCTACCGGTTATCGTTAATTACCGACCTACGGGAATATGTTTAAGAAAACACCATGTACCCCAATCCGGAATCGAACCGAAATTTCATCGTTAGGACCGACGTGTTCTATCCATTGAACTATTAGGGCATATGTCCTTATTCTCACGAACCAGGACATCAAACGTCTAAACTTTAAAAAACCTAATGACAAAACTCTATGCTAGTTTTTCCCCAAAAAATAGCGTGGACCCGGCCGGGCTTGAACCGACAACCTTCTGGTTATGAGCCAGTTGCTCTTACCAATTGAGCTACGGGTCCTAAATACACCACATCGGCTTTCACAAGAGGATGTGGATAGGAATTTCTCGAAGTTTATATAGTAACTTTATGAAACTATTGTCCAACATTCTAGCATATAGCACCAATCCTCGAACGGGAACGTCTCCACGCCAGACCTACCCCATCCCGTCCCCCAACTGTTCTGTAGGACGAAGCCGGCCTTGTCCCAGCCGGTGAGGATAACGGCATGACCTCCCAAGTTCTGCCCTTGGCCTTGCCAGAATCGATTACCATAATTATAGCAATACAGACCTATAACCAAAGGCCCATTCAGCATCAACGCTACCTTAGCCGATACCGGATCTATGATCCTAGCGTAACTGTTTATTTTCTCCCCATCTACGCCTACGTTCTTGATAGACTTGATAGCGTCACGAAGAACCATACCGTCCTGATCCTTATCCTCTCTCAGATCATATATATCGTAAGGAGAGATCTTAGCCGGTCTTTTAATAGCCCTTATACTCTTTCTCCAATTAAGTATCTCAGATAAGCTTACCGCAGCGCAAATAGGAGAAGATCCTTGATCCACTACGCTATCAACGTTATTGACCTTATACTCATCAGGAACAGCCTCATGCTGCATATTCATGATAGCGTCTCTGTCATCCACAGGGGATGGTATATATCCTAACCCGTAACTCATTTTTTATCCTTTTTATGGTAATCAATTATCTTGATATTAAACGTATCGGATCTTTGCCTTACCTGTATAGACCCTCTAGCCTTTCCCTTGGCGTCGTATAGGGCGGTGAAGCCAAAGTTATCGACCCGGCCGTCGTCCAGCGTAAACCGCCACTCCTTCCATTGGCCCATCACGGTCCCGGAAGACACTATGGAGTCCACCACATAAGATATATCAGTAGTATCATATTCCGTATAGTAGGTTCTTGACGTACCGCATCCGACAACCGCTAAGGTAAGGATAGTTATCAATAATAACAAGATCTTATTCATCCTTTTTAGATTTTTTACGTTTCTTAGATTTCTTCTTATCCTCCACCTTATTCTCGACATTTACATCATTACCGGCATCGGCATCAGTAACCTCAGGAGCGTTATTTTCAGGTATATCAATATGACCGGAATTAGGATCCATCTTATCCTCATCAACAACAACCTCATCAGGTACATCGCTATCTAAAGCCTCTGGATCGATATGATTCTCTAGATACTTGATACGATCGGACATAGTCTTATTTTGTTCCTCTATCTCCTTGTATCTTCTCCTAGCCTCGTCTAGTAACTTGGATGATAGCTTATGCTTCTTCTCTATATCCATATAAGCTCGTTTAAGAGTCTCTTTCTCTTTCACCGACTCATTATATAGCTCTCTTGATTTACTAAGCTCATTCCCCATCTTAACGATATGAGAATCCTTGGATTCTATATCCTTATTAAGAGAATCAATAAGAGTATTAAGATAGCTTACTTTCTCATTCAATTCAAATACCTTAGCAAGGCCATTTTTATAATCCTCTTTTATCTTACTTGAATAGCTAATGGCCTCATCAAGATCTTGTTTTATAGTATTTATATAACTACTCTTTACTATCTTCAATCCGAACATCCTCAACACTTTTATAAGTTCTACGAATATCGGCCTTTATCTTGCCGACTATAATTAACTCAGCTATATGTTTATCTTTCTCGACTATAGCTATATCCTTACGGACATTAGTGACTCTGATCGTAATATTCTCGTTATTAGAGAAAACGAACGGTGATCCTACCAAAGTGAGGCCTGTATCGTTGGTGAACGACGGCAGCATCATAACCATCCCGACAGTATCATCCGGGAACGAGGCCGATACACCCGTGTCTATATCAAGAACATCACCTTGACCCAACGGGAAGGCATTACCTTGCTTGATAGGAATATCCTTTCCCAATGAGTCCCATGCCTTAGAGAATTTTAAAGAGTTGAGAAAAATTTTACCATCTTTCTCAACTATCCCTACCATTGGATCGCAATTCATGTGAACCTCATCAAGCTTATCATCCGACTTCTCCTCAAACTCATCAAGATCTCTGGCTGATGTAAACGACTTACTCTCCAGAAGTTTTTTGATATCTTCAATCGTAGCCATACTATAATTTTATTATTAAATAAACGATCTTCAATCCTAACTTCAAATCAGATGTCTTTTCGAACATCTCCCTAAGAGGTAAGATAGTAGCGTCAAGATCTGACGCTACCCATTCTCCGTCCTTATAATACATATTCTTTTCCTCGGAATATGCTACACAAGGTCGATGCCCTAAGTTCTTCATAACCGTATCTACCTTATTTTGGGTAGGCATCGAGACACGGTTCACTTTAGTAGATATATTAAAATTGCTTTCCATTAAATTACTCATTTTCAATTAGTTAATTAGAAAGGTAGGTCACTGTCGTCTCCAAAAGGAGGATATTGTGGCGGCTGCTGACCTCCAAAAAAAGGTGCTTGGGCTGTCTGAGGCGGAGCCTGCTGGTATGATGGAGGAGGCGTCTGCTGCGGAGCCTGCGTAGCGTATGACGGTGGGGGCGTTTGCGTTATAGCCTCACCAGCGTTGTTTTGGCTTTCCGACTGAGTAGGTTTCACACCATCTGTCTTAATACTTTGGATATATTTATTAAGTACCTGATAAGCGAAAGCGTCTTGGGTCGTATAATCAAACTTCTTATTCCCCATTATATCAGTACTCTCAACCCTGTCAGGCCATCCATTCTGCCCGTTCTTATAATATTGCTGGATAAGCTCGTCCTTACCGTCAGGAGTCTCCCTTGCGTATGAGATAAAGAAATTACCGGGAGCATATTGATCCCCTTTCTTAGCATGAGCAGGATTGATCACCACCTTACGTTTCAGGTCGATATTAGGCAAGTACCTTACCAGTGACTTAACGTAATTATTGATACCTCCTTTTTGAGTCATCAAAGGAACGTTTATAAAGTAATTACCATCCTCATCACTTATCTTTATGGATAAGTATTTGGCATTTATTCCATTGAACTCCACTTCTCGCACATTGATATCAGACAAATAGCCTTCGATACCGTTCCAGAATACCCTCCAATAAGAAACGGCTCCGGTCTTCTCGTTTATATGCTCCTCGAAACCTTCCTTTGGCTCTCTTGATGACTGATATAATAGTCCGCTACCACTTACTTTAAAGTAATGGTTATTACCACCTGATGAATTTTCTCTAACTCCCATTTTATATATTTTTAAATATTAAACAATAACTGATGATGACAAGAAATACTCGTTCTTATTATCCTCTCCATAAATCTTATTGAAATGAGATTTATGGTCATGTTCGATAACCACCCTATTACACGATATGCTTTTTATGATACCAAGATATCTTCCACATAATACGTTACATATAATATCTTCACCATGATAAGACAAAGAAGCAAGTCTCTCCTTACAAGATTTACCGGAAGACGGGTTCTCTGACATAATACCGCATCCTTTATCGGTAAATATCAACTTGCAATGATCGAACTCATTTACCTTAAGATTGTTTTGGAGGGCTTGGACGAGTAGATCCTTATCAAAGACATAGGTACTTGTTTTGACAAAATGCTCGTCCACGAACCTCCAATTTGGATAATTACCCTCAAAATGGGTCTCATACATATCCATATCAGGCGTAGAAAAATAAGTCTTAGTATCGTCCACTTTTATAGACAACATATCCGATGACTTATTGATATGCTTATCAAGCAATATCGCGGATTCGTTCGATACCGGTATAAACATCTTCTCTACCTTATCCTGATTAGGGATAAAATACCTGTAAATAGTATTTCTATCCGTACTTACTATATTAATATTAATATCATCAATATCAATAACCACATTCTCGATGCATGGATAAAAGTCATCTACCTCCGTATAATCGCTGGCTTTGTTAAGAACCGAAACATAATCGCTCATCTTAACCTTAATTCCTCCATCAAGTATCTTATGTATCTGCGGGAATGTATTGATATCAAAAGCCGGACAACTATACTCACCAGAAGCATAGCGGATAGTTATCTGATCTTTTTTATCCGAAAGCAGTATCGTAATCTCACAATTCTTCTGTTTTTTCATGAACTTAATAAAAGAGCTTGCCTCTACCAAGAAAGAGAAGTTAGAGTCAGCCTCGACCTCCAATCGCTCTATAACACATACCTTGGCATTTACGGAAGTGATATAAGCCAGATTATTGACAACATCTATCTTAAGATCCTTATAAAGGGAGTTGGAACCGGCATTCTTAACCACCGTCTCCAATTTGCCCAACTTCTCATTTAATGACTTCGACAAGCATCTTATAAGCATAACGAACAACTTTTTATTACATCGCAAATATAATCATAATTATATTAATACAAATACAATAAATACTTAATAGTATTAAAATAGTTTAAACTTACGTCTAATATACTCGGCTATAAGCGTGGCGTCACACATTCCGTCTTGTATCTTAGTAGGTTGTACTCCTTTTCCTAACCATGGTTTCACGAAAGAAACCAAAGGGAAAAGGCGCATGGCACATCGGATGGAGGTAGCCTTCGTGTCTAACTTCGCCGCCGTATACACCCGATCGGCTGTCGTATGAAGTTCCTTCTGCCAGGTCTTTGGTTGCACCTCCTCGAACATGAACCTAACATCCGGGTGAGATCCGTATCGCTCCATCATCTCCACCATCATAGCGAATAGGGCGTTCGGTTCCCGGCGTCTCCCGCCAAAGGTGAAGTTGCTGGCGGCCGAGCTGTTGTGGATGCTATGGACGTCCTCGACGGCGATCGCCAGCGTCCCGCCTCCCTTTTCTTGGATCTTGTCAGCGGCATCGAGGAAGAAGCTTGATATAGCCCTAAGATCTATATCCCCCTTAACCGATATCCTTGGAGTCATAATTACCTTAATATCCCCGTTCTCCGGGATCATAGACAATCCTCCGGTGTCTATACCCGGATCTATACCTATTGATATATTCATAACTTCAACGTATATAATGAATGGAAATCCTCCGGTCTAAACACCTGTATTGAGTTATCCGGATACATACCTATATAATAACCGTAAAAAGCCCGTAGAATGCCATTTTCTAGGATTATATCCAAAGCCTTTACCTTGTGACCGTCAACCATCACATCAAGCTCCTTGGTTCTTTGGGATATCTTATCAAACCATTCAGGTATAGGATCAATCCCGTACCTGAATGCGTTTACTGTTGATTTTATCGATATATATGTTCCCATGATCAGATAAGATTACAATCGTCACGTTTAACAACCTTAAAATCACCATTGCGAAGGAATATCGCCACATCAGATCTCGTATACGTAAGAGGTGTATACGATACCAAATGATAAGATGCCTGCCCGACGGCGGGGCGAACCGGTCTCAATACGGCTATGGCTATATCTCCGCCAAGTTCCGTGCCACCGGTGACACCCTGTAGGCACATGTATATGAATCCCTCATACTCATATCTCTTTCCAATAAACTCACTCATGGGAATACCTACGAACAGATAGTTCTTTACATCCTCTTTCTTAACCTCGACAGCGTTTTCTACACTGGATGGTATTACGTCTACAAATTTTACTCCTATTGCCATGATTACAAATTCAATTTAGTTCTTAACTCTTGACACAATTCTTGATTATCTCTCATGATACTTAACGTATTATCGACTCCGTTCCCTACACGAACATCCCCGTACCAGTACCATGATCCTTTACGGATAAAGATACCAGTTTCCTCGCATAACTTCAAAAGTTCAAGTTCCTTGTCGAACCCAACTCCATAATACAAGGCCGTCTCGGCTATCTGGAACGGTACGGCTGTCTTATTCTTCAGCACCTTTATCCTAACCTCATGACCTACTGAAGATCCGTCCTCGCCTACTATAACCTTCTTTCTCGCCATCTCCATACGGATAGATGCATAGAACTTAAGGGCGTTACCTCCGGTCGTTACCTTAGGATCGCCGTATATAACACCGATCTTCTCCCGATATTGGTTGATGAATACCAGAACGCAATCGCTTTTGTTCACGATACCAGTAAGGACTCTCATGGCCTTTGACATTAACCTAGCTTGCAATCCCATGTTACTGTCCTCCATATCACCCTCTATCTCCTTCTTCGGCACCAGATTGGCTACAGAATCTACGACAATAAATCCGACCTTCCCGGACTCGACTAACTTGGCTGTAATGTCAATAGCCAGCTCACCGTAGCTTGGTTGGGAGATCAAAAACCGGTTTATATCCAACCCCATTTTCCTAGCGTACTCAATATCGAAAGCATTCTCCACGTCTATTATAGCTACCAGCTTATCGGGGTGCTTTTTCTGGAACTCGATCATACTTAACGTACACATCATAGTCTTGCCACAAGATTCCATCCCGACCAGCTCATGAATCCGGCCTACCGCCCATCCGCCGCCGAGGGCCTTATCCACCACCAGCGATCCTGTGCTTTCCCTTGGTATGGATATTATAGGCTTATCATCGCCGAAGTTCATTATCGAGCCTTCTCCAAGCTCTTTATTTAAAGATGATACTAACTCATCTACGTCTGAAAAAAGTTCTTTCTTAGCCATTATAATCCGTATTCCTCGAAATTAAACAAATCCTGTTGTTTCTTGATCATATCCTTCCCGATATCAGATATCTTTTCTGGGTTCAAAACACCCTCATTCTCATCTACCTTATCCATAAAGTCAGATATCTTATCGCTTAGCAGTACCATATCTTCCTTAGGAACTGATTTTAGATAAAGACCATCTATTGACCTACATCTTGAAAGAGCGGTATATATCTGTCCTATCTCGAAGGCTCTACTAATGTCTACAAATATATTATCCAAAGTCATTCCCTGGGATTTATGGACGGTTATAGCGTATCCTAACCTCAATGGATATTGTATTATATAGCCGCAAGAAATGCCTTCAAGGGAATCGTCTACCTGCTTATACTTCATCTTCTCCCACTTCTCTTTGGTTATCTCCACCTCAGTATCGTTATCTAGATGAACATATATCGTCTCATCAACAGCATCTATGCTAGTTATGATACCCATCGATCCATTGACATACCCATTGCCGTTTCTGGTTATTATGACCTTAGCTCCTACCTTTACTATAAGCTCATCCTCACAGGGCGCTACAGGCTTCTCCCCGAATACAGTAGCATCGAACTTAAATACCTTATTATTGATCTTATCAAGATTAGTCTTATTTATCTCATACGCCTCTTTGTTAGTTGAGCATATAATTATAGTATTATCCATATTATCAGGATACTTGACCCTACTATCCAATATCTGTCTTGACTCATCGGTAATAACCCCACATCTTATATCCTCAAGCACGGAAAGAAGCTGAGGATCTTTTTGACGGAACACGTTCTCGAAGGTAATGACCGAGAATCCTGAGGCTCTTAATGCCTTAGATGAGAAAAAGAACCGGCTCTCATAATACCTATCGATAAAATCATCCGCCGTAACCACAGGAGGTAGTTGCGATAGATCTCCAAACATAATCAACCTAACTCCACCGAAAGGCTCCTTGCTACGCCTGCATTGTCTAAGTATGTCAGCTACCTCATCAAGTAAATCAGGCCTTACCATACTGATCTCGTCGATAACGATAGTATCAAGATTCTTGATCTTCTTCTTCATAAACGGACTTACATCCACCTTATTCGATAACATACCTCTCTCGATAGAAGGAATGTAAGGATCGTTCTTTATAGAGAAGAACGAATGGATGGTCTGTCCACCGGCATTCAACGCCGCTACTCCAGTCGGTGCTACGATAACGCACTTACCCAAGAACTTTACGATACGTCTCATGAACGTACTTTTACCACTACCAGCTCTACCGGTAATGAACAGATTCTCCCTAGTGGTGAAAATCTTCTTCAAGGCACGACCCTGCTCCACGTTTTTATCCACCGTCATAATATGACGAAGGAGGTCGTTTTCATTTCTAAAATCCTCTTTTACCATATCTTTTTAAGTTTATGGTACAAAGATACGAATAGTTATAATTAACTAATTGAAATAAATGTAAATAATATATAAATATTAAATTTTATACCTGATACTCAGGTCATCCAGCCTTGCTCATCTCAGCTGATTTTTTACCTAAAAACACGTTTATTATGTAGTCTGTAGATATCAGAATATACAGCACGCTTCCTTTGTATGATGCCCTTATATGCCCTATAGTTACATTGTTATTGTCTTTCGTGTTAACCACTCCATTGTTCTTCACCACCTCTTCATACAAATCGGATATACTCTTCTTACACATGTCTAAGAACATGCTTATATATCTGTATATAGTGGATTGAGATATCTCTTGCATACCTATGTCTATGAGATTATTATTCAACTCATTAAGAAGGTATGCTACATTGAACTTAACTGTCTTTCTTTTAGTTACTTTGTATATATGATGTACGTTTCTGGTTCTGGCTCTGAATATTATCTTGGAAAGGATTCTTACCCGATCAAGTTTCCGGCTTTTGTTAGCCATATTCCGTCTTTCGTCTGAGCTTAAATTCTTATTCAGACATTTGTATACGGATGTTTTCTTGCCTACGAATATGTCTTTCGTATACTCATTCTTCTTAGCCTTATACGAGTAGATCATGATATCAGATAAAGCTATTCTTATCTCGCCCTCTGCGTAAGCCTTAAGCGTCTTTAGCTGATAGTCTATATCCTCATGGCAGTTCTCTATAACATGTCTGTAGCAGAAATAAGCTATGCCATCGGATAGGATATCTATAAAATCATCGGTATTGATCTCGATACGGTCACGATAGCCTTCTCTCATCCTATTTCTTAAAAATACATGCTTCTGGACATTTATGATAGAAAGATAAGCCGTTACCTGCTTACACTTCTTTTCTATAACCATACCGGAACCTCTTATATTATCTTTCTTGTTCGAGTATTTTACAGCCGTAACCTTCTTCCCGTCCTTATTAGTTACAGGTTTGTAATCTACTGGGCAGACAAGTGATCCTGCCGGAAGCCTTAGGCATCCAAGCTCATCTTTTTTTGCTTGTATATCTTTTGGGATATATGCTTCGGTAAGAATCTTATCGAAATTTGATTTCATTTTCTGTAAAAGTGATATCTTTGTTCCCATCATTTTATTTAAAATTTTTGCTGCGAATATACGAGTTCCGTAAATACGAAACAAGTTATTCGGATGGATGGGTAGCCTGTGAAGGTCGCCCATTTGTTGTTTAAGGAGGGTAGATGATGTCCGTAAAACGCTGTGCGCGTGAACGATGGTTTTTTCTCAACCTACTTGTTACGCGCGCGTTAATAGGTATATTTATTAAATATAATTAACTCTATAAACATATACTACTTACTAATATCCCTATCCGTACACAGAACCTCTCCTGACGTCGAGTTCCTGTGTACTCCACTTAAAGTCTCTACTTAATAAAACATTGCTTTTTACCGCCAAGGTATGATGCCGTCATGCAGGATACCGCAGGATAAACCTGGTAGAAGCCGTATCCTATACCGGAAGCCGGTACCCCGGTAGGGGGATCGGGTGGAGCAAAAGCCAAAGAAGAAAAAGCGAGGTCATGTGCGGTCGCTCACGCTCCGGCAGGCTAACATAACTCTACCGCCGTCCATGTCAATAACGTAGTCCAGGCGGCATTGTCCGGTATGACGGCGGTAGCCTTACCTTGGGTGTCCCAGCGTGTCCCCCACCAACCTTTTTCCCTTTGGATGCCTTGGGCTATGTCATGGGCGATAAGAAGCCAAAAAGAAAAAAGGAGTGGTCGCATCCCGTGAGGCAGGATAAGGATGTCCCCCGCCGTCCACGTGCGTAGCGTACGTGAATTTCACTGTTCTCGCTATTGTAGCCAGCCGTAGACATACATGACTTCGTTCGTACTACCCCACCAGCCTTTTCCCTTTGGATTCTCGTAAATACATGTTAGTCAGCATATATTACACTGATTATATCATATTTTGTTGACAATAATATTTTTTTAAAGTATTTTTGTCGAAAACTAATTTTGTATGGCCGAGCAGAGAAAAGCTTTCGTATTCGCATTACCTTACGATACTAGACTGGATATGATCCAGCAGTTCTTAAGGATATACAACGGCTATCTGGATTCCAAGGGTAGAAGCTTGATCACCGAAAGGACGATAAACTTACTTTCTTTCTACATCAACTACGGATACTCGGATGATACCAGGGCTAAGTACATGGATTGTCATGGACAGAAGGAATCTTACGTCGCTGTCCTGAACAACGAGCTTAAACGTGGGGGTTTTCTGGTGGACAAGAAGAACGGGAACTTCCGTACCCGTGAGCTGTCTATTGAGATGAGAAGCTTACGTAACTATTTTATTCTTGACGGGGAGGGTGATGATACCCGTGTAATGGGGTTTGTGTTCAAGAGAAACAAATTGGATATTGATGGGTAGGAATCTTATTTCATTCGATAGGGATATCGTGGATGAGGTGGTAAGAAGATCTGATGGGAAGTTCACCAAACAACAGGTAGAGTGGTGCATGAAAGCATCCGTATCTTACATCCATCATCTAGCTAAGTATACTGACAATATATCTATCAGGATTCCGTTTATCGGATACGTTATATGCAATCTTCGTGAGATGCGGGTAAGACGTGATAAGATACGTCGGATATTTGTCAAGGAAGGTAATCGTTATCCGGATGAAAGGATGCCTATTGAGCTTGATTGTCTGGATAAGAAGATTAAGGCGATAGAGGATATGGAGGGGTTGAAGAACGGAGATCCTCTTATACGTGATAACCATGAGGCCATGTATCAATGTCGGTATGGAATGACATGGGAACAATTACAGGATTTTCAACAAAAACAATTTAAGAAATAATATGCAAACAATCGGTAAAGCCCAAGTGATAGCCCAAGCTTGGGAAGACAGTTTATTGGGTAGGATTCCTAAGGATGAGAAGGATTATCCGGAGTGGTACAAGAATCGTCTTGATTTATGCAAGAAATGTCCTAAGAACTCTTCTAATATAGCTTTCTTTAAGTTACCAGCTAAGGTATTGCTGCAAAGATTGATGGGAAGACAGGCATGTTCGTTGTGTGGTTGTTTTATCAAGGAGAAGGCTTGGATGAAGACCGAGGTATGCCCGTTGAAGTTCGTGGAAGGAGAGAAAGCCAAATGGAATGCTATGGAGGTCATAACCGCCGATCATAACGATTTTAATATCGAGTGCCCTAACGATTCCTTTGATATAGGACTTACGGATGACGAGAGCGAGTTTTATCTAAATATTTTTGATCAGAAAATAGGTGATAAGATAGAAATCGTGTTATTTATCACCCATAAAGATGGTTTCCATGTCAAGGAGCATCATCTTGGATGTGGATGTATGGGAGACGTGTCATATAACAAACATCCTGACAATGAGAATAGAACTATATTTAGGATGACGTTAGATACCTCAAAATATACGGAAGGTCATTTTGAGAAACATCTATCTCTTATGGGTTATACGAAGGATGATCCTGAACGTAATTTCAAACATTTCCCGCTACGTATTATAGGGGAAGCTTATAAGTAAATACTATGCGAAGTCCTGTAAGAAGTAAGATAGATGATCGTATCCATGCTCTTATTGTCATGGAAGTCGGTTGCCGTGAGTTACCCGAATATTCGCTGGGTGATATACTTTACTCCGCTTTAAGGAGAGTTGCTAAGGCTAATGGTGGTAACGTACGCTTCTTGCGGGATATTAGCACCAGAGATTTATTAAGAATAATAGATCAGAGTATCAGTGATGAGATTGAGTTAAACAACAATGATTATAATGCGTAATATGGAAGATAAAGATATAAAAACAGAGATTAGAGATTATCTTAAAGAAGAGGCGGATACCCATATAAGGCATTGGATAGCCATAAAACGTGAGAGCAAGCGTCTGTATAGCGAGATTGAGGATAGGACTAAGAAGATAGCCCTTAAATCATCTTCATTGATAAAAGAGGAGGATTTTGTCGTTCTTCATGAGATGACCCATAAGATACAGATGTTGAATATAGAGGCTGTAAAAGTCAATTCTAGGTTGATGTTCATAATCCAATTGGCTACCAGCTTCGGTATGGATCTGGATTTAGATACGACATATGCGTCCACCGCCAAGAGCATTATAGAAGACAAAACGTCTGGATTCGTGTTTTATGATGACAAGGAACGTCTTAGATATGCTGACAAGGAGCTTGAGGATATGTTCCATGACATGAGCGTGAAGGAAGTAAGTAAGATCGGGGTTGTTCAATCTTATGAGCTTCTTATGAAACAGTATAACGAGTTTAAGGATATGAAAGCCAATGCCACAGGGAAGACGAAAGCCGACGAGTAAGGATGTCGATCGGGTGAATGATAATCTTGAGGTCATATCCAAGGCCGTGGATGACGCCAAGACGTATATCGCCAAGCATCCATGGGATAAGGAGAAACCTGAGGATATGGCTAGGGCGTTCGATTTCATATCCAAGTTGATCGATAAGATCAATTCATGGAATGAATCGTATATGGAAAAAAGCGGAATCATGGATGTATATAGGTCTGTAAGCAATGTCCAGAAAAAGGAACGTAAGGGTCAGGTTTCTGGTGGAATCGAGTCTGTTTTAAAGGATATTATGAAATGAGTTTAAGCACGAGTCCAGAATTTTATGTAAACATGAAGAATCCCCCTGTATGGAACGATTTGTTCGGATGGGAGGATCAGGATGATGATGTTAAGCAGTTCTTTACAGAGGAGGCTTATAAGGTCAAGTACGGGGTGACTATCAATGGTACGTTCATCCCCCCATGGCTTTATTGGCATGTTAATTTCTTCCCCGTATTCCAGGATCTTCCAAACGGGGAACGTGTGCCAGCGATCAGTCGTTTGCGTGATAACGAATGGTTTTTCGCCGAGATGTACCAACGTGCCCGTCAGGAGAAGAAAGGGCTGGGGATGTTTGGTACTCGTCGTTTTGGCAAGGCCCTTCTGGACTCGGAGCTTATATACACTCCTTATGGTTCCAAGAAAATAGGATTCGCCGATATAGGAGATATCATATACGGTGATGACGGGAATCTTACTACCATAGTGGGCGTATATCCTCAGGGATTCGTTGATACGTACAAAGTGACCTTTGAGGACGGTCGCAGCGTGGTGTGTTGCGGGCAGCACCAGTGGAAGGTCAAGTATCATGGTGATTATAAAGTCATGAGTACTATGGGTATTATCCACTCTGACTTCTCTAAAATGACTATAGATATGGGGGAGGCGGTTGATTTTCCTGAGCGGCGTTGGCTGATATCACCCCAGCTCATGGGGTCTCTGGTCGCCTCTTTCCTTTGTGGCGCTACCGACAGGATCTTTGAGCTAAGCAAGAAGGAGATGGATGATGTCATTTATTCATCCAAAAAACAGAAAGAGTTATTTATAAGCTCGTTCATGAAGATCGCTTGCGGTATAAGCACCGGCGATGATCGTTTTAAGGTTGTTTACAAAAGTGAGTATATTATATCCTTCGTAAGAAGAATATTCTGGTCTATGGGATATTATTGCGTCATGGATGGTGATGATATGTATATATCCAAGACCCATAACAGACTTAGGATATCCGATATAGATTATTACGGGAAGTATAAGGCTACTTGTATTGAGGTAGATAATAAATCTCATCAGTTTCTTACTACCAATTTTGTCGTATCCCATAATACGACTATCATGTCATCCCTTCTTCAGATGAACGCTACCATGACGATCGGGCTTAGTCATTCCGTGGTAGGTTTCAGCGATAGCGATTTATCTAATATAGGTGAGTATTGTGAGTATGGTCTTGATCATGTGCATCCTTTTTTCAGGATCAACAGGACCAAGACCGACTGGAGTTCGGGCGTTACATTAGGCAAGAGGATGTCCAATGGCGTACGTGATATCCATGCCATTATCTCTATAGCCAACATCAACATGGGTAGGAAGACCTCCACTCAGAAGACGGCTGGTTTGACACCGGCTACGGCTATTTTCGACGAGGTTGGTAAGGGACCTATCAAGAAGCCGTACACTGCCGCCATGCCTTCCTACGACACTCCTTACGGCTGGCGTCTTAGCCCTATCTTGGCTGGTACTGGTGGTGAGGTAGAATTATCCAAGGACGCTCAAGAAATGTTTTCTGATCCTGAGACCTACAATCTTCTGGTTATGGACTGGGATATTTTAAATCGTAGAGCCATGAAAGGGAAAACATGGAAAGAACGGAAATGGGCGATGTTCGTTCCCGGTCAGATGGCTAACTCCGGTGTTAAGAGAACTATAGGATTGGGCGATTATCTTGGTAAGCCTGATGACAAGAAGCTTAATAAGATCAAGATCGACGCTACTGATTTCGATGCTAGTACCAATAAACTTAATGAGGAACGGAAGAAACTATCTACAAAAGATAGGGTTGCGTACACTTCTCATACTATGTTCTATCCATTTACGATCGATGACTGTTTTTTAAGCTCATCCCAGAACCTATTTCCGGTCGAGTACGCTATCAAGCATAAGAATGATCTCCTTGAGTCGGGGCAATATAGCGGTATGCTGTGTGATGTCTTTCTTGAGTCAGGTAATAAACTGGGGACTACTAAATCGAATAAGCAACTGGCTGGATTCCCGTTTAGCGGCGGTGTTATTGACGCTCCTGTCCAGATATTCGAGATGCCTCAATCCAATAGGTTTGATGATTTTATTTATGTGGCGGGCCAAGATCCGTATAAGCAGGCCAAGTCTGATACTCCTTCATTGGGATCCTTTTATATATTCAAAAGGCGTGTTGGTATCCGAGATCCTTATGCCTATAGAATAGTTGCCTCTTACGTATCCCGCCCATCATCTATAGACCAATTCTGCCGTACGTGCGAGGTGCTTCAGAAGGGATATGGTGCTATATGCCTTATGGAGAACGCTGACCAGATGTATGAGCAGTATCTTAATCGGAAGAGCGGTATGCCGGCATCTTTCTTCTTATTCGCTGGTGAGGCTATAGCCAATAAGTATGTGAAGGCCGGCTCCCGGCAGAATAGCAAGCTGGGGCTATATCCTACCCCCGGCAACCAGAACCTGCTCTTCTCCTGTGTGGTGGATTATTGCTGGCAGGATTTCGTTATTGGTTATGATGATAGTACCGGTCTTGATATAACGGTTAAAGGTATTGAGTTGATTGATGATATAGCTCTTTTGGATGAGATAATACAGTATAAGCCCGGATTGAACGTCGATAGGATAATAGCCTTCGGGCATGCGTTGGTTCTCGCTAGGTATTTTGATGATAATAACTACATGCCTAAATCGAAGATAGATGAGATGAATAACGCCCGTAAGGAAGATGCTTATAAACACCATGAGATATATGCCTCTGCATTTGGATCGGTATCTATAGGAGCTTTTAGGTAAATGAATGTCAATTAAACGCCTATCTTTGTTGTAAATAAAATTGAATAATCATGGAAGTGTTTAATAGAGATCATTCGTTTCCAGCAAAAGGAGCGTTATTAGGATTACCTCCTCAGGCTATTTCCACGAAGAAAAAGAACAGAAAATGGAAGGAGGATTGTATGGACGCTCTTGAGACGATAGGGTTGAAACAGTATGATCGTAACCAGATGTACCGTGACTATTATCTGATGGCGGATGGTAAGTTATCTTTTATGGAGATGGCGGATGTTATCCCTCAGTTAAGGAACGTGCAGAAGCTAAGGAGCGATATAAGGATACCTTCTTTCTTGAAACATTATGATATCATAGGTGGTATCGTAAACGCCTTTGAGGGATGGCTGACAAACCTACAGGATAAGTATACGGTTAATGAGGTAGGTGATATGGCTATAAGTGAGTATGAGGATACGATGTCAAACTTACTTCATCGTCATATACAAGAACAGTGGGATATTATCGTCAATCAGCGTCTTGTAGAGGCTGGTCTTGATCCTACGTACAATGAGTTTAACTCTGAGGAGGAGCGTCAGGCTTATGTTCAGCAAATCCAACAGGCCAAGACGTCTATGACCCCTGATGATATCCAGAGGTTCATGAGTACCAGATGGAAGACGCAGGCGGCTGTATGGGGAGATCATACGATCGAGGCTGATCGTAGCCGGTTTTATATGGATGAGCTTGACAGGGAGAATTACAGGGATCGTCTTCTTAGCGGAAAGATGTTCCGGAACCATTTCGTTGGCTTCGACTATTATCGTCCGGAGGTATGGAGTCCGATGGAGGTTTTCCATCCTGATGTGAAATACCCGCAATATGGATCTTATGTAGGCCGTCTTCATTATTACGAGGGTGTTGAGTTGATATCAAGATACGGCCATAAGATGACGGCCAAAGACAAGCGTCGGATTATGGGAGGTGACGATGATTATGAGGGATGGGTATCTAATGACGGTGCTAGGTATGATTGGAAGAAAAAGAAACCGTCTATTACCGGTATGTATGAGAATGAGGTTATTCCATGGAAAGGATACCATGACTATGAGTCTATAGTCGCCGCTGAGGACTATTATGGTGTGCCGATGGGAGAGTACCATACCTTCGGACCTGACGGGGAGGAACACACCCAACCCCGCTTCTTGCCCCGCTTCCATCCCTTTGGATATTTCAACTCCGGTATGGCCGATGGTAAGAGATATGAGATAGACTCTCGCCTTTTTAGGGTTATGGAAGGATATTGGGTATCCATGAAACCGGTATTCTTAATAACTTATATGACAGAGACCGGGATGGTTGATCAGGAACTTGTAACCGATGAGTTGCTCCCGGAATTCTTGGAGAAGAATGGCATAAAGAAAGTAAAGAGGGTTATGGCCGATGCTGTTGGTGATCCTGAGGTGAACACCTATATCTTGGAGTATGTCCCTGAGGTTAGGTTTGGCGTTAAGATCACCGGAGGTAATTTAATGGATAAGCCTATATATATTGGTGGGGATCCAATACCTCATCAGATACATGGTGATAGCAGTCTGTATGATTATGTCATTCCGGTTTCTGGATTTATAGGGTCTAGTCTCGCTGATCGCATACAGCCGTTCCAGATGATGTATAACCTTGCTATGAACCAGCTATACAATAACGCCGAGAAGGAGATCGGTAAGTTCTTCTTAGGCGACTTAGGATTCCTACCTACGGAATATAAGGATATGATGGACAAGAAGGGAGCTTTGGCTACTTTTATGCAGATCGTTAAGTCCGTCTCATTTATGGGTGTAGGTGGTAATGACACAAACAATCCTTACCAGAATCCGCAGATGAGCAGCATATATAATCAGTTCGGTGTATATGATCTTACTAATACGGATCAGATAAGATCCCGTATGGAAATGGCATCTTACGCCTATATGATGGCTTATAGGATGATAGGTATATCCGAGCAAGCGATGGGTCAGTCAACTAGATACGAGAGTTCTACGGGCGTAAAACAGGGAGTTAACGCTACTATGCTACAGACCCAGACTTACTTTAATGATTTCGATGACTTCAAGAAACGGACATTGGATATTCATCTAGCCGTGGCTCAAGTATGCCAGAAGGAAGGATACGATTGGACCGTGATGTACAGGAACAGCGATCTGTCCTTGGCTTACGTCAGTCTTACGGATAATAGCTTGTCGTTACGTCATCTTAATGTTATGGCTGTCTCTAATTCCAAGAAACGTCTGGAATTGGAGAATTTGAAGCAATATATATTACAGACGAATACTTTGGGCAATGACTTGCTTGATATCACTAGAATGATGAATGCCAACTCGACGGCTGAGATGAATCAGATAGGAAGGGATGCCAGATCTTACGCAGATCGTGTAAGACAGGAGGAGTACCAGAATCAACAACGACTTGTACAGCAAAAAGCCGAGGCCGATCAACAGGTCCGTAATGACGAGCATGAGAAGGAGAAGGAGCTGGCTTATATCAAGGGCAACTTCGACTTACGAGGTAAGAGCATAATGGCCGCCGGTCAAGCGGCTAGGACCGAGAACAACTCGGAAGGCATGGATTATGTCGAGGCTATGGCTGATAGGGCTTTAAGGGAAAGAGATCTTGATATCAAGGAAGAGGATATGAGAACCAGACAGGCTAACGCCGAGGCTGAGCGAAGATCTCGTGAGGAGATAGAGAAAAGGAAGTTGGAATTAAAGGAAAAGGAGATAGATTCTAGGAACAAACGTTCTGATACAGATAGGTTTACGTCGATAATAAACAAGAATTGATTACAAGTTTTGTAAATATTTTTACAAAATCTGTAATCATTTTGGCGTAAAATTCTGTCATATACTATAATGGGTTTGATTTAATTGGTAATTGGATTAATAATACTTTTGTAAAAAGCAAAAAAGGAAATTGTATGAATGACATGGGTGATTTCGCTAAGGGTTTTAAGACCATGAGTGTCGAGGAACTTTTTTACCGTGGTGACGGTGATGGCGATAAGAATAATATCGAGGGTAAATATGATAAGGATGGTAATCCTATAGGTGATACCAAGGAAGAGCCTGCCGACGGCGGAGCGGCTGACGGTGGCGGGGATAAGGGCGGCGACGCTACCAACCCAGACCCGGATTCCTTTGGCGAAGGCAGTACTGATAATAATAACGTGGTATCAGGGTTTAACGGGAAATCTTTCTTGGAAAAGATGGCCGCCAGAGGTATCATCGACAGTATCGATAACCTTGATATTATGGTAGATGACAAGCCAGTTGATCTTTCTACTATCACAAAAGAAGATGATCTACTTGATATAGTGGAGGGATTGATCAAGGATAAGGCCGATGAGTTGTTGAAGGATAAGGTTGATACTGGTTCTATGTCTGACTTTATGAAGAAGATGATAGAGGTGGATAAGGCTGGAGGTAACGTAGGTCAGCTTCTAAACCAATATCAGAACATTCAGGCGCCGTTGGACAATCTTGATATGAGCAACAAGAATGATCAGCTTGCGGTCATCCAGCATTATTATAAGATGTTGGGTATGCCGGAAGACGAGATAAAGGATAATATGGAGATGATGATTGGCAAGGGCGATGAGTTCATTGAGTCCAAGGCCAATAAGTTCCATGATATTCTGAAAAAGGAGATGGATAACCTTATCGAGGAGGAGAAGAAAAAATCCGAGAAAAGGAAACAGGAGTTGATTGAGCAGATGAAGATCTATAAGAAAGGTCTTAAGACATCTATAAGCTCAGGATTCCAGTTGACTGAAACGATGATAGGTAAGGCTGTCGATTTCGTTACCAAGCCGATAGACAATCAAGGTCATACGGCTATAGATAAAGCTTATTCGGAGGCTATCAAGAATCCGGACATGGCCGCTGATCTGGCTTTGTTCTTGATGAATAAGGACGAGTTCATTAAACAGAAGACTAACAAGGCTAAGATGGAGGTCAATAAGAAGACCATCACTCTTCTTTCTGGCAATAAGGGAGGAAAGCAAAATAAGAATAATATCGATAATGATACTATAGAGGCTAACTTCCTTGATCTAAGTGGATCAAAGAGTGTATAACATTAAAAGATAGATAATTATGAACCCTTTTTTGACAAAAAGTTTTCCGGCTACCGTGAATGGCGATAACGTTATTGCCTTCACCGATGCCAAGAACTATAAGACTTCGCTCGTAGAGCATAACTTAGGCTCATTGGCGAGCTGGTATTATGAGGATCCGGACAAGAATCATTTGGGTCTGTTGAATCTGTTCTCTAATATCGCTAATTACCCCGTTCCGATGTATATGGGTATGATTAATAACGGCGCTACGATCTCCGTTAACGGTATTGGAGCTTCTTTCCGTTATGATTTACCTGTTACAAAGACATTCGCTGTCGTTACGGCTGAGGATACTTCAGGTCATCATCTAAAACCGGGTATTGACGGTAGCTTGTTTGATATCGTTTTGAATACCTCTGAGTTTACGGCTTATGATGTCATTACCTATGACGCCGCTAACGGCTGTAATATCCTTATCTCAGGTGAGATACCGTCTAAGACAGAAGGTGATTTGACACGTTATTGGGGTCGTGTTATCGGCGGAAAGGCTAAATACTTCCCTAAAGAGAAATTACGTCCGGGTATCCGTTACTGGAAGATCGGTCATGCTCTTGGTGAGTACAGTACCCAGTTCTCTAAGGTATCTGGAGCTGACAAGGCCGGTTCTATGACTTGTGAATTCCGTTTAGGAAACCACCGTGGCGTTGAGGGTGAGACCACTATGTATGCTGGTATGAAGTCCATGCAGGCCGCCCAGAATAGCACTTCAGAGTTCGTGGAGACTGCCCTTCGTCGTATGAATGCCATGAGAAGCGAGTATGAGGGTAATATTCCTGATTTGGCTATTATCGGCAAGACTGTTAATGGTAGACTTGATTTACGTACGGCTAAGGTAGCGTCCACGCTGGAGGTATTCTGTATGGCTGAGTTGGTTAAGCTGGAAGCTAGACAGTTGATGTGGCAAGAAGGTGGTATTATCATGGATCAAAATGGCCCTATCCATTTAAATGAGGGTATCTACCGTCAGCTTCGCCGTGGTTATACTATCTACTATAGTCGTCCGATGGGTATTACTAAGGATACTCTTATGGCTGCTGCCGCTTATATTTTCCGTGGTCGTCAAGATCTTCCTATTACGGAGCGTAAGATTAAGTTCAAGGTAGGAGCTATGGCTATGGTCAACTTAGAGAAGTTGATTAGAGAGGCTTTCTTTACTACGTTGAGTAATTTGAGCTGGGGTATGGGTAGTGACCGTATGTTGCCTTCTAATCCTATCTCTGGTACTAATGATGCTATGATTTTAGGTCCGGTACAGGTTAAGGGTGCTTTTCTCCCTGGTATCGGAAATGTAGAGTTCGAGCATGATCCTTCTTTGGATTACGCTGACATGACAGATCGTAGCGAGTTAGTGAATGGCATGTATCCTAGATCCTCCTATTCTTGTATTATTGAGAATATCACTGACGCTGGATCGACTAACGCATATTCCGCTATTCCTAATACGGCTAACGCTAAGTTAGGTAATATGAATAACAACGTATTTTATATCAAGCCAGAAGGCGTAAGCATGTGGTGGGGTTATGAGTACGGTCGTTGGGCGCACAAAGCCAACGGAAATGAGATCGTATCATCCTTGCCGGGCATGAAAGAGCAATTCTGGTGTCACTCAGCTTCCGCGGCTTGGGTTATGGATAACAGCAAGTTCTTGATCATCGAGCTTCAACCGAACTACTTCGGCTAAGTTTTTTTTCATATGTAATTTGGTTTTTAGAGGGGAGGATATTCCTCTCCTCTTTTTTTTAGGAAAGTAACGCAAAAATAAGGAAATGAAAGAGATTTTAAAATCAAAGAAGGTATTGGTCGAGGTAAACGGCTTCAATATCATGTCAGATACCTTGTATGAGGTAGTAGGTAAACACGACGGAAGCGCTCCGCAGGCCTTCCAAGACGCCAATATAGCCAAGGCTCCGTTCCCGGAGAATGCTACTCACGTATGTTGCCCGTGGGATGATTTCTCAGAAGTTTACAATACTGGTTTTTATCCAAGATCAAGATGTTATAATGGCATGGATAAGGATGAGGTTGATAAGTTGGTTGATCAGCGTGTCAATAATATAATGAAGCCTTTTGAGAATATTTCCCAGAAGGATCTTTCCCAGACCAATTTCGAGTTTTGGGATGATGCTAAAGACAAGATCTATATGGGTAAGGTTTATAACACGGCTAATACCGTTGAGTTATTTTATTTATATCTGGCTGTATTTTCTGGCATGTTGACTCCTCAGGAAATGGATGGTGATCCTATTTTCATGAACTCCATGTTCTGTTTCATTGAGAAAGACAACGCCAAGGATTTCGTTCAGCAACGTGAGATCAATAAGATGAATATCAGCTATAAGTTCATCAACGCCCTTAAGAAAGGTGGTAAGGAACGTCAAGCTGTCATCGACCTTCTTCTGTACATCGGCATCGTGACCCGTCCTGATTTCACGGAGGATGATTATTACACTGGATCACTATCAAACTGGATGAACGAGAAGAAGACCAACATCGATTATCTGCTTGATATCTGGGATCGTTCATTGGAGGGTGATTTCAAGGAAGTTCTTGAGTTCTATCGTATCATAAACGTCCTTCAACGTAACGGTCGTATTAACATGACTCCATCCGGCTTGCAATATAATGGTCAGATCATAGGCCCTGACACCCGTACGTCCGCCGAGTTTTTGGCTACCAAGAAAGATCTTATCAGTGTAAAGGCTAATGTCTTGGATGAGTACGAGGAACTTATGTCTATTTCTAATATAGACGATAAGACCAAGAAGGTTAAGGATGTCAAGAAGAAGGAAGACGTAGATGAAGGTGATAAGGTTAATACGGAGGAATAACGATGACGATCCAAGAAGCGTATCTAAGGTCTTTGCAGAAGAACGAGCAGAATCTCGCCAATGGCGGGATTAAGCTTGATCCCGGGAGGTTCGTGCTTTTGTTCAACGAGGCTCAGGACAGGTTGATAAGATACTATCTTAATAGGAAGGATGATGAGACCATCCGATCTATACAAACTCTTCTGGTATACTGGAAATCGCTTAAGGAGGTTAGTCATATTGATGATCCCGAATCGACATCATTCGGTCTTCCTGATGATTATTTATGGTTCTCAAATATAAAAGGAGCGTTTTCTTATAAAGGATGTGAGGTTGGAGATTTTGTCATGTGGGAGGCTAAGAACGAGAATGTCCATGAGCTTCTTGGGGATGATAACAATAGGCCTTCTTTTGACTATCGGGAAACGTTCTACACCATAGGTGACGGGAAGGTCGTGGTGTATGAGGACGGCTTTCGTACAGACGAGGTCAGGATGACCTACTACCGGAATCCGGTACGGGTGGATCTGGCCGGGTACATCAACGCCGCCGGTGAGCGGTCCACGGACATCGACCCTGAGCTGCCCGATCCTTTGGTGGAGGAGATTTTGGATATGGTCGCCAAGCAATTCAACCTTAACGAGAATGAGTTGCAGAGGTATCGGTTTGATAAGGATAATGTGGCTTCTTTTAAATAAACAACGTTAGTTTTGATTGATAAGCCTGCCCAGAAATGGGTAGGCTTATTTTTTATCATCTTATGCATATTTTCTGGAATCGGAGATTTCTCCGACTCCAGAAATCGTAAGTATGATTTTTGTGTTTTACAAAATATTTAATATAATGATTTTATATTGGAATATTTTTTATCTATATATTTTTATGGTAAAACTTTTATTTATATGTTTGCATCGTATTAAATAATTAAATATATATAATATGAAAACTAATGTTGTTATGATCTCCAAGGATAGGGATCTTTTTGGTGTTACTATCAAGCAAGACACTAAAACGTCTTTCATGTCGTTGACTGATTTACAGGAAGCCTATACCAGGAAAAGGATTCAGGAAGGATGGAATGATAAGAGGATAGAGAATATCCTTTCTAACAAGGAAAGTGCTGAGCGAATATACTATATTCTTGAAAAACAAGGATATATGATAGAAACAGGATTTCCTGTTTTTATGGAAATGGTTGAAAAAGAGTCTCTTATAAAAGTAATGAAAAAGTTTGGCGCTTATAAGACTGTTGGTAGGGGCGAGAACAGGAGAACTATGTGTAATCCTTATATATGGGTTCTTGTAGCTATGGAATTGAACCCTATGTTGTATGCCGAGGTTGTTACGTGGTTAACCGATAAGCTTATTCTTAATCGAATAGAGGCTGGTGATAGGTATAATGCTTTGTCTAGGGCGGCTTCTAGATTTAAGGATGTAGATTATGTTAAGATCGCCAAGGGTCTTAATTATATTGTTTTTAATATCCATGAAAGTATGATCAGGAATAAAGCCACGGAAGCTGAGCTGAAGGAATTGGAGCAAATACAGGGCAATCTTATATGGGCTATAGATATGGGTTATATAAAAAGCTTCGATGAACTTATTGATATGATGAGGAAGATGTATAAGAAAAAGTGGCTTAAATAATGTTTTTACAAAAAATGTAATTTATTTATATGCCTATACACTCGTGATCGTGTTTTATTGTCGTGAACTCGTTTATTATTATGTTTGCGTTAGTGAATGATTTTTAAACTAAAATATTAATTATATGTTGCACAGACCGCAAGACCGGGTACTTTTCGTATCCCCACACGCTAAGATGGTGGATGTTGATTCCATCTTCTTGAAGGAAGGACAGATCGGTATTTATGATACTAAAGATACTTCCGAGAACGGTTGTAAGGCCGTGACTGATTTTACCGGTAAGCCTCGTAACGACAAGCGTTATGAGATCCGTATCGGTCGTAATGAGCAAGCGGCTTCCCGCTCTATCTATGATAAGGATTTTTCCACGCCATTGTTCTCGTTGAATGAGATCACCGAGATTTACGCTTCTTGGCCGAAGAAGGATCACGCTTATGTCGATGACGTTATCTTAGGATACAATGGTGTCTCTGACGACACGGCTTTCTCCGTTTCCAAGGGCGACCGTATCGTTATCCGCTTGATTCTCGCCGGCAGGGCTTTCGAGCTTCTTGGCTACGAGGGAGGTCGTGTTGAGATCAATGACGCTATCCTTTTGGATGATTGCGACAATACCCCTAATCAATGCGAGGAATGTGATCCTTGCGAGGAGGTTGATTTGTTACCCGCCGTATTGAAGTGTATCGAGCGGATGAAGAACCAACCTATTGCCGGTGGTGGTAAATTATCCGATTATATTGATATCATTCCGGTTACAAGATGTACTAATGAGGCTACTGAGCCTGATACGGAGGATGTCAATTTCTATTGCATGGAGGTATGCGATACTGGTGATGATCTGGCGTTGGCTGAGGTTCGCGCTCAATATCCAGGATTGAAGATCGTACGTGAGACTATCGAGGGTAGCATGTCACGTTATAAGGTGATGAAGAAAGGCGCTAAACCGGCTGATTATACTCAACGTCTGATCTCTATCATGAAAGGATGTACGGATTGTCCTCCTAACTATACCGAGGTTAAGGGTGGTTATCTGTATTCTATCTCCTTGGAGGATGACGGTGTCGATATGTCTACTACGGTGGAGTCATTGCCTAACGTTGTAGCCGATACGGTTAATAAGATGAGTCAGATCAAGGGATCAGGTTTGTATATTGCCGCTACTTCCAAGAAATTGACGGATGAGGAGATCTCTACTTTCGTGGAGGCCAATCCTACGGCTATTATCTACTATGTGGCTAAGACATCCGATATGTGTGAGAATCCTACGGTTCGTACCGCTTCTTGGTCAGCTTGTGGTTCTTGCAAGGTATCCACCGAGAAGTATTATATCACGATCCCGGATGATGAGTGCGGGAACAGTGCTTTGGAGGAAATCAAACAGGCTTTCCCGGAACTGGAGATCACTGACTACGGTACTCCTGCGGCTTGCCAGCATAGCTTCCAGACAACGGTATATACTAACATGTTGTGTGATGAGTGCGACAAGGTGTTCGAGGGATTCTTCACCAGCGAGGCTCCGGCGTCTTACCGCAACCGTATGTGGAAGAAATTGGAGTCGGCTCAGGAACTTGGCACTAACTGCAAGTGCGGTATCCGTTTCCGTGGTAAGGAAATGTTATTATCTCCGTCAGAGTGCTTGATGGATAAAATGACTTATGTAGAGGATAGCGTTGAGATCGTTGGCGCTAGCGGAGGTTATCCTGATTCTCTTGACGAGGGGTCTCCTATCTGGTGGGATCAACTTAATTTCGAGAGACTGTCCAGCAAAGCACCACGTACTCATGTCGGCGGTAATATGATGGATGACGAGTTGAAGGGTTACGCTCATTTCAACGGTTTCCCGAAACATCAGGATTTCATGGGACGGACATTCATGAACGAATACAGCCGTGTTGAACAAACAGCCCAATACGTGGACTTCCAGATCACGATTAATCCTCATAGATACTCTCAAGGATTCGGTAAGGTTCTCGCCGATGATCCGGTTAATCTGATCTTACGTGTACGCTATGGCGCTCATGAGGGTGTTCAGGAGATGATCAATATGATCGGTGCTGCCGCTGGTCTTGGTCCGGCCATCGTAACTGAGCCGAAATAAAGAACCTTTTTTGCGTTCATATATTTCCTAAAGGGGAGAGATTCAATTCTCTTCCCTTTTTTGTTATCTTTGAGGCAGTAGAATTAAAATATGATATTATGTCTGCGATAAATGAGTATTTAAAGAGACTGGCTTCCATATTTGGTAGCATGGGTTTCTCCGTTCCGCCAGATGACTTCTCAGGTGTTGTTATAGACGGAAAGACGTATCCGGTCATGATGAGGAATGACGGGTGTTACGTGTACTTCGATGATAAAGGAGTAAAGAGACTTGTAAGCGAGGTCCCTAAAAAGGACTATCAGTTCATTAACATCAAGGACGCCCGTGTGTCGATCGTCAACCAATGTTATCGTACTCCGGGAGGTCAGGTAGAGGCTCGTATCCATACCTATATGAATAATAAGGGTGAGATATTGGCCGAGAAGATATTTATCATCAACTCTTCAGATGTTGATACGCCTATTGGTACGGAATTGGATAAGATTCCTGCCGAGTGGGTAGCTATAGATTGTAGAATAGCGGAGATGACCGATCGGGAGTTGATATTCGTAAGTAAATGTTACGCCACGGAAGGGGGCAAGGTCCAGATCGAGGGCGTTGAGTCGGTAGACCCCCGCCTGAACCCGGAGGTATCCCATTATGAGGTGGTAAATACGACTGACGATAGCAATCCTATCGGTACGGAGTATGATAAGATACCCGATACATGGAGTCGTATAGTATGTGATTTCCCGGACATGACCCAAAGGGAGATAATACCGGTGCTTAAATGCTTTGATACCGGAACCGGAAGGGTGCAGATAGAGGGATATAAGATATTTGATTACGAGATGGGTACCAGAAAGGAATGGTATCGCGTCAAGCAAAGTACCGATCCTGAGAATCCGGTAGGTAAGTTTATCACCAGCATAAGCGATGACTGGGTTGAGGTTGTTTGCGACTTCACGGATATGGAGGACCGGGATATTGAGGTAACTGTAGAATGTTATAAGACACCGGCCGGTAAGGTGAAGCTGGAGGTTCTCACGTCATGGGACGGGAATATAGGAGTTAGGGATAAGAGCTATAAAGTCCTGGAGACTACCGATCCGTCACAACCTGAGGGCGCCAGCTTCAGTTCCTTGCCAGATACGTGGGTAAGGACTGTCTGTGATTTCGACGATATGGAGGAGCGTGACATCAGGTCTTATGTCGAGTGTTATGACGGAGGCAATGGCAATGTCAAGCTTCGTAGGTTGGTTTCTTATGACTCCAAGATAAAGGCAAGATACGTCCGCTTCGAGGTGCTTGAATCGGATGACGCCGGCTTCGTTCCGGGGGCCGAACTGGCTACCCTCCCGGACGGATTCTCTTTGGTGTCTTGTGATTTCACGGATATGGAAGATAGGATGCCTATTGATATCGAGGAGTGTTACAAGACATCAGCCGGAAGCGTGCGTATGAGACATGTGGTGTCTTATGACGGTGATCTTGGGAAAAGAAACCAGTTCTGGGAGATTGTGGACTCGTCTGATAATAGGTATGGGCTAGGAAATAGGATAAATAATATCCCTGCGGATTTTATCCGTGAAAGGTGTGCTCTAGAAAGGTTGGATGATCGTATTGCCAGAAATGCGGTAGAATGTTACTCGACACAGGGAGGATCGGTAAGGATTAAATCCACTTACGTTATCAACCCTTTAAATCATGTTAGGTCGTATAATCATCATGTATTGAGTTCTACAGACAATGATATCCATGTTGGTACTCAATATGCCTCTTTGCCATCTAATTTCGCCCGTATCGAGTGCGAGGAGCCGGATTATATGGATCGACTTATCGATACCACGGAGACTTGTTATGATACCGGAAAGGGTACGGTGAAGATCAGGAGAAAGGAGTCGTTGAACGGAAATCTGGATGTAAAGACTTTCGACTATAAGATCGTTGAGTCTACCGACCCCGATCATCCTATCAATACTACCCCTACGCAGACGATTATTAACGGCTGGACGGTTATCAGTTGTGATCTTAATATCATGGACGTGGATGATTGTTATGAGATCGGTGGTCATAAGATACATTTGAAGGGATTCAGGACAGTCAATCCGGCATTGCAGGATATTAAGTCTATATTGTATGTCGTGTACTCTGATCATCCTGATTATAATGTAGGTGATGAGCTTACGTCTATACCGGATGGGGCTAAGGTGACGATCTGCGATTACGCGGATAAGAGCCAAAGACATATGGTTCCGGTGCGAGAGTGCTATGAGGTGGCCGATGGCCGGTTCTATGTGGAGGGGAGCCGGTTGATTGATAACAATATGGTCGTAGAGCGGACGTCGTTGATGGTGATGGAGTCATCCTCTCCTACCTACCCGGTGGGGACTACGCTGACCGCCATTCCTGTTGGCGCTACTATCGTGGCTTGTTTATGTCAAACCTGTTAATCTGAACGGCTATGGTTAAAGTATGTAATGATTATTTTATGATTGACGCCTTAGCTGGAGGTCAGGTCATAAGGAAAAGGAAATATCGTCGTGAGAATACGATGATAGGATATAAGTGGTATGATTATAATGGGGTCGAGGTTACTGACCCCATTGAGATATCACGTCTTGACGGATTGGCTACTAAGCATCAACGTGTTGATGAGGCTTATGATGATCATGCCATTTTCATGTCGTCAACAAACTACGTTAACAGCGTTTCCGGTATACCTATGGATAAGCATATGGTTGTCGTTGAATGGAGACCGGATAGCGAGCAAGGTTTTGTAACCATGGCTCATGATGAGGGTCTTGATGGGGACAGCTATTATATAGTTGTTATCAATACCGGAGATAAGCAGGCTACGATCTACACCCCCGTGGACCCTGAGGATCCAAAGGATGGGACTTCCCGTGCGGTCGATGGCGATAACGTTTCCGTTGGCGGATCATATGTCTCTATATCCCCCAAGCAAGTAGAGAGGATAAGGGTTACTTTCCGTGATGGTAAATGGTATTATGAGTTAGTCACAAAAACATATCCTAGTAATACTGGAGGCATTAAGATCGGGGATGTTGATTTTGTGACGTTCAGATATTTATGGGAATCAAGTTCCGGAAGGGACTTGGACACGATGACGGAAGCCCTTAATTCTAATGTTCCCACCATAGATAATCTTGCTGTAGGTTGGTCTGGCCCCGGAAATGGAGATAGCTCTGTTAGAGAAGTTCTTAAATGGGGTGGTGATAATACCGGTTCTGGTAAGGAATGTGTTTGGATGTCGGTGAAGGATTTAAGGGCTAAATATTATGATATCCTACCTGAAGAGACGTATTTCATGGCCTACGCTACATGGTTTGGATCTAAAGGTACGGGTAAATGTTCTTTTGAACTTGTTGGATACAAGGGAGGTACGATGAGCCAAGATGGATATAATTTCATCAATACCGGTGGATCTGTGGTGTATCAAAATACGTATGATTTTGTTTGTCATACCAGTAAGGGTTCATCTACGTATAAGACATCCTACGAGAAGGTGGCTCGTGTTACCTACAATAAGCTCACTAACGAGGTTTATATGTCCATCGGCGACGCTATAGATCAGGAGGATAATTATGATAAGTTAGAGCGAGAGATCAATAATATAAAGGAAAGACTTAGCGATGTCGAGAGCGAGTTGGCTGTCGTAAGACGTATAGCTGAAGGCAAGAACACGGCGTATATCTTTGATACGGTCGATGCCATGAATGAGTGGCTGGCGGTCCCGGAGAACACGGCTAAGCTCCGTGTGGGTGACAGCCTCTGGATTAGGGAGCAGGATGTACCTGATTATTGGTGGGATGGAACTCAGGCTTTAGAGCAGGAAGGTCCGAAGGTTGATTTATCTCCTTATTATACGAAAGACGAGATTAATAATATTGTCAATGATATCAATCAGAAGATAGAGGATAAGAGTACGTCTATTATCTTCGATACTTATATCCAGATGAAGTCTTTCGTGGATGATCCAACTAACGCCGATAAGCTTAAGGAAGGTACCATCTTGTTGATACGAGAGAAAAACGTACCTGATTATTATTACGATGGTGCTGGGATAGTCAAGATGGAGGCTGACGTAGAGCAATGTCTTTATATTACTTTAGCTAATAAGCCTACGGAAAGCACTATAAGTTATACCCAAGATCGGGAGGTAACTAATTTCGCTCCGGGAGCTATAGCTAGGTGGATTGACGCTGACGGGAATAATGTGTTTTATAAGCTTGTAGAGATAGTAGGTGGTAAGGCTAAGTGGATTACCCTTATCGATACTAAATACGGTAATGTGACGCTACAGAGTACTTACGACAAGAATTATGAGATCGTAAATATCGTATCTGGGTCTAGGTTGCAGGCTATAAATAGCGAGAAGAATGATATCAAGTTCGTTAATAGTGCTACGGGTAACGTGACTGTCGTGTTGAATGGTACCGTATCAGGGGGAGCCAAGAAGCTGGTGAGTATGCTGGCTGTGAACGAGGTAGTCTTGACCCCCGGAGCGGCGGTGTCGTTTACCCGGAACGGCGATGAGTTCGTGCTCACGGAGTTGTTTGGCGTTACTATCTTCCCGGATCTGGCGGATGCCAACCGTGAGGGAGAATGGGTGATGAGCGTAGGAGTAACCGGTAAACCGATCCTTATGGAGGTAAAGGAGATGCGTAAGTGGGATGAGAGTATAACTAGGGAGCTTACTATAGATGAGCTTAACGAGAAGTTCCCTAACGTGGATATCGGATTCGCTGTCGTATGCAAGACCATCAACAAGGTATATGAGATGGTTAACGGATACAAGGAATGGGTGTCTTATGATATAACCTCAATTAGTTGATATGGGATTTTTAGTAGGATATGATACGGCCCTGTCCTCGGTGACGTTTTATGTTAACGAGGATAGGTTCCCTTGTTATAATGGGAAGGATGCTGATTATGTGCCTGATCCGATAGCAGATTATGATGCTTTTAATCGTAATCTCAGGTTCTCGGCAAACAATCCAGGATTCGTGGACGTCGATTGGGGTGACGGGACAAAGGATCAATACCCTTTGGTCAAGATGTCTGACGGTAGTTATAGGGTAGTATTCAGGTCTTTAGATATTGAGTACAAAAAGAATCCTGACGATACTACATGGTGGTATAGGAAGGAGGATGGATCTCAGTATATACCGGTTCCTCCACATAAGTATAGCGATATCAGGCGTAGGGAGGTTACGATGAGGTTCTCTAACGTAATCGATGGGGAGTTCAATATGGAGGGTATTGTCCTCCATGAGTTTCCTGTAGTTAATCTACCTAATATAACTTATTTGGCTATGGTCAGGTCCGTTTTAAAAAATGGAGATATCCCATATGACAGGATAAGCAAGAGCGTTAATCTTCGTAATATACAGATGGGGTCTTTTTCTCACCCTGGTGTTTGGGATAATTGGCCGGAGGGGTTTTTAAAAATGAAAAGATTGAAGTATTTTGGGTGTAATTTCGTTTTTAATTTCGCTGATAATCCTGATTCTAATTGGAGAAGATTCTCTGAATGGAAGAATCTTACTGAATTTAACTTCAACTGGTGTAACATCCCTTCTTATGATCCGGCTTTTAATTCTATTCCAGCAAAAGGTATAAACATTATAAGCAATCGGAATAATATACCTGTATTTGATGAGGTGGATAAGGTTGGAGATGATAAGACAGGCGTTACTTTTATGGGTAGTGGTAGCTCATGGAAACAAGATCTGGTAGGAGGTAAGTTGAATAAGATTCAGGGCACGTATTGTAATTCAGGCACGGTGCCGGTAGACGATCTCCCAGATTGGTTGTATGAGGTAAGGGAATTTAGGATATGGACTTTGCGTGATGGTGGTACATTTATAAATACGCAGGAGAGGGCTGATACATTCGTAAATACATTTTATGATAAGATAATGTCGTGGAGTTATATAACGATGTCACAGACGGCTTCTGACGGCAACAGGAATCAGTTTTATAAACTTACCTTAGATTTATATACTGCCGTAGCTCCTACTAATAAGAGACCATCTGGCGTTTATCAAGCCCCTGAGGGGTTTGTTAAGGGTGTTAGCAACGGTAATCCTACGACGCCTATGGAGAAGGTGTATGTACTTACCAACAACTACGGGCAGACATGGGTGTTGGCCCCGGCGCCAGCCTCCAAGGCCGCCCTTACGAGGGCAAGGCGGGCGGGGAAGACTAGGATCGCCCCGTTCGTCCTTGGCGTAAAGGACGGTCATGTATCAGTATTTAGCGGAGACGTATTGGATGATAATATGAGTAAGTATAATTTCGCCGACAAATACGAGGCCATAGATATCTGCAACGATCTGGGATTGGACGGCTCACCGGTTGTCGAGTATTTCAGGAGAATAGAGGAGGGAGAGGTATGAAGTTGATATGTAAGGATACGAATAAAGAGTCTATAACCTTTTTTACTAAAGGCAAATACGCTTTTAGGGGAGTTAACAGGAATGATACTACTGATGATGTGCCTGATCCTATATTGGATGGTAATAATTATAATGAGACTATAGGATTTTATTCCAATACTCCCGGCATGTGCGAGGTTGATTGGGGAGATGGGAATAAAGAGCAATTCCCTTTTGTAAAGGCTAGGAGTGGATCTATATATGGTCAATATAGGTTGATGTTTAGGAGAAGGGATATAAGTTATCGTAAGAATCCGGATAGCCATCCATGGTGGTTTTATAAGGAAGATGGGAGCGAGTATGTTCCCGCCCCCAATCATGCTTATGATGATGGCATGGATAAGGAGCGTGTGATATCCATGTCTTTTACCAATGATGTTACGATGATGGAATCCTATAGGATTATGATGGTAGGTTTCCCTATACTTGATATACCTAGCCTTATCAATATAATTATAAATATTCCTGGGGATCGTACCATAACAGATATACCAAAGGATAGGATAATGAGATCGGTAAATATAGAGCGTATAACATTAAGTGAGTTTGGTGTGGATACGTTGACGTCCATCCCGGAGGATTGGAATAGACTAACTAAATTGAAAGGTCTGAATTTGTCCAATTCTATTGACTTCAGTGATACCGAAGCTTCCAATATAAGGAAATTCCCTTCCATGTGGCCTAATTTGGAGATGTTGCATTTAGCTGGTGGAAGGGTAAGGTTATATCCTAAGGAATGGTTATCATTCAATAATTTAAAAGAATTGTATTTAAGTCCTGGTAATGCCACATCATCGTTTGATCCTAACACATGCCCGGCTATGGATGAGGTGGATAAGATAAATTCTAGTTTAAAGATTTTCGATCATATAAATAGATGGTATGGACCTGTCGTGAGTTGGCATCCGTATATGAGCGGTAAGGGATTGGGAAACATTGAGCGTATCGACGCTTCATACGGTTATAGTAATATAGATGTAAGTAATCTCCCGGATTATATATATGAGATGAGGTCTATGAATAGCTTTTATATGTATCGCAGCTTGTCAACCCAAAGTCGATGTGATACGTTTATATCGACATTATATGAGAAGGTGATGGGGTTTGATTATCTCACTATGTCTTCCTCTGCTTCCGATGGCAAAAGAAATCAGTTTTATGGATTGTATCTAAGTATGTATTTAGCTTCCAATCCTGATGATAAAAGACCTAGTGGCGTATTACAGGCTCCCTCTGGTTTTATAAAGGGTCAGTCTAATGGCTCTCCGTCGACTCCTATGGAGATGGTTTATGTTCTTATGAATAATTATGGATGGAGGTTTAGTATGGCGCCAGAGGCTTCGGTGTTAAGGTCAATACGATCTTTTGATATTGACACGAGGTCGTATAAGCCATATAAGCTTATCGTATTTGACGATGGGCGTACCTTTGTAGGCAATGGAGATGTTTTAGCTCATGATACGGATAAGGTATTATCGTTTGGGGGTCAACCAGAAGGGGAGTATTTATGTGATTCTATGGGATTGGACAGGAATGTTATTGTAGAATATTTTAACAAGATAGGTAATGGCTAAGACATTATATAAATACGAGGCATCATCCAACAAGTTCGTGTGGTTCACCACATGGGATAGGGCACTTAGAAATTATTATACCGATGATTATAATTATGTACCTGATCCTGTCGTTGGTAATCCTTATAATACGTTTGTCGAGTTTAGATCCAGAAAGCCCGGTATGGCTAATGTGGATTGGGGGGATGGAATAAAGGAGCAGTTTCCTATGACCAAGGTTCAAGGGGAGGATAATTATCGTATTATATTCCGTTCTTTAGCGATACAACATAAGAAAAATCCCAATACTACGTGGTGGTTCAGGAAGGAGGATGGATCGCAATACGTACCTATAGATAATCATGCTTACGCTGATGGGAGGAGGGACGTACAACGGGCTGTGTCGATAGCTTTTACTTGTGATATTTATTATGCCAATATCCAAGTTTGCAAGATGACATCTTTCCCGATTGTGGATATACCAGGACTTGAGTTTTTGGTCGTATCCCATACGCTGTATGTTAATGACGGTATACCTGTAGACAAGTTGTCAAGATCCAAAAAGTTAATTTATATCGATCTTCAAAATATAGGGCAAAGAATGACCGTAATTCCTGAGGCTATAACCAGTAAGACAGAGGTATATTATTTAAATATGTTTAATATGCTTGATCTTAGGGATATAGAATCTAGCGGAATAAGGAATATAAAGAATATGAAAAATCTTCAAACCCTTGAATTGTCTTCATGTTATTTGGATAGGTATATAAAGGAGTTTAATGATCTTCCTAAATTAACTTCGTTGAGAATACATCCTGGCCCTTCTGATATGTGGAATTATTTTGATATAAATACCCTCCCTTTTTTCGAGGTAGATAAGATAAATCCTAACATTACTAATTTTGATTTTTTAAATGACTGGGTAAGTGGAGAAAGGAGGACGGGTTGGAATGATGATAATATGTCGGGTAGAGGATTGGATCATCTTACAGGTTTTTTCGTCTATCATAGTAATAGTATTAGAGTGGATAAGCTGCCAGATTATATTTATGAGATGAGGTCTATTACACGGTTTGTGATGGATTATTCCACTCATAGCCAAAAAAGATCAGATGATTTCGTAAACTCCTTCTACGACCTTGTTGTAGGATGGGATCAGATTACCATGGCATCCGTGGCCAAAGATGGGGAAAGAAATCAGTTTTATGGACTTGCGGTTTCTATGTATGGTAGTCAATATCCTGACGAGAATCAGCGTCCTTCCGGCACGGAGCAGGCCCCAGAGGGATTCGTGAAAGGCTCGTCCAACGGGTCTCCCGCTACACCTATGGAGAAGATATATGTGCTAAAAAATAACTACGCCCAGAGATGGACGATAAAACCGGCTTAATATGGATAGAAATGATATCATAAAAGAACTTGGATTGTATTTTGATATAGTAGAATTGGTATGTCCTCATACGTACAATAAGTGGAAGGACAGATCGTGGCAGTTTCTTGATACAGCGTTTCTCCATAATCTTCTTATATTACGGAGGGATATAATTAAACAGCCTATGTATTGTAATAATTGGGACAAGCAGGGGCAGTTTTCCCAACGTGGTCTTAGATGCAACATCTGCCAGATAGTTAAGGATAAGAAAGATGTTTATCTATCCGCTCATGTGTTGGGTAAGGCTGGGGATTTCGATGTCAAGTCAATGACGGCGGAACAGGCCAGAGGCTTGATTTTGGATCATCAAGATATGTTACCATATCCTTTCCGGCTTGAAGGGAAGGTGGGTTGGTTGCATTTTGATAGCCTTGATACTAGGAACGGTATACATGCTGTGGTGTTTTAGGTACTTAATGGTATAGTAGTTAACTTTGCGAGTAGGGTACAAAATGAAAGACAAAGACATGATAGAGCGAGTAGGGGCTTTGTGGAATATTGCGCTTGCGTATGGTGCCTCTTGTTGGGCTTACTTCCAGCCAGTGCATCATTTATTGATTGTATTACTTATAGTATTAATAGCTAATTTTTTAGCTAGGTTAGCGCAAAGCATAAGGGGCTGGAAGCTCCGACGGAGTCGTAGAAGAAGGTTTAGTTTTAAGAGATGGTTTAGGGAGGTCAGGTTTACTGATATTCTTAAGGAGTTCGCTTTGTCCTGTTTTATAGTAATGACATTATGTGTTATATATAAGACGTTATACCCGATCGAGGAGGAGGCTAGCATGATACTTACCGTTACCAAATATGGGGTGTATATAGCCCTTGTTGGATATGTGATGCTTTTCTTGAATACGATAGGGGATGCTTTCTCTGACGCTTATTTGGTGAAGGTATTCAAGGCTGTATTCAAGAGAATAAACGTGTTCAAGATGTTTAGCTTCTCCAAGAACATACCTGATGAGACGTTTGACGATATAAGGAGGATTGCCGATGATGAGGTTAAGGATAAGTCTTAGGGCTGTTTTTTGTTTAGGTCTGTCGCTGTTCCTGTCCTCTTGCGGAAGTAGGAGGCAGGTTAGCGAGGCGTCTATTGATAGCCGGCTGATAAGCAGGATAGAGACGATGATAGATGAGGTTGTAGACCGTAAGGTGGTGGAGATAAAGACATCTGATCTTAATGCCGATATCGTTATAACTAAGAGGAAGTTCGATACGGACAAGGATGTTGATCCTGCCACGGGGGAGCGACCGGTGTCCTCGCAGACAGATACCCATATCGTCATCGGCCGGCGGGACAGCACGGTGACGGCCGATTCCGTTGGAGTCAATAAGACGAGGAATGATATAAAGGATTTGGACAATAAGATAGATATCAAATCTAAGGATGTAGATGATAAGAAGGGATCAAGATGGCCTATAGCGTGGATAGTGGCTGGTATCTCGATGATATTGTTGGTATTGGTATATATATTAAATAGGATAAAGATTTTATGAGAAGAAGAATGTTGAATAATAATAATGATGATCTTGTTGATGAACATACAAGGTTTTTGATGAGATTTGATAATAATTTTAAGGTTGATGGATACCCCCCCCTAATATTGAGGATGGTTTAAGCATCAAGGGAGGGGAGTTTATTAAAGATTCTACAAGGACTGGATACAAATACACGAATACGTCCGATTCTTATGGAATGATCGATACATCCAATGTATTGTCATCCATTTATTTTAACGATGGAGATCCATTTACTATTGATTTTTGGTATAAGCCATTAGTTGTCATTGGTGGCTGCGCTGTTGGTCATGAATGGTTTAGCGGTATTTTTTATTTTGGTATAGCTAATGAAAATGGCTTATGTTTGTATTTCGCCACTTATAGAGGATCATATGGGATCAAGGCAGGTAATGTAAATGTTGGTAAATGGTATCATGTTGCTATGGCAAGGGATATTAACAATAAGTTGTTTTGTTTTATAGATGGTATTCTTGTAGGTCAGTTACTATGCCCTAGTTATTCGTTGAGGTTATATAATATAGATCTTAATAGACAAAGGGATGGCAGTAATAGAGGATCTTTTGTGATAGATAATTTCAGGATAAGCGATGTGGCTAGATGGGTATCTGATTTCACACCACCCACCTAAATAAAAAAATGGACTATGATCTCTCACCGTCCATTATCTAATTAGTTTTTAAAGGATATGCAAATATCATAGAGGTCAGTCCCGGATTCGAACCGGGGTATATGGTTTTGCAGACCACCGACTAAACCACTCATCCAACCGACCGCATTGCAAATATATAATTTTGTCTTTGACCAAACAACCTCTTTGACCAGATTTTTACTAAACTAGAATCTTCCTTAAAGAAAATCCCTTATCTAGTAGATACTAGGTGAGGCAATATCTTTTTAAGGTCTATACTTGTTGACACCAAAGGGAATGTGGCGGCCCCGTAAGGCGGGGCAGGAGGTATCCCCACACGGCCGGCCAGGAGCGGAGCGACTCGTTGCCTACCTCCATTTTCCCCTTGGCGTATTACGCTTAAGCGTTGGAAAGAAGTAAACATATCAATGCATTAACGTCTGATGTAGGTAGTTGTTTGTCGATTAAAGATCCATAGACAACATAAGTAGATGTCAAAAATACACTAAACTAAATTATTGATATAAGTTATTGTTGAGATCTTGATTTTTCAATCTACTACATATTTTCATGTTAATGTAATTAAGTTATATACTTTAGATAATAACAAAGCGTTAGCTAACTCTTTTTAATCAATCAACTTATGATATAAATAAAGAAAATCTTTATAATGAGACTCCCTTCTTAAGGGGGCGAAAGTTTCTTATATCACATGTCACAAAATAGACAACTGTGTTTATAAAAGAAGGTGGATAAATAAATTCATCTCTTTTCTTAACTATCCCTACGATAGTCTCCCTACGCAATGTCCAAGTTGGATTTCGACCATAGCGATTGCCGTAAAAAGCCGTGATCATAAACAAAAAAAATGAGTACTTTCACAAGCACTCATTTTGAAATGACAAAGTTTTTAGTACCTTTGTGCTAAAACCAAATCTAATTATGGCAAAGATAATGCTTATATTTGATCAATTCGTCTCTTCCTCAGAAAAAAAGAGGATGTCAGAAGAAAATAGGGCCTTGAGGAGGGATTCCGGCAAGGTCATCCTACCTTATTTGTTTAATGATAATGCTAATCCTTGTTGCGATAACCCTAGGATAAAGCGTAAATCATCATCCAAGTCAGAGATACTTGAGAAGCCGATATCGGAGACGCTGATAGGCATTCTTATCATATGCCTTGACCCTATAAGGTTTAGGTCGCTGGGGATTCAATACAACATCAAGTGGTTCTATTATTTTGTGAATGAAATAGTTAATTACTATATCAAGCATCATCGTCTTGGTGGTGATAATCTTGCTTATCAGATAAAGTTAGTTAGGTGGCTTTTGATCAGTTATGTTAACGTGGCTGTTGTTCACGGTTATTATGCTATGGTAAGGAAGGCGAAGAAGGAGCATCCTGACCTTTTTGTACATAGTAACAAGGCGAGGTATTATTATTGGAAAAATTGCCCTCCTAAGTATCGCAAGCTAGAGGATGAACGAAATATAAATAATCCTACCTATAAAGCCCATGAGTGCAATAGGAAGCGTGCCGAGGATATCAAACGTGTTGTTTATGACTCCATGGATTCGATCAGGAAACGTGACCTTAAGGATTTTGTGTCTTCCAAAAACAATGGGGTGAGCATTTCTTTTAAGGAAAAGGTTCAGAACAAGGTCAGGAAGAAGGGCTTTGGTAATGTCAGTATCAAGACCATAGAGAGGGCTATAAAGAGCTATTTAGATGAGCGTGGTGTCACTTTCTCTGAGTTCGTCGATGGGGTGAGGAAGTTGGATAGGAAGATAAAGGAAGTCAAGTCCGCTTTTGGCAAGGTTAAAAGGATTAAGATCTTTGGCGTCAAGGCTTATGATTATGTGTCTGGAGATGAGATAGTTGATGAGTTTGGTATGGCCGCGTTGTCTGATGAGGTGTGGATTCCTGATAATAGCACACCGTTCCTTGACGATTATATTGAATCGCAGTATTTGTCTAACAATTTTAATTTCTAATATTATGGTTAATATAAAATCACATGACTTTTATACGGTGTTTGATGATAAGAAGCAACTTTTTAAAGTATCATCATTATTTGATTCTTTAGATGAATCTGAAGATATAATCAAAGATTTGATGGATTCTGGCACATTCATGTATGTTGTTGACGAACGACTGTCTATGATATGGGTGGATATATTTATGATGATAGAGCTTCTTGGGGAATATGATGGTGGGGATGTTAAGGATTTGGCTATTAAATGCTCTTCTCTCTATTTGAAAGATAAGGTGATGCGTTTAATTGTCGATTATGTCAATTGCGATTCTGATGATTATGATGATAGCGTTGATCCTATATTGAGTTATTGTAGCAATCTTATTCATAGTGGTGATGGGAATATTGATTATCTGCCATTGTCCGACATGGTAAGTTTGAATGTAGGAAATTATATGTCAGATGACATGTTGAAGCTATTTGATATTGCCAAGGAAGACAATCGCATAATATCTATATTGTTTGTTTTGTTAAGTAGACCGTATGTTGACGATTATGGTTTTTTTACTCTTACTGATTTGCTTTCTATGATGATTGATAAAGGTTTTATTGGTGATCGTGATGATATAGTGAATGCCTTAGGCTTATCTTAAAGTAGGTTTATTATATTGGTATGACCCTATTTTGTATCTTTGCTTAAAAGTAGTAAAGATGAATCAGATAAATATCATACCTAAGATAATTCATGATAAGTTCGCCGCAAGGATTATCATGGATGATTACGATATAGAGAAACCTATCGTTATTACTGTCGTGGCCAGACGTAACGATGGTGAGTATAATACCCAGATATTGACATACCCGACATCTGGCGTTGATTATGAGGGTAATGTAAGGATGGTGTTTTTCGATGTCGCTAGGTCTCATGTTTGCCAGATAACATCGGTATTTATCAACGGTCATGAGGTTAAGACATATTATACCGATGTCCCGGATCTTGATATGCAGGCTCGTTATGACGATAGCTTATGCCGGTACGATAAGAAGGTTAATATGAATGATATTAGGCTGTCGTTTCAGGTGCTAGAGACACGTGATCCCAAGGTGCTTCAGGTATTGGATGAGTCCGAGTGGGGGCTGCTGGAGGACAGGAAGGCGATTATCGAGATCACTACTCCGGGCATGTCCGACCCCGTTACGTTGTTCCTTGGCAAGAATCAGGTCAATACCTTTACCAGCCTAACACTAGGTCTCAATTGCTTTAATTACGATGATTGTAATGTCAAGTACCTTGATCTACCTGATGGTATATATGATATCAAGATCATAGGTAGCCCTTCTGCTTACAACTTCAGTCGCAAGTATCTTAAGACGGATCTTATACGCAGACGTCTTGATCGGCTATGGATTAAGACTGATGTCCTATGCGAGGACAAGAATAAGGATTTTATAAATAAGATACAGGAGATGGAAACACTTATGGTCGTGGCTGAGGCTAACGTCAGGCTGGATAATATAGAGGCGGCTCATGAGATCATTGATCGTGTAGGAGAGCTTCTTGAGATGGCTACTAATTGCGTGGATTGTTGAATTTTAAAGATATAATTATGGGTTGTAATACTTGTAAGGAAAAGGCGTTAAAGGCCGAGAGAGAAAGGATTGAGAGAAGTATGATGAATCGTCCTTCTTCTACCGTTGTTAGCGATAGGGAATATGCTTCTAGAAGCACCGCCGGTTGTATGGTCATGCTCGATCCGTTGAAGACAATGGAGCGTGACGTGGTGAGCATATACAAACAGACCCGTACCATAGGTGACGTGGGTATCGTCTATCTCAACATGCAGAAGAAGATCCGTGAGTGGATCAAGAACCTGCCATATGGATGCCCGCCTGATGAGGAGGTACAAGAAATGAGAAAGGAGATTCTGGATGGGCGCGCAATCTATATCAAACCTTGATAGAATAGATCTATGTAAGGTCGTAGATGAGTGGTTATCTTGCCAATGGGGTAGATACATGAGGTATCATAGGTATAGGATCGGGGACAAGCCCGATATATCCTATTGGGGTAAGATAATTCGTCTGCAAAGGTCATTATGTGATAATGATTGCGGGTTATGCCCGGATGAGGTGAGATCGTTAAAGGAACGTGTTAATAAGTTACTGGCATAGTTGAATGAATTATTTATTTCATAAATAATGTTTATGTTTATACTATAAGATATTAAAAATGAGATTAGTTGAAAGACATATCGTAAAAGACAACCGGTTTGAGGATATCTGCCTCAAATCCGGGTTGTTGTATAATTATGCTCTTTTCAACGTCAGGCAAGGGATATTCGATGGTAATTATTTGAAGGAATATGAGTTCTCTACTAAACTCTGCAAGGAGAATCAGATTGATTTCAGGAATTTACCTACAACGGTATCTCAGCAAGTCATAGCCCAAGTTTTCTCGTCGATAAGGTCTTGGATCAGATCAAAGAAGGAATATGAGAAGAATCCTTCTAAATTTCTATCAAGACCTAAATTGCCTAAATACAAACGAGGCAAGAAGCAGAATATGGTAGTCTTTACGACTTCTGCTTGCAGATTGAAAAACGATGGTTGTATCCATTTTATCAAAAATATAATCCAGCCAATCAAAACTAAAATAGGAGAAAACAAGTTATGTCAGGTTAGGATAATCCCGCAAGCTACATGCTATGTGGTTGAGGTTATTTATGAGAAGAAGGAGCAGGATCTAAACCTGAATAAGGATAATGTTCTTTCGATTGATTTGGGATTGAATAATTTATGTACATGTATAAGTAATGTAGGTGTCAAGCCTTTCATTGTAAACGGTAAGATTATAAAATCCTTCAATCAGTGGTATAATAAGAAGAGAGCTAGATTGATGTCATATATTGGCGATAAGGGAACTTCAAGGAGACTAAGACAGCTAAATAATTATAGGAATTTTTGGGTAGAAGATCATATTCACAAGATCAGTAGATTTATCGTCAATTATTGCATTTGTAATAACATAGGCAGTCTTGTGATAGGATTAAACAAAGGATGGAAAAACGGTATTAATCTCGGTAAGAAAATAAACCAGAAATTCGTTGAGATCCCGTTCTCTAAACTCATTGACAAGATTTCCTACAAATGTAAATTAGTTGGAATAGGGTTTCAAACCAATGAGGAATCCTATACCTCCAAAGTAGATCATCTGGCTTTTGAGAAACTGTGCAAGCATGATATTTATCTCGGCAAAAGAAAGAAACGTGGATTGTTCCAAAGCTCTATCGGAAAGCTGATTAACGCTGATGTCAACGGAGCTATTGGGATTGGAAGAAAAGTATTCGGTGATTCTTACGTCAGTAGGATAATCGATAGTGGGTTGGCGTTTAACCCGGTTAGAGTAAACATTTTGTGATATAAATATTAATCTAATTAATAAGATGAATAATTTTAATAAACGTATAACTCCGTCCACTTGCGTACCCTACGAGGGCGATCTTCCAGAGTGGTCAAAATATAAGGACTCTGGTGAGTGCGTTATGATCTCCGACGTGATAGAGGAGATCTATGAGGAGCTTATCCGTATCAGGGAGGCTATAGATGTCCGGGATCTTGGTGAATCTTGCGTGAAGGTAAATGGTGATAAGACTGTAGCTAAAATCCTTTATGCGTTAGAGGATAAGATATGCAATGGGTAACGAGCCATAGTCCAAAAATGGACGATGGTGATAATCAGATGTATAGATATTGATTTATGAGGATTGCTAGATGTTAAGCCACTGTAAATCAAGTATCCAATTTGCAGGGAGTCTTCTAAACAAGTAGGTTAGATAGATACTCTTGTAAGTTGTAAAGTATCTTTATGCGTTGGATATAAAAAATAGCCAATTGATTTGTCATAGACGATTCAATTGGCTATTTTTGTATATCCATCATATCTCACGATATAATGGATATAGGTTATTTATTATGAGTGCAAATATAATTATTTCCAATGATTCTACGAAGGCTAGTAGTGGAATTTTGGCGTCCAGATCCAACGAAAAAGGATTATCTACAATATTTAGCTACAATGGTAGTGATATAACTTTCAAAACAGAGAACGGTATTACTTATGTGAATGCTACCGAAATGGCGAAGCCGTTTAAAAAGAGACCAAATGATTATTTATCGTTATCTTCTGTAAATGAGTTAATTAATGCCATTACCAGAAAATATGGTAATGCTGATTTTCAGCCTGTTACGATTATCAGGGGTACGGTTAATCCTGGCACATGGATGTGTGAGGATCTGGCTTTAGATTTCGCTCAGTGGCTTAGCGTTGATTTCAGGTTATGGTGCTTGGACAGGATTAAAGAGCTTCTCACTACAGGCAAATGCGTGATTCCTGATTTTAATGATCCTCCCGCCGCTGCTGAGGCTTGGGCTAAGGAATATCGTGGCAGGGTTGCCGCCGAGAAGCTGGCGTTAGAGGAGAAGGCTAAAGCTGAGGAGGTGGCTAAGGTTCTTGAATCGAAGAGAGAGGATATAGAGTTTTCCGAGTCATTTATCATGTCTGGAGAGTCAGATTTGCTGATAAGGGATTTGGCCAAGAAACTTGAGCAGAATGATATAATCATAAGTGATAGATGTCTACGTGATTTTCTTGTTAAGATAAAGATAATAGTCAAAAGGGTTAAGGTTAATGGAGATTGGGAGATTACGGCTAATGCTGTAAGGAAAGAGTTTGCTCATTATCGTGATAAGAATATATGCACCGAATCTGGTAAGGTTATATATGCTAGGACTATTTACATAACAGGCAAGGGATATAAATACATATTGTCATCTATAAATGGTAGCAAGAAAAGTGATTTCATATTGTGTGGAGGTATGTTTAGGGACTATGGGGTGTTCGCCGGATCGGAATCGTTTAATCACTGGGATAATTAATTCCATTTTTGCCCAAAACTTGATAATCAGGTAACTGAGTATTTGCATCTACGGTTATGTGTCTCATATCGGTAAAATATTTATCTTTGTGACAAAGTGAATTACGATGATATATGGAAATAAAGAAATAGTACGGACGTTCACCAGAAACAACCCACCTGCCGGGTACGTGGGCGGCTCTGTTGACTACCGGGTCCCGGCCGATGTTTATTTTGGCGATACGCAGGAGGAGGCTGACAGCAAGGCTGAGGATGATATCAAAGCTAATGGTCAGGACTACGCCAACACATATGCCGACATAATACCGTCCGTATGGTATAATGATCAGGTATGCGATGAGTTTATTAAGAACAATTGCGTAAGCGGTAAGGGATCCAAGGAACAGATATGTGTAGAGAAAGGTAGGTTTGTGTCATACGTATCCAAGAAAGACGCCAATGATAAGGCTAGGGTGGAGCTTGGACGGATCGGGCAGGGGGAGGCCAACTCCGTCGGGGCTTGCTGCGAGGACTGGGCCTCACAGCCTTTTCGTGGCTTGTTTTACAAGAACGATTGCGAGGCTGGCACATCAGGCAAGGAAGGTATTGTATATGAATTGCCAGCCGGAGCTATCATATCCGATATATCCCAGATAGATGCCGATACGTTAGCCTATAGGAAGTTCATGAAAGAAGGTCAGGAGAAGGCTAACGCCGAGGGTAGTTGTTCACCTGTATTCTATAATACGAAGATCGGTGATTGGTTCGAGAAGATATGTCCGTTCGGATATAAGTCCGGTAAAGTATATTACTCTATCAAAGCCAACAGGTTTAGGTCATGGATATCGGTTGAGGATGCCAACGCCAAGGCTCGTGAGGTCTTGATGGTAGAGGGACAGGAGTACGCTGATCTTAATCTTGAATGCGAGAAATGGATTGAGAATATCGATCAAGAAGATCAGTGTTATTGGTAAGAATGCTTTTTTGTTTTTCCACAATTTATAGATTAGTGTTTGGAGGAGATTGCATATCTCCTCCATTTTTTTTGTAAAAATATCAGATATAATAAGTTTATATATTGTAATACACTTGTTTGTCTATTGAATATATTTTATATTTGCATACCTATCTATTCATCTCGAACCGATAGGTATTATGTTTAATTTAAAATATTGTTCAAAGTTATGAAAAGTAGAGTTGAAATCAAATCTTCTGATAGGAGATTGATGGGTGTTGTTATACCTGCGCTCAGTGATAATGGTTTTGTTAACATCACTTTAGCTATGAAAGTCTTATCTGACGATAGGCTTAAGAAGGGCTTATCTCCTAAGAAGCTTAATGATATTATTAAGTATGATGGTTTCCAGGAGAAATGTAGGGAAATAATTAGTAGATTGGAAAACAGGGATTTATGTAAGCGGATAAATATCAGCCTACAAAATAAGACTCTAAATCTTAGTGATTTAAATAAAATGGGATTAGCATGTCGAAAAGGTAAGGGGGATGGTCAAATGTGGTATATGAATCCATATCTTTTCCTTGTGGTGGCCATGGAAATGAGTCCTGAGGTTTGCGCCGATGTTGTAATGTGGTTTGTTGATAATGTTGTGGGGATAAGAAATGCCGCTGGTGATGCTTATATAGAGATGTGCAGTAGTGTATCTTCGCTTATAAGTGATAAAAGTAATTTAAAGGAGTTGTTATCAAGGATAGCTAAGGGTATAAATTTTGTTGTTTTTGGAGTACATGAAGAAGGGATAAGGAATAGAGCTTCTTTTGAGGAATTAGATATGATAGTATCAATAGAAAGGAATATATCTTATGCTATTAATGCTGGATATATAAAAGACTACAATGGTGTTATAAATGATTTGGGAAGGCAATGGAAAGAAAGATGGGGTAATCCTGTTCTTAAATTGAAATCTTGATTTTATTTCGTTGTTATAATTCTAGGGTACAGGGGATACGAATGTCGTATCCCCCTGTATTGTTTAATGAGGTGTGTTATCCTGTTATTAAATCAAATCTGTATCTTTGCTAAAAACAATAATATTATTGATATGTGTAATTTAGGTGGTTGTTGTCATGATCATTCACGGGAACGTCCCGAAGAGTGTTGTCATGGCGTTAAGATAGATAGGTTTCTTAATAAATGCCCTAACGATCCTTGTGATCCTTGCGATCGGGATTGTCAGGACGAACCTTGTGTTGGTTATGGATGTCCTATAACCTTGTATGATAAATGTGTCTTATACTCAGGCGATGAGTTGGTGGCGGATGGTATAGAGAAAGGTAATGACATTTCTGTCGTTATAGACTCATTGAGGCGTATTATAGCGTCTAGGGATAAGCAGATAGATTTATACCATCGTGAGGTTCTGGATTTGAAGAAGATTATAAACGAGCTTGTCAACGCCGGTGGTAGCGGCGGGGATAACGATACGGAAGAGGAGACGTGGTAATGAATGGTTGCAACAAAAAACAATACAGGCCTACTGTAGACGATACGAAAGTACCGTGCTCTACGTACATGAGTACCGATTGTATTTATCCTGGTGATAAGGTACGTGTGGAATCATTGGGATTATCCCCTAATTGCGATATGTCCGATACCCTTAACGCTATGATAAAGGCTATACGGGATAGGGATGCTGAGATACTTGAATTAAGAAGAATGATCAACAAATTGATTTGATATGAGAAATAATTGTAATCCATGTAAGCCGGAATATAGACCTGGGGACGAGTGTAGTATCTACAGTTCCCAGATCATATATGACGGTCAGTCGTTCCCTGAGGCAGATATCAGGAACGGTGATAGCATGAATAGCGTAATCGAGTCTCTGGTAAGGAAGCTGGTTGCCGTATCTGGTGCCACGGCATCCATCCAACGTGACTCGTTCAAGGGTGTTCAGGCTGTCAGGTTAAGATACGAGCCGTTGAATGTGCTCAGCGTTACCTATTGTGGTACTATCGTCCCTAATGACGGATATGTCGTTTCTGGCAGGTCCGTTAAGTTTAAGAAGAAATATTGCATGGGTGATGAGTTCACTGATGTTAATATCGTATATACTACATTGAATAGTAATATTTTAAATACTTCTTGTTATGGCTAAGAGAGTGTACGATACGGTCTTGGCTTCCGATTGTGACGGCTGGGTATGTGGTGAGATCCTCAAGAAGGGATCTCTCCCCGTAGACAGGTTAGAGCTTGATTCTTTTTCAGAGGCTGTCAGGGAGCTTATAGAACGGTTTTTTGAGGAGGGATGGTTGCCGGATATGATCTGTGATCTTGGTTGTGGAGGCGCCAGCGTATTTGAGATTAAGCCTACTAACTTCGAGTATCCTCCTGAGGGTGGAGAGAAGATCCTTGAGATTATTGTCGGCAAGAGTGATAAATGGACTATAACGCAAGCGGATTGATATGGCTAGTAATTTAAAAGATATTCTTGCCAAGATCGAGCAAGGCTCCTCATGGGTGTCCTACGACAAGATTTCCGGTACCGGCCCCGACAAGGTGGCTATTAAGGTAGAGCCGGGATGGATGGGTAGGTTGCCTAGGGAGACTTACGTAGCGGTCGAGAAAGGCAAGGTTACGAAGCTCGCTACCATAACCCAGAAGGGCATGGAGCGGGTAAGCGTGGATCCGACCAATATCATGTTCGATATGGAGGGCGGGACGGCGGTCATCAACGCCAAGCTTAACTCCGCCTCGGTCAAGGCCTCCTGTCTTACCCTTGGTGGCTCGGTGAGCAAGTCTTATATAGTCTCCATGAACGTGAATGGCTTATCCATGAAGGTTCCGGAAGAGGATAGCAGATATATAGTGTATGCCGATCCTGAGGATCCCGGAGCCACTGATTTGTATGAGGCTAGCTTTGTCATAGCTATGCCTAAGAATATGGATAACGAACAACATCATGAGATGTTTGTCTTGAACGGTAAGGTTGTTAATATCAATCAACAGCCTAATGATATACCTTATATCATACTTGATCATGACTTTGATAACGTAACTAGTGAGAACGGTCAGGTTGTCATCGATATCAAGTCAAATACCGAGTATGATATCGAGCTGGTATGTTGCACTTGCGGTGATGGTAGTGAGCCGGAACCGGAACCACCCTTCAACGTGGATCCGCAAAGGTTGACGCTTAATAAGGATGGTGATACCCAAATCGTGAGGGTAGAGGCCGGAGATGATGTTTCATGGAGAATAACTGAAGGATAATATGGCAAGGGAAATAGATAAGAATTGTGTCGAGGGTAATTGCTTTGCCATTAACGACAAGAGCCATGGGGTAGGCGATAATAAGCTTAATATCGTATACAAGGCTAATTATACCGGTCAGATCTGTACGGCTAAGTTCCGTATAACGTCAAAGGACGGTAATATTGTCAAGGAGTATATGATAGCTCAGGACGCCAAGCCCGTTTATTATAATATCAAGATGGTTCAGCCGTTCACTAAGGACGACTGTCTGGCCAACCAGCATGGATCGGTGGTGTTGTATACGGTCGAGGAAAGGACTTACAAGTCGTTTATCTCGCAGGAGGACGCAGACGCCAAGGCTATGGAGGATATAGCCCTGAACGGTCAGAAATACGCCAACGAGCATGGTGAGTGTATAACTGATATCTGGTATAACGAGGAGCAGAGAAAGACGTTTATACGTAATAATTGCGATAAGTTCAGTGACGGTCAGGAATATGTTTATATCATTCCTGAGGGAAAGTACGTATCTTCCATCTCTCAGGAGGACGCCGATAGGAAGGCTATTGAGGATATTGAGAAGAACGGTCAACAACAAGCCAATTTGGAGGGTGAGTGTAAGCCTAAGGAGAATATCTATTATGGTAAGTTTAGCAAGACCTTTACCCGTAACAATTGTGATTCCACCCAATACGGTACGGATGTGGTTGTTAACGAGACGATGGTTACGGGAGACTTCAGATCCATCGTGTCTCAGGAAGACGCTAATAGCCTAGCAAGGGCTGCTGTCGAGGCTCAAGGTCAGGATATAGCGAATATCAAGGGTAACTGTGAGAAGATACCGGTATTTACCGGATCGTACTCCAAGGTATTCCAGAGAACCAACTGCCCTGAGGGTTCTACTCCTGTTGACTTCACTGTGGACGAGAAGATGTGTTCTGGATATCCGTTCACTTCTACGGTATCGCAGGATGCCGCCAACAAGCTGGCGCAGGACGCTGTCGAGGCGCAAGGTCAGGCTATCACCAACGAGCGTGGCGACTGTCAGACTAACGTATACTATAACGTAAGGATGGAGAAGACAGTCACGAGAAATAATTGTGATGAGTTCCATATCGGTCAACCTTATACTTATGTCGTTTCCGCCGGTAAGTACTTCTCTATTATCTCCCAGAAGGACGCTGATGATAAGGCTAAGGCTGATCTTGAGGCTAACGCCCAGCAACAAGCCAACCTAGAAGGTGAGTGTAAGGAGAAGACGATCTACTACGGTAAGTATAGCAAGGAATTTACCAGAAACAATTGCGATAAGACTCAGTACGGAACCAAGGTTACCGTGGATGAGACTATGGTGACAGGGGATTTCAGGTCTACCGTATCTCAGGAAGACGCCAACAATAAGGCTAAGGCCGCCGTCGAGGCTCAAGGTCAGGATGTGGCTAACGTGAAAGGTAAGTGCGAGAAGGTGCCTGTATATACCGGTACTTATACACGTACGTTTACCCGTAACAATTGTGGTACTGGCACTGGTGGCACTTATACGGTAAACGATAGGATGGTTGATGGTTATCCATTTACTTCCACCGTGTCTCAAGAGGATGCCAACAGCAAGGCTAAGGCTGCCGTTGACGCCCAAGGACAGGCTCTTGCCAATATCCACGCCCTTTGTACGTATACCGGCCGTGCTTCCTTGGAGTTCACGAGAAACAACTGTGGTGAGTGTAAGATCGGATCTAAGGTGACGATCACTCAAGATATGGTAGAAGGACACCCATTCCAGTCTAACGACTCGCAGACCGCCGCTGACGCTATGGCCATGACCGCCGTACAAGCCCAAGGGCAGGCTTTGGCTAATACCAAGGGTACCTGCTCTAACGCTACTATGTATACCGGTAAGGCTAGCTTCGAGTTTACGAAGAGCAATTGTGGCGCTAATCAGGTAGGAGATCCGTTCACCGTAACACAAGATATGGTGGAAGGTCATCCGTTCCAGTCTTGCGTATCTCAAGATGAGGCTAATTTAGTGGCTATGGCCGCTGTAATGAATCAAGGCCAGAAGATCGCCGATGAGCGTGGTACTTGTCATGAGGCTCCTAAATATACCGGTCATTATAGCGAGGCGTTCGAGAAGAATAACTGTCCGTCCGGTCTTATCCCGTCTTCAGTTACCGTTACTGAGGCTGATGTAACCGGAGGTCCATTCTACTCATACGAGAGCCAGTTCGCCGCTGATGAGCTTGCTAAGGCCGCTGTCAAGGCGCAAGGTCAGGCCATAGCCAACGATCGTGGTACTTGTGATGAGTTGAAGATATATGTCGGTAATTATAGTAAGGAGTTCACTCCTAAGTGTCCTACTTGCCAGTACGCTGATCCTATTACCGTAACCCCGGATCTTATGGGACAGTTCTTCACCTCTACCCGTTCTCAGGAAGAGGCTGACGCTTTGGCTAAGGCCTACATCGATAGGATGGGTCAGGCATTTGTTAACAAGAATTATGATGACACGTGCCATACTAAGACTGAGCAACCGGTATGGGAGACTATCGAGACCGTATGTAAGGATTGTATCTCTAAATTACATCAACGTAATACCAATACCTGCTATACTGATCCTGAGAATCAAGAGCGGTATATAGCTGGTGGTAATAAGACATGCTTCTGGTTTGGTACGGCATCTAAGGCCTTCACCCGTCAATGTGCGGATGGTGGGGTTGGAAGCTCTGTTACCGTGACTCAGAATGATGTTACGGATCCGGCTCCTAGCTCTGACGGCAAGTTCAAATCATGTGTATCTCAGGCTGACGCTAACGCCAAGGCATTGGCGGCTGTTACGGCTCAGGGACAGAGCGTGGCTAACTCGAAGGGTACTTGTACGTGGACAGGAAGCTATACCGGTCAGGTCCAGAAGAACAATTGCGCTGATGGCGGCGTAGGAGACATGGTATCCGTAAGCAGCAGCAAGCTTCCGGGACACCCGTACACCTCCAACATATCTTTGGCTGACGCCAATAAGAAAGCTGAGAATGCCGTTCGTGGAGCTGAGGGTCAGGCTTACGCCAATAAGAACGGAGGATGTACATGGACTTACGTGGCAAGCCGTGACTTCTATAAGAACAACTGCGCCGAAGGCGGGGTAGGCCAGAGGATAACGGTGACCTCTACGCAAGCCAACGGCGGTACGCCTATCACCAGCAAGGTTTCTTTGGCGGATGCCAGAAGCAAGGCAGAGCAGATCCTAGATCAGAAAGGACAAGATTACGCTAACCAGCATGGCACTTGTGTATGGACCGGTACTGGAAGCGCTACTTTCTACAAGGATAATTGCGGCTCTTGTAAACAAGGTGTGGCTATATCAGTTCCTTATAGCTCGTTAGGATTAGATCCTATAACATCAACGGTCTCTCAGGCTGATGCCAACAATAAGGTTCAGGAGGCTTTCAGAAGCAATTCGGCTACCAGAACCGCCGCCCAAGCTTACGCTAATAAGAACGGAGATTGCGAGGATACTCCTCCTAATTGGAGTGGTTGGAGCTATGATGGCGGAAACTATTGCTCAGGTGGTGATGTTTGGGCTAGGTATAGAAGGACTGATAGCACTGGATGTCACTCTGACGAGACTGAGAACAGGTTGCATGAGTCTTGCGATTGTGGATGTTCAGGTGGTTCTTGTGATAGCTGTTGTGATCCTAATTCTTGGAGTAGAATAGGAGAGGCTGAGTGTAGATCTGGCGAAAGTGTAGCTTTATACAGAAATGATTGTGGAAGAGAGGAATATCTAAGCTATGGATCTGCTTGCTGTAATACGATCGGTTTCCAAGGAGGATCTGCTACTAGTAGGAATTGTCCATCTGATAGACCTTGTGGAGTAACGATCTCCTATCCGGGTGTACCTTCTGGATCTATATGCGCTTCTAGCACGTCTTCTGCCAACGCTCAGGCTAGCGATAAGATAGAGACGCTTAGATCACAAGCTCAGGCATTAGCGGATGCGGGTTGCAGTGGAAGAGTATGTAATGATTATGTAGAGGCTACTGCTACCAAGCAAGGTTGTCCGTCAGGATGTACGGCTCCGAAGGCTTCCGCTTACTGGGTTTCTGGCGGAAACAATGGCGCTTGGTGTAAGTGTAACGGTGATAAGGCCGCACTTACCGCCGCGGCACAGGCTGACGCACAGAGACTAGCGCAGGAAAAAGCCAATGCGATGGAGTGCGATTGCGTGGAGCCAACAAAGACATGGTCATGGTCGGTATCTATGAATAATGATTGCATGAGCCATGAACAACTTGTCACATCAAGAGGATTTACGATTACGTATAATAATCAATGTGGTAGATCTATATCTGGTTCTGTGAGTGGTATAGGATATACACAAAACGGAGAAGAGCAGGTCAATAGCGCTAGCTTTACAATTCCCGCAGGATCCGGAACCAAGAGTGGAAGTGTATATTTTAGCCGAGAAGTGGTATGTGGAGATGTAACAATCTCTGGTCATGATTCAGGTAATTGTTGACAATCACTGCTGTTATGGTTTTTAATAAAAAGGAGAGACTTATTAGCCTCTCCTTTTTTTGTTATACATCAGAATCTTAACAGTTCCCAGATCCTCCTCCAGAAACACTTATAGACCCACATCGTACTCCTGAATCAAAACCTATGACACCGGTTTTTTTACCAGACCCAGTAGGTATACTTACGGTAGTACTTCCAGCCGTAACAGTTTGCCCTTTATCATTCCTGCCAGTAACAGTTACGGTTATTGATTTAGATGATCCACATTGATTATTGTAAAACACTTCATAGGAGCACCTTAATGCAGATGTAGAACTAGGCAGACCATTACAAGGATCACCGCTCAGCATAGCGTTGGCGCTCCACGTTTTGGGGCAATCGCATTCCATAGCGTTGGCTTTTTCCTGCGCTAGTCTCTGTGCGTCAGCCTGTGCCGCGGCGGTAAGTTGGTAGTTTCATCAACCTTGTTTATTCTATTTTCGATAGAAATGACTAATATTGTATCACTAACATTAAAAAAAGTAAGATTATGGCATGTGCTAAGAAAAAGAAGATGGCAGAAGGAGGCAAAGTCTCCGAGAAAAAGAAACCTCAAATGAAATGCGGAGGTAAGGTTAAGAAGAAAAAGTAATAACAGGAGGGGTATATCCCCTCCTCAGTATTTAGCATATGAAAAATTCAGAATTTGTATCTAGGATCATGAATGACATGAACTCCATCAATAAGGACGCTCATGTCAGTAGAAGATGGATATTGTCCATAGGCAGGCAAAAAGCAAGGTCTTATATAGCCCAGAAGTATGCTGATGGAACCTTGTTCGGCGAGGAATCGCTGTATACTCATATCAATTGCATGGAAATGGAGAGGGTTCGTAAGGTAGATTGTTGCTTTGATGAGTTTAAGTTATGCAGGATACTTATGAGATCCAAGAAAAGATTGCCCGATATGATATATACCCGTATAGGACCTGCTATCATCAAAGTATCAAATATCATGGATGATATTATATTTACCTCTATATCATTGAGAAAATACGCGAACAACAAGGAACGTAAATACGGGAATATAGATCAATACTATTATTATGTCAATGATGGATATATCTATATACCAGATATTAACATAGAGGCTATAAATGTTGATCTTATAACTCTCGACAGAAAAGCGGCGTTAGAGCTAGGGGGATGTGGAGCTGAAAAAGATAAGCCATGTACATCTCAATGGGATTATGATTTCATATGCCCAGACAAGCTTCTTGAATATGTGGTTTCCGAAACATTAAGGGAAACTGTAACCAAATTGCAGATCCCTACGGATGAGAATCCGGATATGGATATTAACAAGAAAACTCAAAAGATTCAGTGATGATAAATATAATAAGGTCAATAATTAATTCCTTCGGTTTCAATGATGCCATAGTTGATGGTATAGGCGAAAGAGGAATGAGGGATAGCTCAATCATAAGATATAACGAGATACATGATATGTATGATAAAATTATAAAGGATTTAGGAGATGTATCAGCATACGTATCCAAGGGTTATATCTATGATAAGATAAAGGAAAGAACAGGATTAAGCACCGGACATATTAGTAGGATATTGAATCATACTAAGAAGAAGGATCTTAGATTCGTATAGCATATTTACCGCCGCAGCCCTAGATAACCTGAAACAGTTATGTCAGGAAAGAGCCAATGCGATGGAGTGCGATTGCCCCAAAACATGGAGAGCTAGTCTCTGTGCGTCAGCCTGTGCCGCGGCGGTAAGTGCGGCCTTATCACCGTTACACTCACACCAAAAGTCATCTAAATATTACTCGAATTAGGATAGAATTGTTATATTTGTGGCATGAAAGTTAAGTCGTTTAAAATACTTGATCAATACTTTCTTCGGTTCTACAGGTCTATTATGTCTAAGAACGGAAAGAGAAGGAAACATACGATCGTGGAGAAGAATGATATTCTTGAATGTCAGTCGTTGATCTGGAAGGTCATACGTGATAAGTACTTAGATAATGAGGGCGGGGTTTATATAAATAACATCGGTTATCTATGTCATAAGATTAATCCCAACCGTAAGATATATCTGAATAAACTTACCGGGACTATAAACAGGCGTGGGACAGGTGGATATTCTTACGTCCATACGTGTATGGATTTTATGCCGAGGAATAAGTATTTTCATTTATATATCTCTCCAGCATTAAACAAGGAGTGTAGGATGGCTATGGAGTCTGGAAGGAGATATAAGTTCTTGTACCGGGAAGTTGAATCGGAAAGTAAGGTATTTGGAGTTAAATGGGTTTATAAGCTGTAGAAGTTTCTATGATCCAGTTAGCTCGTGAGGGTAGACTGGATTTTTTTTGTATCACGGATTCAAATACATATCTTTGTGCAAAAGACTTGAATATGACAATAAAAGGCTTATTGGCCGAGATCAAGGCCGATTTACATAAATACGACGATAGCGGAGCTATAGACACCTCGTCTGTTTATAGGTGGGCTGAGATAGCTTTAAAAAGGTTTGGGGGTGTTATAGCCGTCATGTCCGAGGCGGTTGTAAAGACCAGCAACAAACAGGCGGTATTACCTTCCGATTTCTTCGACATGCTTGACGCTTACAGGTGTGAGCCTCTTGTCTGTGAGATTCCGGGGGGCGATAAGGCTAAGGCTGACCTCCAACACGAGATCGGCTGGGTTGAGCGCACGGAGCGCGGGTTCCGTTGGAACTCCTGCACCGAGTGCTGTAAGGAGGAGTTTGAGAAGACGATCACGGAGAAGCTATATATCGGGTCTCACGAGGTTCGCTTCCATTACCATCACCCCGTAAGGTTGTCTATAGGTCGTGGGTTGAGACGTGATTGCGCCGCCGACAAGTATCGGGATAAATATGCTTGGGATAATTATGATATAACTATATCTGGCAATACTATGTATACTGGGTTTGATGGATTTATTTACATCATATATCGTGCTACACCCAAGGATGATGACGGTCTCCCGTATATACCTGAAACGGCGTTAGGTTATCTTGAGGATTATGTCGAGACGTATATCAAGATGAAGATCTTCGAGAACGCCGCCGTTAACGGTTTGATACAAGGGGCTGGTGATGCTTATAAACTATACGCCCAGCAGGAGCCGGGTAAGTTCGCTAGGGCCATGAAAGAGCTTAAGATGTCGATGATTACCTTGAATGATTACCGGGAGCTGGCTGAGGATAATAGGAGGAGGATGCTGTCTTATGAGCGTATGTGGCCCAACGCTTTTGATAAGTATATTAAACTGGTTTAACAAAATACGATGATATGGCTGATTGGATACATTTAGATAAGACAAGTGGTACCGGTCCTGCTGAGGTTAGGGTTACCGCTGATATCAATGAGACTGGAGAGATACGTCAGGCTACGTACAAGGTTATAAAAGAAGGCACCAAGGAGGAGAAGACGTTTGTGTGCAGGCAGGAGTCGGTCCCGGTGGTTATTATCCCGGAGTTCGACTACCTAGTGCTTAGGTATATCTGGGCTGACGAGGACGGCATTGACTTTGACACGGCTACCGGTTTCGATAACACCGGCCTCCCGGATGTTGACGGCAAGCTGGTTGGTTGGAGTAAACAGTACCAGACCACGCAAGAACGGGTAGGTGATTATCTCATCCATGGTGGTGATAACATGGAATCGGGTAATGAGGCAGCTTTGATCCAGATGGGACCGTTGTTGGATGGCGATAATTATGATAAATTACCTCTTGAGATCAGATGCAGTATATACGGTAACTGGTATGGTGGTCGTGAGAAAGGTAATATCACTATCAAATTCACGGCATATAAGGGCGGTTCTATGGAGAAACGTGGATATGATTTTGTCAATATCGGAGGCGAGGAGGTTTATACCGGTGATGCCCCTACCAACGTATCTGCCCATGGTGAGGATAATTGGCAAAATATAAAGACCTTGTATTCTAAGGTAGGCACGATGATCTACAACAAGGAGTCTCGTGACTGCATTGTAAGGATTGGCGAGTAGATTTTTCTTCATAATATAAACACATCGGCTCTCTTGTCCGTGAGGATAGGAGAGTTTTTTTATTTTTTAGTCCTTTACTTATGACATATTTGATCTTCTATTGTATAGGAATAATCTAGCTTTGCCGAAAACTAGCATTATGATCGCATTAAATGATGTCAATAACGAACTCCATGTCCGGTTGTATATATTGGAGGTGTTCAAGGATTATGTTCGGGATGATGATTTCGACGAGCTTTTAGATAAGGCATTAGATTTTGTCATGGAAGGCGTTTCTATGCCTAAGGTGCCGGTAAAAGATACTACTATGAGCGATATATCAAGAAGTATTATCGCCTTGACCACAGGTATAGGGTTTGATGGTAAGATAAACAAAAGTCCTCTGGAATTGGCTTATGACAGATGTAGGATGAGATATGTTTTCGATCCTCGGAATCGTGACATACATGGCGTTGTCGTTGGTTATTCCAATGATTTCAATAGTCTGGTGGCCGTGTGTGATGAGGGATCGAAGAGAGGAATAGACAAAGGATCTACCGATTTTGTGGATGTCAATGAGAGATACGTGACTAACGGGTTCTTCTACATATCCGTAGAGGACGCCGATAAGCAATCAAGCTACATGGGAAAAAATCCATAATTATTATGTTTTGTATTTTCATTAGAGGTAAACGTTGCAAAGTGTTTAGATTTTCCTTCTGGCTTGTAAGAGTCAGAAGGATTTTCTATTTTTGTGCGATTTGAATGTTTTGCATAATACGTACGGTTTGTTAGAATCCGCCACATAAGTGATTATATGGCGGATTTATTATATTTGCGAAAAAGATAAGATCGTGCAAAATAACTCTAACATAGCGGTTCCCGATTCCGGGATGAACAGGGATAAGCATCCACAGGACCTATCCCCGTCTGAGTACAGTTTCGCCTTGAACGCTACCATAGAGGGTGACGATGGGAGTCAGATTAAGATTCAGAACGAGCCTAGCACCCTTTTATGCAAGCGATTCGATGGCTATAAGGTTATTGGGTATAAGAATGATATAGCTGGTGATAATACTTATTTCTTTCTCGTGAATCCTGATAACAATACCTCTAAGATCACGTTCATGCGGTCATTGGATTATATCAAGACCGTGGAGGATCAATTGGCTGGATCGGGAAAGGACATCCATCGTATCCTTGGCGAGAGGCTTGAGGAGTCGGATGGTCGTTTTGATGAGATATGTGATTTGATGGAGGTCCTGATAGAGGACTGGGTTGATGACCCTTGTCTTAATTTCTCCATTCATCATCCGATCTTCGATATAGAGATCAAGGACGAGAAATGCGGGAAGGTGATATACTGGACCGATGGATATAATCCCCAGCGATATGTTATGGTCGATAAGGCTCTTAATCCGGATGATGATGGTGACTTTTGGTATCATTACCATGGGTATAAGACATGTGGGGATGACAAGCCAATAGAGAGGTGTAGGCTGGCCTGCGAGAAGCTGCTGGTGTTCCCGTTGCTGACGGCCCCGTGCGTGGAGCCTGAGGTCGTGGAGTTCGGGGGAAGCCTGCGTGCCGGGACCTACCAGTTCTGCGTGGCGTTGTGCGATGAGTTCGGGATTGAGAAGACCGGATATTGCTCATTGACCAACCCAATCATGTTATTCGATCGTCAAGATATGGTTATCCGCGATGGTTTATGGGGTAAGTCAACCAACATGGGTATCCGCCTTACCGTGTCTAATATAGATAAGCAGGTATCTCATTATAAGATAGGCGTTATACAGAACACGGTTGGGTTTAATGGTGAGCAAAGCCCGGTTCTTGAGTATTTCATAGAAGGTATACATCCGATAACGGAAAGGACCATCTATTACCTTACGGATCAGTATAGCGAGCGTACGACCATGGAGAAGTTATCCAAGGAAATACCGGTATATAAGACAGCCAGAGGCATGACGTCTGTCGGGAATCGTCTTCTTCAATACGGCTTGACCGTGGAGAATGAATGGAATCTTCAACCGGTCGTTAATTTCTTGGGTCATTTCGTTAAATGGCAGACATCGATAGCCACGGAGAATCTATATAAAGACGGTGTGGCTTGCTCTAAATACGCCTCTTTCATGCGTGACGAGGTATATCCGTTGGGTATAAGATTCTTTACCAATACGGGATACAGGACGGCTAGATTCCCGCTTATCCCTCGTCCGGCCACAAGGGAGGAAATGGAGGTTATCGTTGATGAGGACGGTAACTCTGACGACCTGTCGGCTGCGTCGGTGCTGGAGAACAACCCGCAGTGCGCGGGGAACAGCCGCCGTCATCTTTGGCAGTTTAAGAATACGGCAAAGATCATAAACGACCCGTCTTGGGGATTTGATGATTTTGGAGGAGAATGCAAGAATCAGCTAGATGTCAAGCAACTCAGATATGTAGAGCAGGAATATGCCACGGTAGGAGAGACCCAATTCGTTATCAATACGATGGGGGAAGATGTTACGGTAGATGATGCTATTGATTATATCGCTGATAATATAGAGAACCTGTGTGATATCATAGAATCTAATGTAGGTATTACTGACGAGTTATGCGCTGCTATATCATTGCCAGAGGATCAAGACGGTATAAAGGCTCCCGATTTCCCTAGTGGATGTGATGATATCGAGAGGATAGAGACCAGGACTATATTGGATAAAAACTCTTTGGTGGATTCTAGGATTGATTTTACATATAAGCTGGCTAGTGATTATACGGAGACCGAGCCTACCACCTTAATACAAAGTAACGCCGAGTCACAAAGGAAATTCTCTGTATTGTGTGATTTCGATAATTACTCCAGTGGAGGTAAGAATATCATAGATCTGGTTCAGGAATGGTTGGATGGTCAGGATGAGGATAAATTCCCGTCTGATATAGACTCCTCCGCCTTGGTCTTGTGTCAGGATATGTCTAATGTCCGGCAGTTATATGATGAGGGTATATGTACTAATGGGTGTTCGGTAGGTGATCCTCACGTGAATCCTACTATTAACGATGTTCAACTTCCTACATTCCAAGGGGGTAGGTCATTGGGTAAGTGCACATATTTGTATCAATATCCCGGATGGGAAGGAAAGAAGCATACGGAGACGATGCTTGATCAGTTAATGGATACGATGGAGGCTTATTTCCCCCAATATGAGAGTCAGTTTGGTATCGAGAACGCCATGTGTCTTTTTGGCGATGGTGATAATTCTAAGTTTAATACCGGTATAACTACTGACTGGGAAGGTCGTGTGTCTATGCAGAATGATATTGACGCCAAGACCAATTGGTTCGGTAGAAGCAACTTGACTTATTTCAAGTTCTATCCACATGTATCCTCATACGCCAGATGGGTGGAGTTGGATTATGAGAAATACATAAGTGGTTTATCCGATCCTGATAACGGTATTATGTATATAGAGATGATGGGTAACTATAATTATCCGATCGGCGACTCGTCATCATACAATAAGGTTCGTATAACGTTTTTCTCGGACAAGGAAGGTACCGTGGCTCCTAATCCTTTGGCTAATGATGCCAAGAAAGGTGTTATAGTGAATTACGTGGATCATAAGATATTTATGATGCCAAAGTACTTGTTCTGGAATGATGACAAGACTACTTTCCATAAGATATATGTTTGCATCGAGCCTGCGGTATGCGTGTTCTTCACCGGTTTCGCCATGAGGCAGGACATGAAGGAGCTTGCCGGATTCTATACGGCCGGCACCGCCATCTTCCCCGCCCCGTTCTGTTTTGGCATTCGGCCACTGGAGGTGAAATACGTGTTCTTCTTCACGAAAGAATTGAAATTAAGGAGATTTGTTACCTATGAGGCGAAATGTGTCTCATGTGGAGATAAACCCGCTGACTGCGCTCCCAGACCATATCAGTATGGTGATTTCGGATATTGGGAGTCTGCCAATAAGTATCCGGCTAATTTTGAGTTGTATGATTCAAGTAAGATCGGGATATCATCGGGAGGATCAAAGAGGAAGGATATAATAGATTCTTTGACGAAATACTATGGGTCTCCTAAATCCGTTGGGGGTAAGTCTTATTTCATCGGTAATGGGGATAACGCTGAGTACCCCAATACGTCAACCACGTTTTGTCAGAGACCTATACGTCATTACAAGTTTCCGGATAACTCTGTCGCTCCTTTCATGGGTAATCCGTCTCAGCTGACCGGTCAATATGGAGTTGACTCCTATATTTATCCTATGGGGGTGATGCTTGATGACGATATCGTTAATGAGTTTTTGGATATAGCGGTAGAGAACGGTCTTATAGATAAGGCTAGAAGGGATTCTATAATAGGATATGAGTTGTATAGGGGCGATAGGACGTTGGATAAGAGCGTTATCGGGACCGGTCTGGCTTATGATATGTTTAAGTACGATGATCCCGACGGATCGGCTAACCTTTATCCTAATTACCCTTACAACGATTTGTCTGATGATATGTATATCTATAAGGATATTAATCGTGAGAAATTTATAACGCATCCGTTTAACAGGAAGGGTAATATCTGGTATTCATTCTTAAGTCCTGATATTGCCTTTAACAAGCCTGACGCTCCCACCGAGTGCCTTGTTGATGGTTATCAATTAGGTAAATCCTCCGGTATATTCAGGGAGGTGGAGGATCACCCTAAATGGACGATATTAGGGAGTAAGGCTTACAGTATGGCAACATCATTGGCTACGGTGGAGGCTATGGCTAATTTAATATCCGCTATAGCTGAGTATACATATCAGTCGGCTTCACAGCAATATGTCGGTGGAGGCGTGTTCTTTTTAGCCAACCCTGTCGGCATAGCGCTGACGGCTATCCGTCTGGCTACGGGTATCGCCAAGGCCACAGCCCAGTCCGTGGTGGATATAGGCAAGTACAGATATCAGTGGTTAACGGCATTGATAGATAGGGGACCTAGACGGAACTATGCTTATTACTATACTTCTGTCGCTCATTATAATTTATTTTACCAAAAAATAGGGGAGTCAGAGTTACGTGGATTGTCAACGGCTAAATATATCAAGAGCGGGTTATATCCGGTAACAGATATCTCTTCGCAAGGGGAGACCGTAGGCGGTAAGCCTATTATCATAAACAACCTCGATCGTGAGCATTCATTGTTCATGTCATTTGGTATGGATAAGTATATGCTTGAATATCCGGAGTTGGTTTCAAGTTACGATACCAGCCGTATTCAGGATGAGTGTAATATTCGTAACGATGAGGTGGCTGGTATGACGCCTCATTTTATGACACGTGAATCTTTCGTATCCTGCCCCTATATGAGGATAAAGAAATATTCTCCGGCTCAATACGGGCAGATAGAGGATATCAGGTGGGTATCGTTAGGTGGTTGCGGGTTGATGGATAAGGATAAGCGTAAACCTGTTTTTGGAGGTGATGTATTTATATCAAGATTCTCGCTTAAGAGGAAGATGCCTATGTTTTATTTGACTCAGTTCGGTCAGGGGGACATGATACCATTCCCTTATTATGATTATCGGAACATCGGGTATCCCCGTTATTTCGTTAATTACGATACCGGGGAGGATTATCTTAATAAGACCGATACGGATACCGGATCGCTATACTCTTTCCCTAGCCGGAAGAGCGCTTATGAGATGGTTTGCAAGACCGGAGATATGTATCTTAGCGGTCGTTTCTTCCTATACTTCTATGGCATACCTCAGTTTCTTGTGGAGTCTGAGATCAATTGCAATTTCCGTATAGCCGGACCTGAGCCTTACGAGGGGTTCTATCCGGAGGTGGGGGATTATATATCATGGACTCAGGAGCGTAATGTCCCTATATCAAGGGATAATGTGTTTAAGATAAGTCCTGTGTATAAGAATCGATTTACGTTAGGTGGCAGGTCATTACCAGAGACGTATGATAGCAATTTTTGGGACTGCGCTTACCAAAGACCCAACGGCGTCATATGGAGCACCGCCGACGTGTCGGAGAACGGCATGACCGATCCTTGGCTGTCGTACAAGCCTATGGATTACCATGAGTTCAAGACCTCGTTCGGAAAGCTTATAAGCATGAAGGGAATAGAGTCGGATCAAATACTAGCTCGCTTCGAGAATCAGGTAGGACTATATAACGCTATAGACGTGCTGGCAGAAAGAATATCCCCGGAGAATAGCGAGCTAGGGACAGGTGGGCTTTTCGCCTCTCGTGGCATTGAGTATAATAATACGACGTTAGGATATTCCGGGACCCAGAGTCGGGATATGATCAGTTGCGAGTTTGGGCATTTTTGGGTCGATTTAAGGCGTGGTCAGGTGTTTAAGGTAGATTCTAATGGTAGGAATCTTACGGAGGTCACACCGGGGCTTAGAAACTGGTTTAAGGAGCATCTTCAGATGAAGATCATCCGTAGCCGGATATATAACGCTGATACGGACGCTGAGTTGTCTTATTACGATATCGATAACAAGTTCTTTGGTATAGGGCTATCCATGGGCTGGGACAATCGGTTCAAGAGAGTTCTGATAACCAAGAAAGATTATATACCGGTAGGGAATCCGAGCGAGTACCAATTCCGTGGCGGCCGGTTCTACAGGAACGGGCAGGCGGTGGAGCTACAGGACGCCAGCCATTTCACGGACGTCTCGTTCACCGTTGGATATAACTGCCTGAAGGGTGAGTGGAAATCATATTTATCCTACACCCCTGATTATTATATCGAGCACCAGCATTATTTCCAGTCTGGAAAGAACTACTCAAGTGAAAGTCAGGAGATAGGGTTATGGTCTCATGGATTGACCAACCAATCGTATCAAGTATTTTACGGTAAGCTATATCCGTTCGTTATAGAGGTACCGGTACGTGAGCAGTATGTGAATAAGATCCTCACGAACTACCAATATAGGATGGATGCCAGAAGGTATCAGGATGAGGTTAATTACCAAATTCTTAGGACTACCGGATTCAATAAGGCATGGTTTTATAACGATACCAACAACAGCGGTGAGCTTCGGATGGTTATCGCTGACAAGAACGATATGAGCCAGCGGTTAAGGTATCCTGTAACCAATGACGATAGCCGTGAGATACTGGTGACGGAGGTTGATCAGAAGATAAATATAAATGACTATTTTAACGAGGTCAAAGACGATACTAATAACCTCCCGGTATGGATCAAGGACGTGAATGATATTGACCGGAAGATCGATCCTAGGGCTGTCGATTATCATCGGAGGTGGCGTGATCGTCTTCGTGGCGATTGGTTCTTGGCTAGGTTCGTGAATGACATTGAGAGCCGGTTCAAGATGATAGTTCGTTGGTTTAGTAATGAGGAGAAAATTTATTGATATTATGGCAGCAATAAAAACTAGTGGTAAAAAGAATGGCAAATGCCCTAAGTCAGGATGCATCAAGAAAGTAGGGAGTGATTGGCGAGTGGTTAGCAACAAGACTGGTAAATTATGGCCGGCCAAGTACAAGTCAAGGGATTCGGCTAAGAAAGCCTTAGCGGCTTATCATATGCATTGAGGATGTAGGCGGGTAGGTGATATGATCATGTACCCGCCTAATGTTTTAATCCGCATCTGATTATACTTATCTTTGTGAAAAAGAAGATTTATGGCAAAGAAGAACAAGCGGGAGGAGATCCCGTCATGGATAAAGGATTTATATAAGGAGGATCTTGATCGTGTCGTAAGAGGTGAGCGTCCCATGTATTTCAGGGGTATGGATGATAGTCCTTTGAGAAACGTGTCCCCGGAGTTTGATATCCTTAGCGGAGGGGCTGCCGTCAAGGGTATGAATGGGATAAGAGGTACATTGTCCCCGTTGAATAATGGCATGGGTAATTATAATTTCAGCCTCAGGGGTATAAATAAAAAGATCGGTGAGTTGGTTGATGAGGCGGGATTATATCTACCTGAGAAATTAAGACCTGTATATCGGACTGTGGTGGATGCTATGTCGAGTTCCAAGGATAAGGGGTTGGGTCATATCACGCAGCCGTTGGCCAACGCCCTGTACCCGGCGGACGAGCGGCGAAACCGGCGTCTGGACGGGGAGTATCCCGTTGGTTATGTGGATGCCATAGACGGCATATGGCCCATGGAGAAATATGGGCTATGGGGAGAGAAAATTGAGCGGAAAGCCGAAGGAGGTCCTACTGGTAATGATCCTATGTATGTAAGACAAGATGTATCTGATAGAGCTTCGTATTTAAAAGACATCATAGGTAACGCCATAAGAAGGAGGTTGTATGAGAATGTAACACCTGATGTGGTAGCCTCAAATGCTAGTCTTCCTGATAAGGTTAAGGAATTTATATACGGAAGAAATGGCAAAGCTAATGTTGATGAATATAGTGAACAGCTATGGGGTAGATTCTTATCCCAACCTAATAGTCTTGACGGAAATAGCAAGGAAATAAGAATCCCCGATAATATTATTGCTGATATCGAGAGGATGTTTAATCGTGACACTAAGGATGAGATAAAGAGGTTAGATAAGAAGATTCGTGATACGGAGCGAGAAATATATGGTTCCGATAAGCCGGTTACAGATGATGCTTATGGTAGGCTGGAGTTTTTGAAAAAGTCTAGAGAATGGGTAGATATCTTTGAGAAGAATCGTAATTCTGTAAGATCCGGAAAGCCTACGGTTTTTTCTGAGTACGATTTTTATCCCGAAGCTGCTGGTGAGCTTACCCCGTTATCAGGGTTTGGTAATTTTACAATTTATAGACGTCCGGATGGAAGGTTAGGCGTTTACGATGTATATGATTTTTATAGTAATGATCAAGAGTTCCCGATTAATATAGCTACCAAGGTATTAGATGCTATAGGTGATAAGTTTGAGGAGAGAGGCTCTTTCAAGGATTATAATCCTGATCCAGAGAGTGGTAGGGATGCTCTTATTCGTAACGCTATTATGTCTAAGAATAAGTTGGAGGACAAGGCTGAAGGAGGTCGTATAAATACAGGAAGCGATTATGGTTCTGGAAAGTATGTGATTAATCCTCGTAGATCAGAAAATAGCAAAATGGCTGTATATGATGAGATATGGGACTATCTGACAGAAAAGAAGGGTATACCACAAACGCAAGCTATCGGCATCCTGTCTAACATCGCCGCCGAGTCCGGAGGGGACACCGAAGCCCTAGGAGCCGCCGGTGATTTTGGCATCCAGCAATGGCTTGGGCCGAGGAAGAAGGAGCTACAGCGCAGGTATGGGAAGAAACCGACATTGACACAGCAGTTGGATTATCTCGTGGATGAGTATCAAGGTCGTGTACCGGGGCTAGGTTGGAACTACATGAACCAAGGCAAGTTCTTTGATAAGGACGCTCAAGGCAATGTATATAATTATTATATGTACTCAAAGGCTGATTTTGATAACGCCACGAATTATAAGGATGCTACTGTAGCATGGAATCAAGGATACGGAAGACCTCTTGGATCGACATTAAGAAACGAGAAGCGGCTTGAGTTCGCCGATATGTTCTCCAACAGATACGGTGTCCCGGAGAACGAGCCAATGAGATACGAGTTCGGGCAGCGGGATTCTGGTACGGGAGACGGAGGTCATCAGCCCGTGCCTGAGACGGTAGCCCCCGCCGGCCCTTCTTTGGCTTCCCATCCTGCCGTGGATAGCTGGTGGGAGAAGGAAGGTCAAGACCTGTTATATAAGATGCTAGCTCAATCAGGCGCCAACAGGAAAACTATAGAGGATATCGCTAATAACATCAAGAATGATCCCCAATCAGAGGCGCAGATAGCGGAAGCCGAGCGTATGCGTAGGGAGCAAGCGAAAAGGCAGTTGGTACTTAATATGATACCGGGATTAAGTCTTAATATAAAAGGTATGAGCAGAACTCAAAATTAATACTACATTTGTGAAATCATTAAACGTTTTTAGATATGAAAAGATTGTTATTTTTATTTGCTATGTTATTGACGCCGTTCGCTTTGATGGCGCAAGAGGTAATCCCATCAGAAGGGGCTATTACTATTGATCTGACTACCTTTACCGGTATCATGGCTTTCGTCACGATGTCAGCCACTCAGCTAGCTAAGGTGGTTCCGTATATCGACACCCATAAGTGGGCTAAGATCCTATCGGCTGTAGTTATCGGCATGCTGGTATGTATCATGGCTTGGTTTCTTCAGGTATCCCCGTTGTTAGTAGGGAGTGAATGGTGGGAAGCTCTGTTGTATGGGGTGGCTGTCGGGCTTAGCGCTGCTGGCTTCTATGACCTAGTGAAAGCAATAGGTTCGTTATTTGTAAAGAGGATCTAAAAGAAATAGGTTGATATAATGCGATAGCTATATGGTTTATTATAGGTAATCCAATCAGCTATCGCATTTTATTTTTTTATTGTTTGTATTTTTTAAATCCGTATTTTTTAGCTATGCTATTTATTATACCTTCATCTATATTAAACCATTCTCTATCTTCTTTAAATCCTGATAAAAGTTTATGCATATACGACTCGATATCGTCATCTATTGTGTATATCATTTCTATATTTATATTTGATACTCTAAGAGCTGATAGTCTTTTTTTAATATTAGTAGCCTTGCCTATTTTACAAAGACCTGATATTCTGTCTATTGCTATATATGTTTTATATCTATTATTTGAAATGCTTCTATAATTTTTTGATATACTGTTTAGTATTTCATCTATAATCTTTGTCGAGGATATTGAGTTTATTGCATAAGATATTAGATGCGCCTTTATTTTATCATCTATATTCATTACGATTGATATAAATACTCTGTAATCGACAAACCATTTTTGTCCAGGCCCTTTACCTTTTCGGTATGCTAATCCAACATTTTTTAAATCAGATATTGTCCTTATGCTTTTTTCTGGCATATCTATTTGTCTTAATATATTATTGATTACGTTTTGTGTTATACTTGATGTTATGTAATGATCAGTTCTAATTTTTGGATTATTCTTTGATTCTCTATACGAGTTTATTATATATACAAAGTCTGTTATGCAAATAAAATTGTCTTCTTTGTTGAACTCAATACTATTTTCTGATATTTCTCTATTCATTGTTTTGTAATGTTTGTTTTTACGCGAATATATAAAATAGTATGCATTACAACAATATTTATAGGTGTTTTTATGCATCTTTAAAAGATTGATTTAAAACAAAGACTCATCGTTGCTAAATGATGAGTCTCTATTTTTTTTAAACTATCTTTGTATCAGAACGAAATAATTTGATATATGGGAAAATATGTAATTAAAAGGAAGATACCTAAATATCAAGATGCCGGGGAAGTCGGGTCGTATATGTTTGGTAATATGGATGGCATACAGGGGCTAGGCATGGAGCCTTTGGTAAATACCAACAAGGGATTACCTGCGCCAGCCAGTCCGTTAGGAATATATTCTATGGATACGCCTGACCGGTTGAGGGATAAATATGATACCGCTTTTGAGCAGAAGGATATGAATGATATGTTCCCGGCTAGCTTCAAAGGTAGTTTGCAACGGATAGCTGAAAATTATCAAGACAATGCTATTACATTTAATAATGTGACTGTTAATGATGTTGATAAGTCTAAGACCGGTTCAGGCGAGACGGATGTTTTTGATTTTACCACCATCCCTTACTATGGCGCTGATGATATAGGGTCTAGATTCACTCAGATGGGTCGTGGTATAGGGCGTATGAGAAGTGAGGGATATGGAGATTTATCCACTGGGGCTAAAACAGCTAATACGATAACCACCATAGCCTCAGGAATTAGTGGTATCATGGGATTGGCTCGTAACGTGGTTTCTGGGATAGCGTCAGAGAAAGGTACTCGTACTAATATCAGGTTGGCTCAGGAGCGTGAGGCCAGACAAAGAAGGCAATCCCAGATGCAGTACAAGGATGGTGGGGGTGTTTATCTAGGGCCTAATAATAGGTTCGATAGCGGAAGCCTTACCGGTGAGTACCTGTATCCGTTACCTAAGTCGATGGAAGATCAAGCCAACGTAGAGGTCGAGAAGGGTGAGTACGTGACGCAGCCCGGAGAGGCGCCGATGGAGGCTATGGGGCAGAAGCACGCCGATGGTGGAACCCCCGTTTCCTTGGAGCAGGGAACGAAGGTTATTACCGACGACACAACCATAGAGCCGGACTTTGCCAAATACATCAGGGATACGTATGGTATTAAGGCTACGCCTAAGGATACGTATGCTACGTTAATGGACAGGTATAAGGCTAAGATCGGTCTTAAATCGGCTTACGATGATCAGAAGAAAGCGTTGGAGAAGCTGAAGAAAAACGATAAGATAGATGACGAGAATACAAGGCGTTTAAACGCTTCCATATTATCTAAGGCTATAAATGATAGTAACGATACCGTTAATGGCTTAGAGGGAAGATTTACGGACTTCGCTAACGTTATATACAAGGAGCAGGAAGACCGGAAGATGAAGAAGGATGAGGATACGTATTTCGCTAAGGGTGGTGAAATAGATAACATCATATCCAGATCCATGAAAGAATACGGTCTTACGGAGGAGGATGTAGCTGAGGCTAAGAAAGAGCTGCTTAAGAAAGTGGCTGGTATTCGCCAGAAGATGGAGATAGGAGGCACGTCTTTGTTCGGTCGTAAATTAACTTTCCGCCCGATCGAGAATAGGTTCAACAATGATCCTAACTATTTCGGTTATCAACGCCAAGGAACTGATGGCTCTTATGGAGGTGTTAATACGGATGAGAGGTTGAATTATTATAAGACATTCAATCCGGTCGCTTACGATGCTTATATGGGAGCTTCAGAGGGCGCTAGGGCTAGGGCGTTGCAAGACGCTATCTACGGTCAGACAAGTAGCTGGATGGGCTTGGCTACGGCTGAGAACCCGATCATCGCCAACGCCGAGGCGCTTCGGGATTACACGACGCTCGTTTCCTTTGGCGGTGAGGATAGTCAAGGTAATTACCCGGAAGACAAGAAAGCCGCATATCATGATAGGATGAGAGACAATAAATTAGGTTTGTTTACCACATCTCGCCCTATGATCGGTCTAGACGTTGTTACAGAGGAACAGCATAAGGCTCTTAACGATGCTGGTATCACCCATTTTAGCCAACTATTCTCTGACAAGAACAAGGATGTCGTTAATAAGATACTTGGCGAGGATATGCTTAAGATGCAGGCATTGAGATCCATGAAAGGAATGGAAGGTCTTGATTTTATACTTGACCCTCATAAGGTGGCTCCAGGTCCTATGGATATAGGTGATGTGGAGGAACCTGATGTTAAACTGGATATGCCTGAGCTGATTGATCCCAATACACTCCCTAAGACCAATACAAATGCCGGTAAGTCGAACAGCGGCAATGGAGGCAGGAATATAGTGGGTGGCGGTCTTGACTTCCCCGAGGTATTTAGGATGACCCCGGGAGCCGTGACAACGGAAGGTCTGGAAAGGCATTACGCTCCTACCGTGGATCCGGTGTTGAGATCGGCTGATCAGTATATGGTTGAGACCAATCGTGCTTTCCAATCACAATTGGATCAGATGGGTAATGTCCCGGATTCCCAGAGAGGGGCTTTATCATCCAACTTACAGGCTATCATGAGTTCCAATATAGGTAGATACATTAATGAGGTAGAACAAGGGAACGTGGCTCAAAGGGCTTGGGCTGATAATGTAAACGCCCGTACTTGGGCTGATACGTATGATAAGAATATAGCCCAACGTCAAGCTTACCAGCAACGGATATTGCAGGGATTGGCTATAAATGACGAGAACTGGGCTAGGTATTTCGATAGCGTAAATGACGAGATCCAGCAGAAGTGGAATACGGCTACGACCATGAATACATTAAGGTCTATATTTGGGGATGTAAAGATTGGTCCCAATGGACAATTAATCGCTGATCCTCAAGGAGATATATTGAGTTATAGGAGATTATATCCTGCTCAGGAAGTAACTAAAGGCAAGAAAGGATAAAGGATGGCTTCACAATATAGTATATTAAGGAATTACGGCAAGTATGTATCGCCCTACAACATGGATGTCATGATGCAGGGGATGGGGTACATGCAGCAGAAGATAGATACCAATCGGCAGGCTATAAACGAGTATGCTGATTATATTATCAATTCTGACATTATAAAACCTCAGGATAGGGAATATCTTCAGAATAGGTTAAATGGGCTGATACAGGACGTGAATAACGTGTATCGTAAATCTAATTTGGCTTCCGACGGTATAGCCAGAAGCATACAGGCTCGTCTTGGAGAAGCTCTGGATACCCGTGTGTTGAATGCTATTTCCGGTACTAGGGAGATCCGGGCTTTTAGCGAGAAGATGGAGGATATGAAGCTGAACAATCCCAAGATGTATAGTCCTATAAACGAGGCTGAGGCTTTTGCGGATGCCGTGGCTTGGATGAATGACGGTCAGGTAGGGACACGTCTTAATCCTATACATTATACCCCTTATACGGATTACCACGCTGAGATTGATGAGAAGATGAAGAATTTCATCTCCCTTAACAAGGGGAAGAAAGTCAATGTACCGGTGACTGATGCCAATGGCAACAGGACGGGCGAGATGCGTGAGATGTATATAGATGAGATGAGTTACGCTCAGGTCAGGGATATAGCCATGGCTTCTATATCTGAGAACGGTAAGGCTCAGATGCAATTAGAGGGAAGATATATGGCTAGAACGAATCCTGACTTATTTAATGTTCAAAGCACCTCAGATTTCCTTAAAGGGTATATTGATGATTTCAGTGTCAAGGAAGAATCCATACGAGCCAAGCTAAAGGGCGTTGGCAATGACAAGGCCAAGAGGGCTAAGTTGGAGTCGGAGCTGGCGGATATTATCAAGCAGAGAAATGATTTCGTGGAGGAGGCCGAGGACGTTATCGGTAGCAACTACAGCCCGGAGCGAGCCGGCATGTTCATGGTACGACAGCAGTTCCTTCGTGGCGTCGGGCTGAGATGGTCTTATAATAACTCATACGAGACGTTGGGTGTTGATGATTATTATTTCAAGGCTAATCATCAGATGATGGAGAGAGCTAAGTTTAATGAGACAAAAAGGCATAATCTAGCCATGGAGAAAGCAGCGTTGATGAGAGCCAGCAAATCGGGTAAGTCGGAGAATGGAGGTGGCGGAGGTGATGACACGACCGGGCCTACCGTGGTTACCAAGAGCGCAAACCTTGACGATGTGAGCATAAGCGATGAGTTCATGAACGGGTTCATAGCCAACGAGAAGGCGGTGACTACCGGCATGGGTAATTTCGTTAAGTCATTATCAGATGACGCTAGAAGGAAGATCGACGCATGGGCGTCTGATCCTGAGAATAGTAATGTGGTCAAGGATATGGATAACGATCAGGTTATCATGGCTTATTTCAAGGCCAATGGGGGGTCAAGGAATGAGCTACTTGATTACAACGGTCAGGATAGTTACCTGAAGCTTCTTGGATTAAATACCCAAAGAGGGAAGTATAATAAGATCAATGATGGATTCAATAAGGCGAGCAATGCTGTTTTGGATGGTATTGATACTATAATTCAGAGAGAAGCTAGATCGGACAGTGGGTCAGGTATAGATATTAGTTATGGATTCGGCACATTCAATCTTGGAGATATTAATAACAATGGCGATAAGGTTTTTGATATAAATGGTATAAACGATATAACATTAAATGATTGGAGTAAGTTGTCCGCTTACAGCTCTTTGTTAAATGATAATATAAATACTATTAATTACGGTGTTGAAGGAGAAATGCCTCATGTATCAATGGATTCGGGTCAATCAGGTGTCTTATTGGATCGTGTGAATGATTTAATGGGAACGTCTTTTTCGCTTGATGATATTGAATCTATAATGTCTCTTGCCGTATCTGGGGCTAGTAAGAATAAGCACATTGAGGAAATAAGAGATAGGTTTTCCGGGGATAACAGGGCGATCGCTGTCGCTACCGCTATATATGATGAGGCTCATAAAGAGAGGAATGATTTATTAAGACATAAATGGAGTCGTGGGGATTTAGGTAGGATCGCTGATGACGCTAAACGTGCTGGCGAGGATTACCTGAGACAATATCGTCATGAGTATGCCGAGCGTGAGTATATCTTCTCCGGTGATTATCCGTCTAAAAGTCAAGAAGAGAAAGATTATATAAAGGTTAGTGACCTATTTACCCGTGGTGGCGGTTTTATTCCTAAGGATAAGGATAATGCCAATACGAAGATAACGTTTACCATATCCCCTATAGGTGATGGTAATTATCAGATCATTGGCAATAATGGAGGTGATGGTCGATCTGTTGTTGAGGTAAGCGAGGCTGATCTTGCTGCGAATGGACTTACTTTCTACAAAGAGGATGTAAGCATCCCGTCCGAGACCTATGATTCCGGTGTCGTACCCATATCTTTCGCCAGCTCAAGCAACAACGCTTATGGGAAGATGGCTAAGTCATTGTTGGTAGCTCCATTCGCTTACGCTAGCGGGGCCAAGGACACGGTAATGCCTTATATAGATATGTTTACGAATATAAATGACGGTAATATCAGGAAGAATCAGATGATGATCGCTACTGACGTGTTGTTCGATAACGCTTCTATGTACGAGTTAAGGGCTTCCGGATATAAGTATAATAATGGTTCTTCTGGGATAAATGTTGATATATATAGCAAAGGAGGGGCTAGAGAGGGTAATACCCCGTTGTATTCAATTGATCTGGATGGCGTTAACTATGCTGATGAGGTGGCTAGAAAGATTGACTTCTGTCCTCAGTATTATTTGGTCATGGCATGGCAACAGATACTTAGCAAGGAGAATGAGGTGTATTGGAGGAGCGAGGGAAGATCTACTACTGATGATTTCGAGAGCTTCATCTCGCCCATAGCTGATATGATTGATCAGGAGATAAGAAACAGGAATAACGGAAATAGTGGAAATAATGGAAACAATGGAAATCTATAATAATACCTCTAACGGAAAGGATCTTGCCGAGAAGTACAGATATCCTACCATAAACGTAGATAATATAAAGGCTATTGGTACGGATCCCTATGATATACCGGATCGTGACCTGCCTCCGGTATTGGATCCGTATTCCGCTTCCGAGAGATCAAAGTCCCAGATACCGTCATTGTCGGAGAGGATCAAGAATACTGTTAAGACAAATTATTATGATGATATGAAACATATGTCCCCATTAGGATATATGGCTTCTGATCAAAGCTATAAGGGCAGGTTTAATCTTACTGGCCCGGAGATATCGTTGGAGGATTCAAGGTATCGACTTAGTAGCGGTACTTGGATACCTAAATACGAGTCTTATATCCCCGGTGTAGATAACGACACACGTTTATCTAGGAGTCAAGGTAGGACTGAAAAATGGATGAGAGGTTTGGGAAAATTTGTAGGTAAGACCGCTTTGTATGGATTAGGTGGTGTTATTCAGCCTTTTTATGGTATTTACGCCGGTGTATCCAGAGGTAATTTTAACGCTGTTTTTGATAACGATTTCACGAGATGGTTGGATGATCAGGACAAGAAGATGGATTACGGTCTTGCTCATTATTACAATCGTGAGGAGCGGGATATGAATTTCCTTCAAAGCATGACCACGGCTAATTTCTGGTCTAACGATTTTTTATCCGGTCTTGCTTTTACCGCTGGAGCCATGTTATCGTCAGCCGTATATTCCGGCGCTGGATTGATGAACTTAGCTCGTACGGGAGCTAGGGCGGGCGTGGCTTTGGCTAGGATAGGCAAAGCGGCTTCGGATACCAAGAAAGCGTTCGGCGTCTACCTTAGGGCCGCCCGTACGGGACGGAGGATAGGCAAGGGACTGGACACCCTCGCTTTCCTTGGCACATCTACCTCGTGGGAGGCGTCTGTCGAGGCCAGAAGCATGCTGATGGAGGCTGAGGAGAATTTCAGGCAGTCTTACCGTAACGCTTATGGAAGGGAAGTCCCATATGAGGAGCTTATGAAGTTCAGGGCTGACAATGCCAATGCCGCTAATGCTGTATTCGCCGCCAACGTCGGCATATTGTCATTATCCAATATAGCTATGTTCGGTGATATGTTCGGCATGGATCTTGGCGTGGATAAGTTTATAAAACGCAATATATTTGGCGTAGGGGCTGAGAGGATGGATAACGGTATGTTAAGAACCATAACGCCAAAGAAATGGCAGAAAATAGCCGGGAATACGTTCAATATTATCAAGCGCCCAGTGTCAGAAGGTCTTTATGAGGAAGGTCTTCAGGGAGTGGCTAGCAAGTCCGCCGAGGATTGGGTAGAATCAAGATACAATCCTATGGCTATCCGTCAGAACATAGGTTATATGGAGGCTATAAAGAACGGGTTCAAGGAAACATACGGGTCTAATCAAGGCTGGAAGGAGATCGGCATCGGTATGATTATCGGATCGGTTATGGGTGGAAAGACCTTTGGAGGTATAAAGGAATGGAGCCAAGACATGTCCCGGAACGAGGGGATGGTGGAGGCCTACAACGCCAATGCCGGCGCCTTGACCGAGGCTGCTGTCCGTGCTATTCGTGGCAGTATGGCTCTTAACGCTCAATTATCTGGTGTAGACACATCGTACGAGAGTGATGGTAGGATTATAAACAAGGATTTTAGTGACGCCGTATTCAATCGTCTTCGTTATGATTCGGAGATGGGGATGTTGGATGATACCAAGGAGAATTTCAGGACGGTAGTCGAATCTATACCTAACAGCGATATAGCCTCCGATATGAATATGACAGATGAGCAGGTAAATGAGTATAAGTCCAACCTTATCAGTGAGTTTAATAAGAAGGTAGATAATTTTACCATGGCCAATAGGTTCGCCGACTCACTTACTGAGGGTATCCCGAACAGGTCTTTTAACGCCTATATCTCCAATATGGTATATAACGGTATTGAGGCTAAGGATAATTTGAATGATATCACCAATCAGTTAAACAGGATATATAAGACGGGTATAGGTGATGCCCTTGATATATACTCTCATCTTAATCCTGATTCAAGCAAGGCTCTCGAAAAACTCCGGAAGCTGACGAATGATATACGGAAGATGGAGAGGAATATTTTAAATACTCAACAAAAGGTCGCATCGAAGGAGGCAATTGAGTCTGATAAGACTAAGTTGGCTGAGGAGAATGATAGGCTTCTTAAATTGACGGAAGAAAGAATTGCCTTGGAGAGAAAGTTAAGCACGTTGATTAATTCAGATGTGGATATATCTAAGTTATCTTTAAATGATAATGATTCTAAGATTAGCGCCTCAGATCTTATGGCGGCTTATGAGACTATAGTTGATTTTGAGAATGCCGTGTCTACCCGTGGGGTCGATAATCATAAAGAGGCCATGGCGTTGCTTAGCGAGTATCGTCATAATCTTGTGGCTTATAAGAATATAAACGAGTCTCTTCGTCGTATGCGTGACAGAAGATTCATCCGGGCGCAGGAGCGCGGGTTCATGAAGATATTATCGAACGTATGGGGTAAGACTTATGAGGAGGATGATAGCAAGTATGATTTCAGGAATACTGACAATCCTGATGCCAATGATCTTTACGCCAACGACCAAGCTATAGACAAGGCTTACCAAGATGGTCTTATAGGGGAGGATGAGGAATTTATGTTCAAGACATATAATCATATGATAGCCAGATCTATGGAGAACGAGATTAAGACCGATGAAGGTAATATAGTCGAGAGGGTTCCTGATGATGAGGATATCATAAATCCTTCTGACGATAGAATCAATAATATAGCTATAAAGATATGGAACGGTAATGAGGATGTCTTATCTCCTAGGGAGAGACAGATATATGATAATAACAAGCCTCGTGTCGATAGTCTAGTTAACGGGTTTGGGGATAATCCTATTTCAAGGATCAATAAGGCTAGATCGATAATAGATAGATTGAAGATCCATGATAATATTTATGATAATATCAAGGACGCTGTTGATGATATTGTAGATATGAATATCAATGGTCTTGATCAGGATCAGATCAAAGAAGCTATAAAGACTTATAATGATCTTATGAATGAGGCTGACAATGGCAATGAGATTGATCAGGATAAGCTTAATGAGGCTATTGATATTATCAATAATTATTCCGATGGGCCTCTTCTTCAATTCGTGGAATGGATGAGGTTGTATGATAACGGAAGTATAGCTGTCAAGGATTACGATAAATCCATACCTATGGGTGATGTCCTCACAGAGAGCGAACCCGGGACATCCACCGGCAGGACGGAAGTTAACGCCGCCCAGAATCCGGTGGTGTTGATGGCTCAGAAGAGAGAGATCGGTGGGGTTATGTATTATGAAGTTGGCGGAATGAGACTTGACAGGTTTATGGACAGTCTTGGGCTTAAAAGATCTGATGCCACTGATACTGATAATGGAAGGGTGATGGATTTCACCAACGGAACCGACATATTTACTGTTATAGAGTCAGATAACCACTCAAGATGGATGATTAGCGAGGATGACGCTCAGGCTTTCGAGAACGCTACCGGTGTCATATTGGGGCGGCAAACCGCCTTGTCGACCTCCATCTGGTTCATGGTGTATCGCAAGGGGCAGGATGGATCTATTGTCCCTTATTATACGGGTGATACGTTTGGATCTAACAACGAGTCGGTGAATCAGGAAGCCGTAGCTAATCTCCGTAAGGATAATATCGTAAGGTTTAAGATGGATATGTCAGATCCATATACCAAGGAATTGTATGATAAATACAATAGCCTTAACGCCGTTGACCCTAATTCTGATGAGACTAAGTCGGCTTACCGAGAGCTGGTTGATAATATGGTTATTAAGATCGTGGATAGCGACGGCAATTTCGTCTCGGTACTGAAAGCCAATGACCCGGATTCAAAAGGAAGTAACGCTGATTTAAGGAGTATGGCCTTTGAGTTGTATAGGGATAATGTAGGATCTGTCGCTGGCGAGATTGATATACCGTTCGTAGGCACAGTCACCAGTGTTTTGCCGGGAAGACCTAATTTTAGCGTAAGTGATGATAATGGGACGTTGATGGTATCCGAGAATGACTTTACCAGCGAGACGGTCGACAAGGTAGAGAGCGTAGGATATATAGAGAACGGGGTGGTTACGATGAGGGATGATATTAAGTATAATATATTCCCGTTCTGTACGGCTATCGTCAGGGACAAGTATGGTGATTATAAAAATTCACGTATCCCGGTCGTAGCTATAAAGACAGGAAATGGAAGAAATTACCTGTACCCCGTAAGATTGAAAAATCAGGATATATCGTCATTCTCATCCATGATCGGATCGATGGCTGATAGGATTACGGAGGGTCTAGGCGGAGGCGTAAGTATTGATGATATAATGGATCTTAATAACGCTATAGCCAGATCCGGTTTGGATAATAAGACGCATATGATCCCGCTGGCGGGAGACGTGGATGTTATCAAGAACCGGCTTGAAGCTGTCAAGGAAGCGGCTAGCAGGATGCCTATGACCGCTGACGTAAGAGGATGGATAGGTGATTCTAGGACTAAGGATGATATTTTGATGAATGATGTTACGATCAATATCGATCTTAACAACGATCCTTTCATAGCTCCTAAGTTTAGGATGAGTATCAAGGAGAACAAGGTATCCAAGGAGGAGACGGAAGTCTCGTTCCCTAACCTGCCGGATCTGCCATCGGAGTTTGCCTCGCCTACGAAGGCTGCCGAGGACAAGTCTTTGGTTTCCGACGGTAACGTAGTATCCGGAGAAAATGAGGCGGAAAATCCTTGCTAAATAAAATATCTTGACTTATCTTTGCGGCGTCAGTCCATCACCTGACGAGTAAGATATTTAAAAGTTGGTCCCTGTCGGGTGTGTGATGGCCCCGGTGGGGACTCTTTATATTATGCAATTAGATGCCTTTTTACATCGGAAGATCATGCAAGACCTACGCATCCAGCGAGTAAAGGTCTTGATGATGCTATACACCAGTAACTATTTTGTCAAGGTCAGACAAAAGCAGTTGCTTGATCATACATACTCATTAAGTAGGGATCAGGCTTTTGATTATATGACTGAGTTCAATAAAAGACTTAGTGATAAGGTTGGTATAAAATGTACGATGGATATCCTTTTACCTACCGATGATGATAATGCTAACATCATAATCGAGCACAATGGTATTATCAAGAAGTTGATGAAGGAAGCCGAGAAACTGGAGCTTGATACTGATGCTATCGAAGCCATGATGCGTGATCTTCTTGATGAGTTGAAGGATGATATTGATCTTAATATCCTGATATTTGACGTAAGCCAGTTGCTTATAAAATACAATCTATTTAGGTTGGATGCTATAACCGAGCAGGAGTTCAAGAACTCTTTTGTCAGGATGGATAGTAGGAATATGGAGATAAAGAAACTAACTTTATCTGATATCAAGAAGGTGGTGGAGATGATAGAGGATAGGTATAGCTACGCTTTATATATGACAGAGGAATATGGCTGATTACATTTTTTGTAAAAATATCTCCTGTTTGTTTGTAGTTTCAAAATAAGGTCTTATATTTGCGGTGTCCATCCGTTATTGGGCCATAAGAAGATATTAACTCGCCTAGGCGTAGGCGATAGATGAGGGCTATTGGTGGAATAACGGACGCCAACGGCCCTTGTTGTTTTGTATTATGTGTAATATTGTTTTGAGTGATGACTTATCTATCAGATCGTATTTTGAAAAGGTTTTAAATCTAAGTAAACTTGGTGATAAATTCCCTGTTAATTTAGATGATGTATGGCCATTGGTTTATTCGGCTAAGGAGAAAGCTGTTAGAGCTTTAGTAAGTAGTGATCAGTTTATGCAAGGTATTGATTATGAGATTTTAGCCACAAATGGCGAAAATACGACAGTAGGAAGACCTGTAAATGTTTATATGATTTCTATATCTTGTATGGAGTATTTTATAGCTAGAAAGGTTAGATCTGTATTTAATGTTTACAGGGATGTTTTTCATAAAGTGATAAATAAAATACCATCTAGCTATTCGGAGGCTTTACGGATGTATGCTGATGAGGTGGAAGCTAGAGAAAGGGCTGAAAAAGAAGCTAAGCTTGCATTAGAGGCTAAAAGGATATCTGATAACATCATCAAAGAACAGGCTCCTATGGTTGAGTTTGCTAAGACAGCCGAAATAGCCCAAGAGACAGATATGTTGATCAGAGAGGTTCGGGAAAAGCTAGAGGCTCATGGATATGATATAGCGGAGAAGAATCTTCGAATATTGCTTGAGGATAAGAAGTTCTTCGCTAAGACCGGTAAGAGGTGGTTGCTTTCCCAAAGGATGATAGACAGCGGTTATGCTCGTTACAGATATCGTAATGATGACGAGTTCTACGGCACTAATACTGTCTATGTGACTCCTAAGGGATTTCAGTGGATCGTGTCTAAGATATCTAAAGAATGGATGCCTAGGTTCTTGGAATTGAAAGGCAGGGTTCTGAATAGATCAGATAAAGATATTTTCGCTAAACGATAAATTCCATTTTTTTTGTAATTTAGGATTGAGCTTTTGCCTGTTCGTGAGGATCGGCAAAAAGATTTGCACTTTTCGGAGAAACATAAGGTTTGTTATTATGTTGTTATTTTGGTGTCCCGTCCGCTCGTGAGAGTAGGCGGGATTTTCTATCTTTGTGTCAAAACGATTTAGTAATGGGACGATCTTGTTATGTTATAAAAAATAAGGAGGGTGGGATAGATAATGTCCTTGCCCCGAACGACCAACCATCCGGATTATACCAAAGGGCGATGGAGGTGCTGGGCGACCAGAAGCAGGCCTTATCGGTCTGGGGTACGGCCTACTCCCCCGACTTCGTGTCCTTCTTTGGCGACTGGATGTCCATGCCATCAGAATATGATCTGGATAGTAATGGGGAACCTAGGTATGATGATGTCATGTCCTTTATCAAGCGGAAGAACTATTTCGCCGGCAATTTCATGGCTGATGAGGTTAAGGATATTAATAATACTCTTACTTCCTTGGGTGTTGATAATATCAATGATCTTAATGATATGATCGTATCTAACTTCCTTTCCGGCGGTGATATATTCCTCAATAGGTACAATCTTGAGCGATCTGGGATGTATGACGCTGATGAGATTGATAATATCATGACTAACCGATCGGAGTATGAGCGGGTAAGGGATATGATGAGGAGGATTGTCGATTTTATGTCTGAGGGGAATCTTAATGAGAAGGATATGTATTTCCTATCCTCCGAGTCAGGCCTTGGTGATGATTATATGATATATGAGGATACATATGACTCGTTAGGGAAGAGAAGGGTCTTGAATCCAATAGAGGTAAGGGATACGATCATGAGGGCGGTAGGCGGTATCAGCGACCGCCGGGAGTTCGATCAGGCTTTCGCCTCCATCCCATACCCTTCCTTGGCACTCCGGTATCAGGAGGATCAGGATTACGCAGATCGGATGTATGACACGTATCGTAATATGACCCGTATGGAGGTTCGGAGTCAGGACGGAAATACGATTACCGACTCGTACTTCAATAGTACCACACCGTATATCAGTATGCCTAAGGATATGAAGGGTCTAAGGGATAAGGTTGGGGAGATAATCGATATGGATGATTTTAAGGACATCAAGGACGTTTCCGGACGTCTGTATGACATAGCTATGGATCTTGCCGACATGGGCGTGGATATAAGCGAGGCGATCAGCGATGAGATGGTTATATCCAGACCGGAGGATATCCGTGATCTTATGGCGTCGCTGGATGTCATGTTATCTTCCATACAGGCCGGCAATTCGGTATACGATAGCTTTATCTCCGATCTTGATAGGATAACAGGAAAAGGGAATCCGATATACGAGGTTCAGGATACTTATTCTACCGGTGATAGGATGGTGTATGTAAGGTCCGGGAATACATCCCCTTCCGATATGTATGATAGGAGCATGTTGTATATGGGTAGGAATACGTACCATAACACAGCCCCGATAACCGACACCGATCAGGCCTATGAGATGTTGGCCGATATCGGGATAGAGCGGCCCTCGTACTTGCCGGCCGGCGTGGTTCCCGCCGGGGCTTCCCGTTCCGATATTGACGTGATCAAGGATAACATAAAGAAGCTAGTTATGTCCAACATCTCATCCTCGAATACTGAGAACATGATCCTTACCAGATTGATATACCAGCATCCCGTAACCCCTAAGATGGATGATGTCGATATTGATCGGGAGTTCAGGAGATACGAGGCTAGGCAGGGAAAGGATCGGGATTTTATCAAATCCTGTACATCGTTGAGGAAGATCCAGATCAAGGAAAGGTTAAAAAAATCGGATTTATATAATAATGTCTTACGTTTCCTTGATTTTAATGGATTTTATAATGTATCTTTGAATCACCATGACAGAGGTACGTTAAAAAACATAGAGATGTCGTTGCCGGATGGTCAGGTAAGAGATCTGTTGTTTGATGTGGCTATCGAGTCCAGCGACAGCAGCATGAGGGATCTTTTCTATCTGGATAGACAGGACAGGATGATGGATGCCGGTTTTTATCGATATCTATACCAAAGGAATCCGGGGCTGCTCCGGGAGGTCAACGGCGGTGTCGAGGCGAGACCGGACGGTTCGTTCTTGGCTCGTGGGAGGTATGATGATTTCGTGTCATTCCAATCCGGCTTATATGAGAAGATAGGTGAGACGGTTGATGGTGCGATATACAGGTTCGTTGATGATCTTATATACTCCGATCCATCATCATATCAAGAAAACATGGTACGAAGGATAGGTGACGTTACGGTAAGGAGTGACGATAACCGCCTGTCAAGGATAGAGGATAATCCTTCATCCAGTAAGATAATTAATGAATACACTGCTAATACAAATAAGTTGATGCGAGATTTTTCGTGTAATTAATCTCTCTTTGACGTCGTGAGACGTATTGAAACATTGAATTTTTGACATACTTCCATTACTGAAGTGAATGGGATTCTTGGATAATAACGTACGGGACCTCAGTCTTGCGACCGTTGGATTTATCCATACTCTCCAATTCGGAAATGCCCTTCCGAAGAATATTTTGAGAAGCTAAAAGATCTCTTTCATTTTTGGAACCGCACGCTGGACATTCCCAGCTGCGTTCCTTAAGTGAAAGGTCTTTATAGATATAACCACATTTACAAACCTTTGAGCTGGGATACCATTTATCGATTTGATGTACGGTAACACCATATTTTGACGCTACGTATTTCAATTTATCAATAAACATTGAATGACTAAGATCAGACACCTTCTTACCCCATAGATGTTTCATGGCTTCTATATTAAGAGTTTCTAAGAAAATAAAATCATATTGTTTACACAACTGATGTGCTAACTTCCATTGAAAATCAGAACATAGATTTTTTATTCTCCTGTAAGCTTGTTGAAGTTCAAATGATCTTCTCTTTCTATTATTCGATCCCTTCCTAGCATTTGAAAGTTTACGATTGCATTTCTTTATTTTCTTCTGATGTCTATTGAAAAACAAAGGAGACTGAATAGATTTTCCGTCACTTAACGTCATGTAGGTTTTCAATCCAAAATCAATACCTATGGATGCACCATTACGTGACTTTTCATAGGTCTTATTCGATTTCGAGTCTGTTACGATGACAATAGAATATCTATTACATGTTTCCCTTAAAATTCTGATTTGTTTCACATTCCCATTGTAAGGACGAGAATATGAGAATTTGAAACGTTTGCTTATTTTGTTGATTGTAAACGTATTTCCATTTAATTTAAATCCATCCTGTTTGAAAACGAAGGAGTTAAATTTATTAGCTCTTTTAAATTTAGGAGGTCTTTTGCATAGCTTTTTGAAGAACCTTTTATAAGAATCATCTAATCGTTCAAGGATTTCCTGAACAGTTTGAGCACCTAATAAAGTTCTTCTTATCCGTTTTGCAAAATGTTTCTTTAATTTACCTATCGAAATGTATTTACCAAATCTTTTGTAATAACGTTTTTGCAAATTCAGAGCATGATTCCATACAAACACACATTCCCTAAGCATTTTATCTAAATGCTTGGTATTCTTTGATTTGTATATGTTGTATTTATATGAAATCATGATTTTTGTAATTATTTTTACCACAAAAGTAATAATAAACCATTCATCTGCCTAATAAATTGAGTGGTTCTCTGATTATTTTTTTTATAGATTTGCATGAATCCGGGCCGTAGTGATACGTCCCGGATTTTTTGTCTTGTACCGGTTCTTATTAATACCAACTGCATGACATGACGTGCCTTGATGATGACATATATCACGATCTTAGGATTATTAATTTTTGAACTTTGTAACGCCCGCCATCAGGTGGGGTTATTATTAATTCAAAAATAAATAGACATGGGTACAAGTGGAGACAAAATCGTGCTGTTAGACGGCATGGGTTCCGGGAGCGGTAGCGCCGCTAATGGTTTATTATCTATGATTCCGGGTATGTTTACCAGCCTTTTGGGTGGTAATAAGATGGATCCGAATTTAGTCGCTGCGTTGATGAACGGTCGTAACAACCAAGACCAGTTCGGAGGAGCCAACGGCTGGTGGTTATGGATCATCGTCCTGTTCTGGTTGTGGGGCGGACGTGGTTTTGGAAATGGTTTTGGTGGCAATGGAAATGATTGTTGCGCTAACGGTCTTCCGGCTCAATTGAACAACGACTATGGTCGTGAGTTACTGATGCAGGCTATCCAAGGTAACAGAAGCGCTATCGACCAGATCTCTAACGCCCTTAACTGTTCTACCTCTCAATTACAAAACGCTATCTGTAACGTACAAGGCGCTATTGATAAGGTGGCCGGTCAGGTAGGTATGACTTCTCAGGCCGTTATCAACGCCGTACAGCAACAAGGATGTGAGATCGGTAACCAGATTAGCGCATGTTGCTGCAACTTACAAAGCGCTATGGCTAGTGGATTTAACAACATCCAACATTCGTTAGACACCGTAGGATGTAATATCCAGAACGCTATCACCCGTCAGGGATATGAGAATCAGTTGGCTATTACCGGTCAGACGAACGTATTGCAGAACAACTTGACTAACGGCTTCAATAACGTTATTCAATCCAATCAAGCCCAGACGCAAGTGTTAGCCGCTAAGATAGATGCCCAAACGCAGATTATCAATGACAAGTTCTGTCAACTTGAGATGCGTGAGATGCAGAATACTATCCAACAGCTTCGTGAGGAGAAACAGGCTTTGGCTACTTCCGCCATCACCCAACAACAGACACAGAACATCGTTAGCCAGTTAGCTCCAAAGGCTCCGGTTCCAGCCTACGTTGTACAGAACCCGGGTTGCTGCTATACTCCTACCGTAAGGGTGGCTAACGAATGTGGATGCGCTTGCGGCACTACTAACGCCGTATTATAAGAAAGGGGGACAATATGGCTGATTTCAGAGGATATATGATCGGTTCATTCGCCTCCTCTCGTCTTGACAGGGGAGGCATCCCGGTAGTAGCCACTACTGGAAAGGTATCTGACGCTTCTGCGGCCGAACCTACGGTTGATTTTGGCATCAATCCGTGTCAGTGGAACTCACTACCTCCGGAAGGAATATTGTTATGGAAAGTCCGTCATCCGGTGACGGAGACAGAGGCTAGTTATCCCGCCACGATCGTTCTTCCGTCTGGCTTATCCACTACCACTCCTGTTACGGTATCCAACGCCGGGGTTATCGTCAACAAGACACCTATAGTGGATAAGGTTGGGGCACATATGACAGGGCAGGATATTACGACTCCCGTGGCTTCTAGTGATCCTATAGTAGGGGCCTACACCGAGCATCTTGTGTATTATAACAAATGCACCGGCGTGTTCAGGATGTTGGGTCATACGGCTACGGCGGCTACCGCCCCTAGCGCATGAATTTACTAAGAAAGAACAGGGAGGGTAACCTCCCTCCCATTTAAAAAGATCGTTATTATGTTTAAGGATTTAAAGAAAGGATATCAGGTTTATACGTTGGATACCTCAGGGGTTCCTAAATTCTTTATGGGTACGGTGGTTAACGTCTCGGAGCCTAGGTTCGCCCAGTCCCAGTTAGGTCAGTATCAGCAGTTGCAAGATCGGGTTATGGATCTTACTATAGAGGTGGACGGGAAGTCCATGACATACGTAGTTCCAGAGAACCAGAACGTGGCTATGGCCAACGGCATTACGCTAGCCTGCTCCGTGGATCCGATAATGAACCACCTGAACGCCATGAAACGAACCAGTACGGATATCGTGAATAGCGTGGATAAGAATAAGGAGATCATAGAGGCATGCGACAGTATCTTGGAGGATATCAATCCTACTTTTAAGCAGACTAAGGATCAAGACCGAAAGATTAAGAATCTTGAGGAGAAGGTCGATAGGATGGGGTCTTCTTTCGATGAGTTAAAAGAGTTGTTAATTAAAAAATTAGGTTAAGATGAGAGTTATAGATTTAGGCAACGGCCAAGAGGAATATGATGATGAGATCTACGACCGCAGAGGCGGTAGGGGACGCTCACGCCGCTCCGACGGCACTTATATGGGTTACGATGGTGGCGTATATGATCATTACGGTAAGGAACGTGACGGGATGATGGAGGAGCTTGAGCGCCGTGAGCGTGATCTCGAAAGACGCGAGAGGGAACTGGAGCGTAACGAGCGGGAGCTTGAGAAACGTCAAAGACATCATGAGCGGGAGGATGAGATGTACCGTAAGGGATGGTTTGGCGAGCGTGACATCCGTGACGAGTACGATGGTACGGAACCTTATATGCGTAGAGGTAGGAGAAGTCGTTACTACTGAGGAGCAGACGCTGATGACCCGGATTATAAGCGGTATATAGACACCCATGGATATCACTTTTCCAAGGAGTTGGCTAGGGAGGCCGCCGATAAGATGCTTAACGCCGACGGATCCAAGAGAAGATGGACGATGGAGGATGCTAAGCAGATGTTCGATAAATGCGGGGCCAAGAAACCTGATAACGCCACTTGGGGAGATGTCCAATATCTGTTCGCTATGTTCTATAGCGACTACTTTCCTAAGGTATTGGACTGCGACCAGAAAATAGTCAAGGCTGTCTTGGCTTATCTGGAAGACCCTGACGCCCCTGAAGGGACGGCGTTCGTAAGGTATCTGGCGGTGCGGTGCTTCGTCGGTGACACAATCAAATGGAGTGATATGATTTAGTTTGATACAACGTTGGAGAACCCTGTCGGCAATAGAATACCGATAGGGTTTTTTTTTGACCGTAGCTTTATTATGATTACATTTGTTCGAGGTAGATCTTTTGTTCATGGCAGGGTGGGCGGGAATGGAAAAGGATATCCTCAATATTGAAAGTGTTTTTAAAATGAGATTGGTATATAAGTTTAACATAGGGAAAAATGAAGAGTTGTCTAGATTATGCAAGATTAGTAATAATTTGTATAATCAAGCTCTTTATATTTTTAGAGAAACTTTATCAAAAGAAGATAAGTGGTTGTCTTATTATGAGTTAAACAATATACTTATTAAAACAAAGAATCTTGATGGAGAGGTAAATTATAAGCTTTTAAAAGCTCAATGTTCACAACAAATACTTCGTGTTCTAGATAAAAATATTAAGAGCTATTACAGATCTATTCATGATTTCAAAAAGAATCCATGTAAATATAGAGGTAAACCAGAATTGCCTAAATATAAGAAACGTGGATCAGAGTTCTCTTTATTTTATACTAACCAATCTTGTAGTATAAGACAAGGAAGGATTATCTTATCTAAAGATTTATTTATTGATATTCCTCAATATGATAAATATTGTTGCCGAATATCTAATTTCAAGCAAGTAAGGATTATTCCATTATTTGTAGGTTATAAGGTTGAGATAGTTTATGATATTGAAAATAAAATTATTGAAGATATACGAGATGAGAAGGTAGCATCAATAGATTTAGGCATTGATAATCTTGTTACTTTGATCAGCGAGGATTGTAATTTTATTTTTAGTGGAAGGTTTGTTAAATCTTATAATCAATTTTTTAATAAAACGCTTTCACGGCTTATAAGTATAAAGGATTTACAAAGAATAAGAAAAACAACAAATCGTATAAAGAAATTATACTATGACAGGGATAGATATTTAGAAGATGTATTTCATAAGATAAGTAGGAGGATTGTTGACATATTGATTGATTCCAGAGTGACTAAGTTAATTGTAGGCTATAATAAAGGTTGGAAAACTGGAGTAAATATGGGTAAGAAAAACAACCAAAAGTTTACTCAAATCCCTTTTGCGAGATTGATAAGTTATTTGGAATACAAATGTAGATTATCTGGAATAGAGTTCGTGGTAAATGAAGAATCCTATACATCTAAATGTGATGCCCTTGCTTTGGAGCCAATATCCAAGCATGATTCTTATTTAGGCAAAAGGATAAAACGAGGATTGTTTCAATCTTCTGTTGGTAAACTGATCAATGCTGATGTGAATGGTGCATTGAATATAATGAGAAAAGTAGTCGGTGATTCCAATGGTGTTATTCAAAGGATAATCGATAGTGGGTTGCTGTTCAATCCGGTTAGGGTAAGAAGTGTGTTTCCTAGAGAATGTCTACTTCTAAACTGATAAAAATGTAATGTTTTTATATATTTAAAATATTTTAAGGCATGGCTAAAGGACATTATTGGATAGAGCCTGTGGATCAGACGTTAAATGATTTCCAGTTTTATAAGGCACGTATCGTAGGCGATCCTGAATATGACGAGAGACATCATCGAGTTATATTGAGAACTGATAAGTATTTCCCTGTTGGAAGTATCTTCCATGTCTTAAAAGACCCAGAGATGTTTGTTATAGATAGGAAGTTTAAGACATGGGGGAATAAGTATGTCGTTAAGCCTTGTGAGGGTGAATGGGAATGGGAATCTGTCCAGAAACTTAAAGACAAGGCTATTATATTCCGTAGCGGATTCCTGCACGGGGACGGCAGTTTTTGACACTTACCCGTATCTCCCCCCCTCGATTTCTTGGTATTTATGTATATAACTATATTTGAGCAAAAAATAAGTTTGATATGGAAGATTTTCAAGGTAAATACAATGGTAAGCAGATAGATCAGCTTTTGGATAAGGCTAATGATATTGATCTTACCAAATATGCTCTTAAGACGGATAATGCCCCTACCGCCACGAAATTACAGGCGGCTAGGACCATAGCGCTGTCCGGGGCTGTTACCGGTAGTGTCTCATCGGACTTCGGAGACAACGTAACTATCTCCGCGACATTGGCCAATTTTGATGCCTCTAAGATCGCGTCCGGAACCATCAGCATAGATAGGTTACCTAAGGCGGCTTTGGAGAGATTGGTCGTGGTAGCTGATGATACGGCTAGATTCGCCCTTACCACCGCTACGGTTCAAAGTGGTGATACGGTAAAGGTCACGTCTACAGGTAAGATGTATCTGATAAAAGACGAGTCTAAATTAAACAGTGAGGATGGGTATGAGCCTTACACGGCCAGTCAGGCTTCCTCCGTGCCTTGGTCCGGGGTTACGGGCAAACCAAGTACCTTCACACCTCCCACGTCCTCCGCTACCGTTCTTGGCGGTATTAAGGTGGGATATACGACTTCCGGGAAGAACTATAAGGTGCAACTGGATTCGTCCGGCAACGCTTACGTCAACGTTCCATGGACGGATAATAACACTACATACTCACAGGCCACGAGCGATAATCTGGGTCTTGTTAAGATCGGGTACTCAGCTAATGGGAAGAATTATCCGGTAGCTCTTGACGGAAATGGTAAGATGTATGTGAATGTTCCGTGGACGGATACCAACACGACATACACCAATATGGGAGCCGCTTCTGCCTCAGCGTCGGGAAAGGCCGGCTTGGTCCCCGCACCTGCCGCCGGAGCGCAAGCCAAGTATCTTCGTGGTGACGGGACATGGCAAACCCCTCCTAATACCACATATAGCAACATGGGTGGAGCGACGTCCTCAGCCGCAGGATCGGCGGGATTGGTACCCGCTCCGACTGCCGGCAAGCAAACCTCTTTCCTTCGTGGCGATGGTACGTGGGTGGTTCCGACAAATACCACATACGCCAAGGCCAATACCACGACATTAGGATTGGTGATGATCGGATATACTGAGAACGGTAAGAATTATCCGGTAGAGCTGGATAGTAGTGGTAAGATGTATGTCAACGTGCCTTGGACGGATACTAATACAACGTATGGTGTTGTAGGAGCTAACGGGTCCACAGGATTGGTCAAGAACGGCAGTACCGTGACAAACGCCTCTGGATATACGGCTTGTCCTATTGTCGGTGGTATCCCCTATTATAAGGATACGAATACTACCTACGCCAACATGAAGGCGGCTACGGCCTCGGCGGCTGGTGCTGCGGGATTGGTACCGGCCCCAGCCGCTGGCAAGCAGGCATCTTTTCTTCGTGGTGATGGAACGTGGGTAGTGCCTACCAATACCACATACGGATTAGCCTCTACTACAGCTAACGGCTTATTGAGACAGCTTAATGGAAGCACATCCAGTTTCATGCGTGGAGATGGCACTTGGGCTACACCTCCTAACACGACATACGCCGTAGCCAACGAGTCTACTAACGGGTTGATGGCGGCGGCTGACAAGAAGACCATGAACAGGCTTATAGGAGTTAATACGGTCACGACATTAGCTAACCTGCCTATTAGCAAGAGAAGTATCACGGCTACGTTATCAGCCGCTACCACCCTATCCGTGCAGTCAGGGATGCAGGTAGGGGAGGAGCTGATGATCAGGTGTGTCCCCTCAGCGGCTTTCACCCAAGCGATACCTAATTCCGGGGATTATGTCAGCATGAGCGGAACTTCTATAACCACTACGGCTAACAAGCCTTTCGAGATAAATATCTGGTGTTACGCTTCAGGCAAGTATAGCATCGCCGTTAAAGAACAAGATTAAAAGCTATGAGTTTTACATATATAAACAGGGAGATATATCCCAAGATGTTGGTTCAAGATGAGCCTCTTGACGATAATTACGCCAAGGGCTATAGTTATGATGATTACTCCAAAGGTATTCCCGCCCCATGGATAGAGCTTGGGGAGGAGCAACTGGCGTTCAAGGAGGCTAATCCTAAAGCTACTGTCAAGGAGATTATCGAGGCTAAGCTGGATGAGTCAAGGCTTCTTAATGAGGAGAAATCAGTTAAATACGAGGAGATAAGAACTTATGAGACCGGAAATCTATATGAGTTCTTCTTGGATGATCAGAATATCTATATTCCTGAACATGATAGACGTAACGCCTTGTCTGATGGGGCTATAGCTGGCAAGATAACGATCATGGGTCTGGAATTCGATATAACGGAAGGCAAGATCTTGATCGGGATGATGGATAAGTATGATAATGATCTTATGTCGGCGTTAGGGGACAAGCAAAAGCAGATCAATCTAGCCACTACCGTAGAGCAGGTAAGGGCTATTGATGTCCAATCCGGATATCCAGACAAGATAAGTGTCACCACAGCATACGTCCAGCAACAGGCGAAGGAGAAGGACGCCTCTGATCCTCAGAAGGTGGCTGTAAAATTTTCTAGAATGGTGGTTAATAATAAAGACTTATCCTTATCCTCTAACGATAAATTGGATGTTAAGGTTCTATTCCCTATATGGGGACAAGAAGGGGCGGAGTTCGGGTTGTCGGTGGATGCCGGATTCTGTCTCAGGGTGGTGAAGGACGATACGGATATCCTTTATGAGGTTATTCAACAACATACGTTATCAAAGGAATGGGAACCCGGACTAAATACGGCTTCCTTGTATAAGGTTATTGATAAGGAACATGCCGGGACCATAGGGGATCCTATCCCGTATTTCCCTCCAATGGAGATATTCAAGGATAAATATTACATCCAGAACGCTGATGTGTATAAGTGTACTAGGGATAGCGGAACTCCTCTCAGCCATAATCTACAGGATTTAATAGGTCTGTACGTGGAGCGGGTGTAGCCGTAGTGCGATTTACCCCCCCCCCATATTTTATGGCTAACATTATATAAGTTATTTTTGGCATAATAAAATGACATTTGTAAATATATTTAAGTATGGCATCACAAAAATTCGGTTTCGTAACCGTCGACCCGGTATCAGGATCAGGAGATCAGGCGGTTAATTTCTCCGGTGATAAACACACCGGTCGTACTCAACGCACTATCAACCTTACGGTCACCACGAACGGCGGGGCTAAGAAGGCGTTGGTAGTTAATCAGGCAGCGGCTGCTGAGGTGGTAAGATCAGACAGCCCTAACGCTTCCGTACAAAAGACAGGTGGTAATGTTACCATCACCGGTAAGTCTAACAGTACTAAGCTTACGTTCGCGGTCACGCCGGCTGAGGAGAACGGGCTTACGTTACAGCTCCCGGCTAACTACACGGCGGCTGGAAAGACTACGGCTAACGGAGCGATTATCGCCGACGATCCCGGAGCCGCTGGCGAGTTCGTTTGGAGCATCACGATCTCGGACGTACCGGCCAACGTCACGATCGAGGAACTGACAGCTACATTGAAGGTAACTGCCGCTGGTGGCCAGACAGCCAACGTGACGGTAACGCAAGCCGCTGGAGACTCTACTATCGAGCTTGACAAGGAGACTATTAACTTGGATGTAAATGGTACTCAACAGACGGTTAACGTAACATCTAATGACAGCTGGACATGGGCGCAAGCTGCGGCTAGAACCGTATTGAGAATGATGGGACGATAATCAGTTTCTTTTCTCTTACTCAGACCCCGATCGACTAAAGCCGGTTGGGGTTTATTTGTTTTGCTATCTTTGCAATAGAACAAAAATAATACAACTATGGCTAATGATTTGAATATTAATTGGAAGGACGGGGTAGGCGAGGTAACGGACCAGCCTCTTACCGTCAGTCCGGGGTCCGGGGCCGGAAGCGCCCCCGTTTCCTTTGGCTCGGTGATGAACAACGGTCTTGATCGGACTCTTGAGCTGGAGATAACAACTCCAAAAGGTGTTAAGAAGACGCTCACGGTGAATCAGGAGGGATGCCGGCAGGCTTATATCACGAGCGACGGCAAACGATGGCTGACTAGCGACAATCGGGTATATGGGGTTTTGAAAAGCGATGCTCCATGCGAATGCACGGGTGATTGCCCTTGATATTTTGTTTTTACGAATTTTGTAATTACATTTGTGGCGCATGTCCATCACCATGCTTTTCGTCGCTAATTTATTATAAGGGATACCGGTCTGTGATGGGATCGGCATCCCTCTGTTTTTTAATATGGAGAAGATAAATGTTTTCGATGTTCAGATTCCTGATGGGAGACAAATCCGTTGTATATCGTATAATAAGGTTACTTATTTTGATCTTGACGATATATGTAAGTTATGTTTTGACTCATACGACCTACATGATGTGGCTGACACTAAGGTTATGAGCGAGTTCCTACACCGTGAGGGTGTTCGTTATTGGACTACGATAGATGGCGTAAGGCAGTTGTATCGTAGGATTGAGTGTAAGATGTGTTTTGAGGTTATAGAAAAATTAAAGAAATTATGAGAGAGATGGAGTTTGATTTCGTGATATATCCGTTGAAGTTGATTATCACGGTTGGGTTGGATTATAAGACATTGTGTGATCGTTTCGAAAATATGGAGCCTGAACACGAGGGGAAATGGGGAGATGAGGATGATATGGACAAGGAGGCGTCTTTCGCAAATTTGGTAAGGGATAGGGATGATGACGATAAATTCGCCATACTTTGGAATTTTTCGAGCGACGATGATTTAATAATGAGAAATATATGTCACGAGTCATTCCATATAGCAATGAGCGTATGTCAGTTTTGCAATATGTCTCTTGGTTTTAAGGTTGGAGAGGATGAACACGCAGCGTATATAGCCGGCTTCGCTGGTGATTGTGTTAGCGAGTTCATCAATAGCAAGAATACGGATTAAGTAATAAATTCTATAAGGAATATAAGAATATCAGCCTCCGCTTATTTGTGGGGGCTTTTTGTTTATCTTTGTCAAAAACATGAAGTTATGTCGAGTTGCGTAATTAAAAGGAATAAGGAGGGTAAGATAACCCGTGTCTTGACCCCTTCCGGCGAGGTATCCACCTTGTTTGATAAGATAGCGGGTATAGCCGCCGTAAGTGACCTTAATAAGGCCGCTGAGGCTTATATGACTATTTATAACGATAAGTTTAGGTCTAAGTTCGGTGACTGGACGAGATCCGTGCCAAGGAATAAGGAGGCCGCCAGATCCATAAGTGCCAGACTTAGCGCTAGCGAGTGGGGGCAGCTTATGTCAGCCAAGGTCTTGTCTGCCATAAGTGATATGGACGCCCCGGCGTTGGCCAGAAGCCTTGGGAATAGCGACAATGTCGTGGCTTATCTTACTTCCGGAGAGGTAGGTGAGGTCAGTGATATGGCGGTGGTAGATACATCCACGGTACAGGAGGTGGATTTGGATTCCATAAATGAGGATAATATTGGCGACACGATACTGAAAGAGGCGTCATGGGATGATATAAGGGCTATCAGGGAGAATATAGATATTAAGGAAACAGCCCGTATGTTATGGAAGGCCGTGGAAAGCGCTTTTACCGGGCAGCGGCCTAATATTAGGGTGAAGGGCGGAAGTATAGATGGGGAGATCATATTTTCTGGCAATGTCTTGCCTTTAAATGATATTGAGAATTATACTCCTCCATCTTCAAGACTGGTATATGATTCCGGTGAGCCTCGCCTGTTCTTTAGATCGGATGACGGCAAGATACACGAATCTTACGCCAACGCCATAAAAGGATCGTCCGGTGGGCGGGTCGAGGCCGGGTTCTTGGCCGGCAGTGTCGAGGAGAGCGACGTCCCGTCCGGTACGGCTGATATCTCCTTTGGCTCTTCCTCAATAACCCTTAATAACAGCGAGTCATTCATCCCGGTCCTTGGTATTAGCTCAAACTCAGATGTAAGCACTCGTGGAGGGTTTGTTAATTACCTTATCAAGAAAGGTATGTTGAGTGGGGAACGTATAAGGCTAGGGGATAGATATTATCTTACTGGAGCCGGCAATTCTGATGGTCTTAAGATCTATAACGCTATGGATGCCTTCTCTAGTCTTAGAAATAGATTTGGAAGTCAGTCCTCCGAAATGAACGTATTGGGTTCTATAGGTTTTGATACGGAGGTAAGTAATGATCTTGATCTTATCACTACGTCCGGGGAGAAGGTTACGGTAAGCAGATCGGAGATCAAGGGTATGTTAAGGCAAGGTAAGTTTGAGGAGCTTAATAACAAGTATGATGGATTCATGGAGCTAGCCTTGTCGTTGATGATGGAGGATAACGCTTTGTACGGAAGCAATGTCCGTGGGGTTATCGAGAACGAGAAGGCGGAGGATCTCCAGAATAGGACTGATATCACCAATATCTTATCCACGTTAGGTGTCCGTGTGATGGGTATGTCTGAGTATATGGATAAGTATAAGATGCGTAATGGCGTGGATCCTTCGGCTAGGGCCTTATCTGACATGGCCAATGGGGTTATCGCCTTGGCTGAGGGGGCTACGGTAGAGGATCTCAATGAGGAGGTGGCTCATTTCTTGGTCGATACTTATCGTAACCAACAGGAGATTGACGAGGTGCTGGATTCTGTTGTCGGCACGTCGTTATGGAATCAGTTCGCTGGTCGTTACTATGAGGTGTATGGGAAGGAATACCAAGGAGAGGAGCTGGATCGGATGGTGAAGCGGGAGATCCTAGGCAAGACGTTGGCCCAGCGGTTCGTGCCGGGCATGGAACAGGCGGTAGAGGATCTGACCTCGTCCGAGGACGCCCAGCTCTCCTTGTTTGGCAGGATGGTACGAGCTATACGTAATTTCTTCTCCAGCCAAAGATCGGATTTAAATAAGGTACTTGATAGGATAAAGGAGTCGGCGTTGGCCGATGATCCAAGTGCCTTTGACGTGCTCCTATTAAAGGATAGCGATCATCTCATGTACTCGTTATCGGACATCGACGTGGCTAATAAGCTGATCAAGAACGGGAGGTCATTGGAAAGGCTGTATACCAGATTGCAGAGGATGAGGTCAAGCCAAAGCCAGAGGATCGGTGAGAGTATCTCCCTTCTTCGTGATATAGGCGAGAAGGTAAGACAAGTCGGGGGCGAGCTTAATAAAAACAACAACCTGTTATCTACCAAGAGTGTCATAGCGACCGCCAAGGCTGAGGTGGAATATTTGGTCACTGTCGCCAACAGCTTACGTAAGAGCGGAAAAGGATTGGATTATGAGACGATACAGGTTATTGATAACGTATATGGGGAGATAGTACCGTTAATCAGGAATCTTCGTGGATTCGTCAATAATCAGGCGTCGGATTATTATGGCAACAACAAGGTTGGTATGGTAGAGGATATGGATGATATATTACGTATGGCTGAGACATCCATGTCCGATATAAACGCCCTTCGAAGTGATCGTAATGAGGACTGGCTGGATGGACAGCTTCGGATGTTTAATATCCCGGAAAGATATTGGAATGGGATAAAGAAGTTGATAAATAACATCCATAAGGATATCAATGTCATGTCCCGGTTTTTCGGGACGTTAGAACATAGCGGGAACGCTATCTTAGGCATGTTAGGGCAACGTCTTGCCAAGGCTTATAACGACGCTCATGTTGAGGGCGTGGCTAATATCAATAAGATGACGAAGATGATGAAAGAGCGTGGATGGGGGATAAAGGATAATGAGGATCTTATACAGAAGATAAACGGTAAGAACTCTGATTACCTTGATTCGTCCCGTGATTTCGCCAAATACGATTTACTGTATCGGACAGAGCAGGCGAAAGCTATTATTGATATATATGATCTTAAAAAGGTTACGGGTAAGACCGAGAAGCAGCTTATCGACATGTTTTTATCTGATAAGGGGCTTAAGGTCAAGACTCGTGATGATATCGTAGGGTATGATGGTGATAAACCTATTACAAAGGAGGTCAATCATATATTCAAGCCAAGTATCCAGAATTTTGATATCTCGGCCATGACATTCGAGGATCAGCAACGATATCTCGATGCGATAAATAGGTGGTTGGATGAGAATCGTGAGAAGCCTATGGTGCAGGCTTATTACGATAAGATCGAGAAAGTCAATAAGAAGGTCGAGGAAAGACTGGGTCGTAGGGTATCGCAAGCCACGTCCGATTTCATGACCCGTATCCGCAGGAGCAGGTATGTGGCTATGGATAAGTTCGTGAGGAACGGGAAGGTCGATTGGAAGGCGTTTCAATCCGATCCTATAGCTTGGAGATCTTATCTGGATATTTTACGTGACAGGGCTATAGCTAAGAGCGAGTGGTATTCCGATGGGACACCAAAGGAAGAGGGATCAGAGGCTCTGATGATGTCCGAGGAGATCAAGGCATGGGACGAGGCATGGACCGAGGAGTTCGGGAATACCAACGAGGGTCGTAAGGCTTCCGCGGAATTCAAGGAGATACTTCGCGGGATAGAGCGGTCAGAGGGCGGTAAGGCGGCGTTCGAGTTCTTGCTGGCTGGCGGTCATCTTGGTTTCTCTAAGGATATGTGGGGATCCGAGGAGGGTGATTATTACGAGAATCTGGTTGATAAGATCACGGAGCAATCTGTATCATCATCAAGGATAGAGAAGGTAGAGGAGGCGATGGCAACAATAAATGAGATCAACGATCAGTTAAGACCTTTGCTTATTCAGTACCGGGATAGCACGAGATACGGGGAATATGATTTCGACAGGCTGCGCGGGTCGGCGTCGCTAAGGAAGATAAACGAGCTATACGACCGTCTGGCCGAGGCCAAGAGTGTTATTAACGCCGCCGCTTCCGCTGAGGATATTGAGATGAATATGCCCGATACGGTGGAGAGTGGCGTTACAGATTCCTACCGTAATGCGTTAAGGGATGCCGTGACATACGACAAGGGTATGGATGAGATTAAGTTCGCCAAGGAGCATATGTCCGCCCGCTCCCGGAGTCAGGTGGATAGGATGGCCGCCAAGCTGTCCCGGAAGAACCCGTCATGGACGTTCATAGAGACATTGTTCTTAAGAAAGAAATACGGTCCTGATTTCAGTGATAAGCTGGCTAATGATATAGCTATGGGTAAGGCTAATAGTATACTTATCGAGTACGCCAGAACTCGGCTATATCCTTATATGAGAAAATACTCTCCCAAGGGATATTCTGATTTCGTCAGGAAGATAAATAACGGTACGTATAAGGTATCCGAGTTCTTTGATGCCATGGAAAATGGTATATCAAAGGAAGAGAGCGTATCCCGTTTCGGGTTCGATATTAATATGATTGACTTATCGATCAATAACCAGTGGATAGAAGAGGCCGATGCCGAGAGTTCTTTCCGTAATCCTAATTATAATCCCGATCTGGGCTATGGATATCATACGCCTAGGTTTGATAAGTACAAGAACGAGGCTTTTTTCAAGAAATACGGTATTACCAACGAAGGGGAGGAAGCTACGATCAATAAGGATAAGTGGGAGATGAGGAAGGAGCTGCTTAACATAAGCCGTAAGGCTATGGAGGATTATGACGAGCGGTTCAGGAACATCTACCAGATACCACAAATATCCAAGGGCGGCGTGGAGAGGATGGTGCAGGCCGGGGTTGACCCGAAGGCGGCCATCGGCAACGCCGTGCGTGATATTGTTGGCGAGAGGGTGGATGACCCTATACACGGTCAAGGGCAAGACCTAGGAGAGCTTGATGAGAACGATAACAAATATCGCATGATCCCCAAGTACTATCTGAGTAAGCTAGAGAATGCCGATGACGTATCTCATGATTTCGCGTACTCCTATTCCATGTTATCCTTACAAGCAGCCGCTTACAAGCATAAGAGAGCGGCTTTGGATGATGTCATGGGATACAGGAACATGATGCTGGAGACGCAATACGACGGCGGTAAGAACCCAGAGGCAACGCATGCCTATAGGATGTTTCAAGATTGGGTTAACGCCAGTATCTATGATGTCAGGATAAATAACAAACGTATAGAATGGAACGTAGGAAGCTATAAGGTGGACCTTAATAAGCTAGCTCTTATGTTTACTAAGTTCGTATCCAAATCCAACTTAGGCTTCTCCCCGTTCGTGGCGGCTACCGGCGCCCTTACCGGGCAGGCCAACTTCCTTTTGGAGGGTATGGTGGGGCAGTATATAAGCAAGGATTCCATGAAATACGCCTATGGGGAAGCCCAGAAGCAGTTGAGTACGTACGTGTCTGAGATCGGGGACATAAACCGTACCAACAAGCTATATGTCGTTGGAGAGGCCCTAGGTGTGTTTAATGTCCGCAACCGTGTACGATCGGCGGCGTACAACAAGATCTGGAGAACCTTATTCCGGGACCTGCCGTTTAAGATGATGGAGGTTCTTAACTCCCCGTTGGATCCGCAGGTTATTATCTCGGTCATGGATGATACCCGCCTATACGAGGGTCAGTTCTGGTCATACTCCAATTTCAAGGAGATGATGATGAAGGACAGGAATATGTCCGCTAACGAGGCTAAACGCGATTGGGAGCGTTTAAGGGATTATTCTATGTGGAACATGGTAGACGTCAAGGATGGAAAGATCGTGGCTAAGAACGAGGCTAACAAGGATATTATAGACCGATACATACCTACATTATCTAGTAGGGTCAGAAGTATGGTGCAGATCTGCGACGGCGCCTTGAACGAGCAGAACCGGGTGGGGGCTAGCCGGAACGCTATCCTTAATATGGTGCTGCCTCATCGTGGATGGTTTATATTGGCCGTGCAGCGGGCGTATAAGAAAGCCGGTTTCAATTTCCAAACCAACCAGTTTGAGGAAGGATATATGAGAACGTTATGGAGACTGGCCGGTAATGTCTATGGATCGATGTCCGAGGGCAGGATGGGGGAGGCATATGACGTGCTTAAGGAAGAGTATGATAAGCTTACCCCCTACGAGCAGATTAATATCAAGAGATCGATTATCAATATGGCGGTATTCGCCACGATGATAGCCATAGGACGGGCTTTGATGGGATATAGGGAGGATAATGAAGATAGCTGGTTCGGGCAGTTCATTACCTATATAGGATTCAGGACGATCAATGAGATCGCTTCCCAGACATCCCCGTTCATGGAGCTTAACGCTATAGATATGTTACAAGATCCGCTGGTTACGGCCCGGAAGTTAGGTGATCTCACCGATCCTCGAAACTGGGATCCTTTCGCTACCGTCCAGACCGGCGTGTATAAGGGCGAGAGCAAGCTATGGAGGCAGCTCATGAAGTTCTCATTTGGTAAGCAATGGTATAATATCAAGACGGCTAGGGATATTAAGCAGACATCCGACTACTGGCTGATGACCAACGGCATGACGATGGGATTCTTCTTAGGAGGCAGGGATAAGGATGAGTCCGGGGAGGACGCTAATTGGTATTTTGATAGAGGAAGATAGCTGATATAGTATGACAAGAAAAAATAGCCGATCAATTGTTTAAGACAATCAGATTGGCTATTTTTGTATTCCCATCTATCCATCTCGGACGGATGGGAATAGGTAATTATTTTATGAATACAAATGTAGATCTTTTTCATGATTCTACGAAGAACAGTAGTGGAATTTTGACGTCCGAATCCAACGAAATGGGATTGTCTACCATTTTTAATTACAATGGAAATAATGTAGCTTTTATTAAGACCAGTTATGGTATTCTTATTAATGCCACTGATATGGCTCGCCCATATAATAAGAGACCTGTTGACTATTTAAGGCAAATATATGTAAATGAATTAGTTAGTACAATTGTGAGCCAGACACACATATCTGAGGATCAATTAGTTATAAAAATGAGAGGAAGCTCTGAAAACGGAGGAGGAACATGGTTATATGAGGATGTGGCTATAGATTTCGCCCAATGGCTTGATGTTAAATTCAAGGTTTGGTGTAATTCTAAAATAAAGGAGCTTCTTACTACTGGTTTGGTGAAGCTGCCAAATTTTAATAATCCTCCGGAAGCAGCAAGAGCATGGGCTGATGAGTATGAGGCTAGGATGAAAGCTGAGAAGGAAGCTGGATTAGCTTTGGAGGCTAAGGAAAAGAGTGAGAAAGAAAAGAGAATGGTTCAAGCTGAATTAAATACAGCTATAGATACTATAAAGGAGAATGAACCGGTAATTGATATGTTTAAAAGGTCTATTCCAAGAGAAGGTGTCCTTATCCGTGAATCATCAAAGTATTTTGAGCAATTTGGTTATTATATCGGAATTAAGAACATGTATCCGTTATTACAGGAATTAAAATATGTTTTTAGGAATGAGAGAGGTAGGATAGAAGCATATCAGTCCGCTCGTAATTATGGATTAGTTACATATGGGTCTGATCCCGGTGATGAATACTGGGAGGCTAAAGCCATGACCGTCATGATAACATTGAAAGGATTTGTTAAGCTAGAGGAGTTGTCAAGGAAGAAAAGAGATGTTTTTAAGAGATATGGACATTTCTATGATAATGTATGAGTATTGTAAGGATAGAGGCTTATAACCTCTATCCTTATTCATATACTACTCGTCCCATTGCCCCTAATAGCTCTTTATCATCCTGCTCCTTCACCTCTACATAATAATATCCCTTGAAACAGAATTTCTTTTGATCGGGATCTGACAAGAACTTTTTATATTCCTCGAATCCTTCATCTGAAAGATGATAAGCTCTTTTTTTTTGTTGAAGTAATTCATCTGATTCTAATATCTGTTTTTTAGTAGCCATAATATCTGTTTTTTGGATGTGGTATAAATGATTAATCTTTAGG